AGGAGCCGCCAACGCCAGCCCACTCTTCCAACTCAGCGTTGGGCAGGTTCTTTTTGGGGGCGTTGACCAGCCACCACTCCAGGTCGACAACCTGCAGCGAGGCATTGAACGGTTTGAAGTCGATCCATTTGGCCTTCATGACGTCACCTGACCTGGGGCAAAGTTGTCGTAGCGCTTGGCCATTTCCAGGAAGTCATTCTTCAGGAAGGTAACCAGGGCTTCACGACCCTCCAGACCGGTGTATCCCTCAGCCATGGTGATCAGGGAGCGGAAAGCGCGCTCGTCGGCCGCAGAGACATCGGCAAAGCCAAAGATGCGAGTCAACTTGACCCGGGTGGCTGACTCATTGCTGATACGCTGCTCAGTCTCGGCGCCCATGCGGTCCACTTCAGAGCCGATGTCATCCACCAGAGCGTCCATGTCCATGTCATCGAGGTCGCCCATGGCCATATTCAGCTCCTTCTCGGAGAAGAACATGGTCATTTCCAGGTCAAAGCCTTCGGTGGTCATCAGGCCGGCCAGCTCTTCAGCGATGGCGTCGGTGTCGTAGCTGGAATCCGCGGTCTTGTTGTCGATCAGGCGGTAGGCCTTGACCTGCTCCAGAGTCAGATCGTTGCGCACCACGACGGGCACTTTCTTCAAACCAACGTCTAGGGCAGCCAGGCGCCGGCCGTGGCCATTGATGATGGTCCCGGTGTGTGGACAGACTTCGATCGCCTCCCCTTTGCGCCAGCCAAACTCACGGATGGCGTTGGCTAGAATCCGAACCTGTTCAGGTGGATGGCGTTTGGCGTTCTTGTCGTAAGGCACCAGGTCGGCCACGTTCCACAATTCAACCTTCAGGTCATCACGGGCTGTGTTTTCAGTCGTCATCGTCATGCCGTCCTTCTTGTGGAAACATCAGGTCGCGCTCGGGGTCAAGCTCATGAATTTCGGCCTGATCCAGCTCAAATTCATCCAGGGCATCGTTGAATAGCGTGCGGGCGAGGTCGTCAGCAGCCTTATTCATCTGCGACAGCCTTGTAGTGACGCAGCAGGTGTACCAGGGCATCACCGGCGTTGGTCAGGTCGTCAGACTGGGTGTAGCCCTGCTCTGCCTGAGTTTTCTTAACCAGGTCAGTTAGCCACTCAGCGTCGATGACGTTGACTTTGAAGCGCAGGACTTGGGAGGTTTTGGCAATGGGGGCCGGGCTCAGGTTCAGCGGGGTATCGTCGCCGTCGTCTTCGTCCATGTTGTCTAGTGCGGCCAGATCGGCATCGAGCGTGTCGTGACTGAAGTAATTTTCCACTTCGGATTCATCGAACGGCATGATCGACATGATTTCGTCCATCGTGCCCATGCCACCGTTTTCAAACAGGGCCACCATCTTGTCGAAGTTGTTCTCACCGTACTGGCCGTTGTCCAGCAGGGTCATGCGTTTGGCTTTGGCGTCATCTACCTGGCCTAAATTCAAAACCGGGACAGTTTCTTCACCCAGTTCAATCGCGGCATCCCGGCGGTGCTCGCCACCCAGAATCTCCAAAGTCCCGTCGGCCAGTTCACGCACCAGGATCGGCTTGAAAAATCCTTCCTTGCGCAGGCTGTTGACGATCTTCTCCTGGTTGATCGGGTCGACCTCGTTTGGGTTCCAAGGGTTTGCTTGCAGCGACTCGGGCGTCAGGTAGGTAATTGAGAGCTTATTCATTGGTAATCTATCTCACTTAGTTGTTTGTTTGTTACAATAGTGAGAGTATTTAACATAGTGCTTGGCTATTGTCCACAACATTCTATTAGGGAGGGCCTATGAAGCGCCCAATTTTGACGATCATTCACAACCCGGTCGTCGCACAACTGATTAACCCTGACCGAGACGCTCGACTCATGGTCAGTGAGATTTTGTCCTACAAGGTGGGCGACTTTGCCACCAGCAGCGGTTTCGACGGCGTGACCAGCATGTACTCGATGCGAAAGAATCAGTTTCCAGCCGGGTTCGTTCGCATGGTCAAGCTGCGCATGGAAAAGGCGGGCTACAAGGTCATGTTGCGCAGCAAGCCCCGGCCAGAAGCTCTGGGGCCTGAACGCCCGGTGGTCGACAGTTTTGCGATTGATGAGAAGTACGAGTATCAGTACGAGACCGTCAAGCGACTGGTGACAATGGGCGGGATGATTGCCCAGGTGGCGACCGGTGGTGGGAAAAGCAGAATTTTCAAAATCGCTGCCGAACGCATCAACCGCCCCACCCTGTTCGTGACGACCCGCAAAACGTTGATGTACCAGATGGCCGCCTCATACGCTGAGACCATCAATAAGCCTTATGGCTTCATCGGTGACGGCAAATGGGCGCCGTACAACAAGGGTGTCACCTTTGCGATCGTCGACACCCTGGTCTCAGCGCTGCAGGTGGTCAGTCTCGATCAGGAAATGGAAAACGCGATTCTGCGCCACAACAAGCAGGTCGACACCAAAGTGAAGGCAGCTCTGAAAGCGGCCAAGTTGCCGGCGGACTATTCCAACCTGGATTTCGTCGAGGGTGACGCCGCGAAAGTGACCAAGGCCAAGTGCATCAAGCTGGCTGCCCGGGTGCGCGATGCAAATCAGTTTGACGCTGAGTCAGCGGCGGCGAAGCTGAAAAAGAAAGTGGTCAAACAGGAGAAGCGTCGCAACGAGGCAATGGAATATCTGTCCAGCGTTGAGTTTGTGACCTTTGAAGAGGCGCACGAAGTCTCGGGCGAGGGCTTCTTTGACCTGGCAATGGCACTGAAGAACGCGCACTTCCGCCTGGCCCTGACCGCTACCCCGTTCATGAAGGATGACGAACAGGCCAATATGCGGTTGATGGCAGCGACCGGGCCGATCGGTATTCGCATCACTGAGAAGGATCTGATCGACAAAGGCATTTTGGCCAAGCCATATTTCATGTTCATCCCATCTTCCACAACCAGGGGTGTCCACCGGGCTACGTCCTTCTCTGTGGCGTATGAGCGCAACATCGTCAATCACACCGAGCGCAATCGCAAAGCTGTCAAAATGTGCACCGTCGGCAAGCAGTACGGTTTGACGACAGTATTACTTGTGCAGCGAACAGAGCACGGTCGCAAGCTAGAAGCGATGTGTAAGCTCGCTGGGCTGCGCGCACGGTTTATCTCAGGGGAAGATGAGCAGAGCTTTAGAAAAGCTGCGACAGACGCTCTGGGCTCGGGTGAAGCTGATGTAGTGATCGGGACCAGCATTCTCGATGTCGGGGTCGACATGCCTGCAGTGGGTCAGGTGGGCCTGGTTGGCGGGGGCAAAGCTGAGGTGGCCATACGCCAGCGCATTGGTCGGGGCCTGCGAGCCAAGAAGAAAGGGCCTAACGTCTGTTTCGTGTTCACCTTTGAGGACCAGGGCAACAACAACCTGGTGAAGCATTCGCGTGAAGTTCGTCGGATAATCAGAGAGACCCCCGGGTTCGTCGAGGGTATCGTTACCCAGTTTGACTATTCGATGTTCAAGAGGGTCGCGTAGACCCTCGCTTGCAGCTCTATGTAACACAGATTAAACTGACTAAATCATACAAACACACAAGGAAAGAAACATGGCCACCAGCGAAGCGCAACTCGCCTCCATCGATCGATACACCGCAAAGTACAAAGCGGCGGGCGTTCGTCGCCTGTCAATCGGCATGACTCAGGAACTCAGAGACAAACTGGATCCGATTTGTGAAGCCAAAGGTATCGTGCACGATCGGGGCGCTCAGGTCGGAGAGCCCAACTACGTCAAGGCTCTGATTTTACTGGCTGAAGTGGCAATGGAAGCGGGCCTTGAGGGGCGCATCAAGAACTGACTTTGGCTTCATACGCCACCTCGTCTTCTTTGCGCAGTGGCAGAACGTATCGGTAATAGCTTGACCGACTGATTTTGAACAAGCTCAGAACGTCCTCCACGGCTGTCTCAGGGTGTGCGTAGATGAAGTCCAGTATTGACCGGGCTTCATCCTTACTCATTGCCCTGGGGCGCCCTCCTACCCTTCCACGCGCCCTTGCCGCCTTCAGCCCTTCCTTTGTGCGCTCGCTGATCATGTCCGTCTCGAACTCAGAGAGGGCAGCTATCAGGTGAAAGAACAGTTTGCCCGCCGGCGACGAGGTATCAATGTCCTCTCGAATGCTGATTATATCAATTCCGCGAGTTTGATAGTTTTCGGCAATGGCAATCAGGTTGTGCATCGAGCGACCCAGGCGATCCAGCTTGAGCACAACCACCTGATCACCCCGGCGCAGATGATCGTTCATGGCCATAAACTGAGGGCGGTCGTTGTTGGTGCCAGTCAGTTTGTCGGTGAAGACTTTCTCAGCACCGGCTTTGGCCAGGGCATCGAGCTGCATATCCAGGTTCTGTGACACGGTGGAGACCCGGGCATACCCAAATTTCATTGATTAGCTCCGAACAAGGCTTTCAACAGGTCGTTCGAGAAGTCCCTCATTTGCTCCTGCAGGGCACCCTGGGCGCTGAACCACCCTTCATTATTGACCAGGGGCAAATCAATAGCCTCCCCATCCCACCCTTCGTCAGCTATCTCATAGGGCTGACGGCCGCTCATACGCTGCTCAAACAGGTCGCGTACCCGATCCATATCGAGGAACATCATGAAGAATCGCCGCTGCCCGTAGGTGACGATGGTAACGATGTGACCCGGCTTCTCTTGTAGGTCGGCCTCTATGTCCACCCAGCTCAATGTAGTTTGCATGCCTGTCTCCTGCTCGTCTCAAAAACGGTTTTTGATTATGAAACTGGATGGTAGCACTGAAACACGTTTTTGACACCGTAGCCATGCGGCCTGAGGCTCACCTTGAGAGACCGTCTTTTGACTGTCCCAGAAACGATCGTTTGTGACACGACTGCCTATAGCCGTATTTGACAAAAGTCAGTCGATGTATTACATTTGTATTACTTCATTCACAGCGAACGCCAAGAGGGCACTACATAATGATGAAGTTGCAAACCAAGCTGCGAAAGTCAGGCAATGCTCAGGTGATTCCTGTGCCGGCTGCCGCATTAACCGAATTGGGCGTGGAATTGGGTACGGAGTTCACGATGGTTGTCAGCAATGGAAAAATTGAACTTGAGAAGGTCAAACGTCGTTTGACTGAAGAGGAATTTTTTAAACGGTTGGCAACGGCGGACTTGAGCATTCCAGAGGACACTCGCATCTTTGAGGAAGCGCCCCCTGTTGGAAGAGAGGTAATTTAATTTGAGTCAATCGTACACACCGAAAAGAGGAGACATTGTTTGGATCAACTTTGACCCGAGTACCGGGATCGAAATCAGGAAGCGGAGACCAGCCCTAGTGGTTTCCGTGACTGCACTGCACCAATATGGATACGCTTTCGTGATTCCAATAACGTCGACCAGTAAAGACCCGGCTTTGTACCCACCCCTGGTGGGGTTGCGGACGGAAGGACAATTGATTCCGTTCCAATTGGATTCAGTGGATTGGGAAGCCAGGCAGATTGAGTACATTGAGAGCGCACCGGAGAGCCTGGTCGATGACTGCATCCATATTCTCAAGATGCTGATGAAGATACCGTAAGTGACTGGTGTACTTTGAGAACGCTTTAGCCCGCTAACTGCGGGCTTTTTATTGGGTGTACTTTGAGAACGCTCTTTAAAAGGTTCGTTTTGTCGAAGTTTTGACCCTTTGCTGGTTGTTTTTTGATCAAAATGAATGGTTTACCTAGAAGAAGTTAGAACATAGGTTATATACCTATGTTAAAAGAGTTAGAAAGTTAAAGAGTTAAGGGCTGAAAACCCTATATAAAACAAAGACTTACAATTGAAAGCGTTCTCAAAGTACACCAGTTCCGTTCCCGAAGTACCCCAAAAGCGTTCCCGAAGTACACCAGTTCCGTTCTTCAGGTACACCACCGGCGTTCTTGAAGTACACCTCAGCGTTCTCAAAGTACACCTCGTTCAATCACTCTACAGGCTCTATACCGGGGTTCTCCCCAGGGTTGTCCACAGATTCTGTGGATTGTTTGGGGTAAAACGTGACGATCTCACGGTCTGAGATGGCGAAATTGTAGTCCAAAATGCCGTTCCCCTGTATCTGACGCAGTTCGAACCGGAACTTGCGTAAGCTGGCGGAGCCCACCTTGTCGAACAGTTTGGCCATGCCGATCGACCACTCCTTCTGGCGCCCACAATACTTTCGGGCAATCTCATACAGGCGGCGCTCGGTGCCCCGGGACAGGCGGAAATACTCCCGGTTGTAGGTGAGCACGTTCAGCTCGTTGATTGACTCCATGAACATGGTGTTGATCTTGATGTCCACGTACTCGATGGTGCTGGCCTCGGTCTCTTCCAGGTCAAACTCAAAGGAGCCGGTATCAATGATCGAGAAGATGGACAGTTTGCCCTTGCCGCGCTGGCCAGGGAGTTTCTTCTTCTGCATTTCGATCTGGGTACCCTGCAGGCGCAGCAGCGCTTTGCGGAACAGCTCATACTGCTTGCCGCCCTTCTTGCGGTTAGTGGCCTTCAGGAAGTGGTAGGTGTACACCCGCACCTTCTCGGTGGCCACAATGGAGCGCTCGTTGTGGGGAAGGTCTTTCTCGCCGGCGGACTTCACGCGCTGGTTGTAGTCTTCAACGATCTGACTGATGGCGTAAAGCACCAGGTCTTTGTCGAAGATGGTGGCCCGGCCATACTTGCTCGGCACGATCTTCACGGAGATGTGATCGTTCTCCCACTCGATGGTTCGGCTATCACTCTGCTTTGACAGGGCAAACATGGGAAATTCCATGCTGTCGCGCTCACCCTTGGTAGCAATGTCCCGGGTGGGCGGCTCGATCAACGGTAGTGTGAGCTGATTATCAGTCGCCATGAAATTTCCTCTTGTTTCAAACAAACAACTATGTATGATAGTGTCTATCAAACGCACACAGACAGGTTACGCAACATGAGCCAAAAATACACCATTTACGGGATGCCAGGCTGCTCAGCCTGCACCGCAGCAAAGGCTGCTGTCGAACAGAAAAACGCCCCACACGAATACATTGACGTAGTTGCCGCCAACTACACCGCTATCGCGCTCCAGGCTGAACTGGGCGGCATCAACACCCGCACTCTCCCTCAAATTGTTGTCACCGACGATGAAGGCGTTATGACTTATGTCGGCGGCCTCCCTGATCTGCGCGAGCATTTGAAAACTGTTTCCTTGTAAGTAACCCCTCTGGCCTGTCTGAAAAGACATTTGGGCGGCTTCGGCCGCCCTTTTTTTGGAGAATTGAAAATGTGGCAAAGACTGTTGTTTGTCCTGCGCTTTTGGATGTTAAACCCGATGCAATCCCCGCTACCCATCCTGATTCTGATCGCTCTGCTGGTTATCTTGCCCCGCGGCTCCTGGGCTGATGAACGCTGTGAAGAGTTTGCTGCTCTGGAAGATGGCCAGTTCGCGGTCATGCAGCACGGCTACCAAGTCGGCCGCGAGCATAACCTGGGCTACACCATGGCGGCTCTGGCCCTGCAAGAGAGTGAGTCGGGCAAATACTTGGTCAACCTCAACGACCCCTCCTTCGGCCCCTGGCAAGTCACGGTGGGTAACATTGTGCACTTCCGCGGCGAAGGCCGTGAAGTCAGCGACTGGTCCCGGGATCGGATGATTGAACGCATGATGACCGACATTCGCTGGTCGGCTGAAACCGCGCTCCAGGTGCTCCTGTACTGGGACGACTATCACAACCGCACCGGCACCTATGAGTCACTGTCGGAATACTGGGTCAATCTGTGGGGCTCGTACAACGCAGGCATTTACTACTCAGGCACCACCGGCCGGGCCTACGCCGATGAAGTGCAGCGATTGGTTCGGAACTTGAGTTTGTGCAACGTGTTTGGCTACCTGGAGAGTGGAGTATGAGAATTTCAATGATTTGGGCACAGTCGTCCAACGGTATCATCGGTGCCGGCGGCAAGTTGCCCTGGCACATTCCAGGCGATCTGGAGTTCTTCAAGGCGGCAACGCTGAACAAAGTCATCATCATGGGCCGCAAAACCCATCAAAGCATTGGCCGGGCTCTACCGGGCCGGTTCAACATCGTCGTAACGGGTGATGTGGCCTACGACGCCCCGGGTTGCCTCGTAGTTCACACTGTCGATGACGCTCTGGCTGTTGCTCGGCGCCAGGCTACGTCGGAAGCGGTGTTCATCGGGGGCGAGAAGATATACGAAGCAGGTCTCAAACACGCTCAGAATCTCTACGTCACCCACATTCACCGCGAATACCAGGGCGACACATCGATTCCCGATCTGGATTGGGACGATTGGTGTGAAACCTGGTGCATCGAGGCCCCAGTAGGGCCAAATAGCATCCCGCACAGCTACCACTCTTACACAAGGAAGGTTCGATAATGCAGGTGACATTCCCCAATTCCCAGACTGGATGATCACAACCGATCAGTTCAACTTCATCCTGGAACGTCGGATGGTCTACGGCCCAAACAGCAAGAACGCCGGCGATACCTATTGGAAGGCTGAATCGTTTCACCCCTCCCTGTGTGCCGCCATGCAGAAAATTGTGACCATTGGGACGCTTGCCGCGAGTGATGTGATCAGCGTTGAACAAGTCATCGAGTTCATGCAGCGGCAAGAGTCTCGTATCGCTGCTGTAGAGCGAAACACAGACGATCAGTGTGAAGCAGTTACTTCAATCTAACGTCGCTTAGAGACGCGCTGTGCGCGTCTTTCCTCTTGTGTCAATTCATACACCATTCGCAAATGCAAACGGCGTCAAAAATCAAGACGCTAAAGTGTGAACTGCGTCACACACTAAAAGTCTACCAGGCCTCAAAATCGATTGTTTGCACCGGGCAAATTTATTCAGAGGTTAAAATGGCCAGAAAGCGTGCCGTCATCGATTTGAGCCCCTACCCAGGTTTATACGTCTCCGAACCTTACCGGCGCATATCCGTTCACACCAGCGAAGACCTGATTCGGGGCATCGCTCGCCGGGTTCGTGGCCTGGTAAGAGTCGCCGACCTTAACGTCGAACAGATCGCCAAAGAGGTGAATGTCTCGATCGAGAAGATACGGGGTGTGCTCAATGTTCGCGAACCGGAGCCTTTCTGCACATCCTTTATGGTAAAGCTGCACGAAATGATTTCCAATCGGGACACCTACTCACTACTGGACACCTGGGTTGGCCATGCTCATTCGCTGGACCTGGTCAGCCTCATGTTGACCAATACGCGCAAAGAGGACCTGCACAGGCTGCTGAACTTCATTACGGTTATCGGAGACAGCAGCGAGCTGCTGCACCCAGAGGATTTGATTTTCACGCCCCAGGTCGACTGGCGGGATTATCTGGATTCGGGCCGTGATGTCGAGGTGGCCGGCCAGGTGGTGGCCGCCAGAATTAAGGCGGTTCGGCAGACTATGGGTGTATCGAGAGCCCGGCTGGCCGACATGATTCACGTCTCCAAATCGACCATCCAGAAAATTGAGGAATACGAGCGTCGATGCCCCTTCTATCTGCTGACGATCATCGCACATGCCCTGGGCATTCCGAGACAGGCCTTCTGGAGCGCGGAGCCGTTTAATTCGCACCTGGTTTATTGCCTGAAAATGTACCAGCAGACCGACGACGTTGGTCGCAGCTCGATACGGTTAGCCGTTCAAATGGTGACGGCCGCCGCCAGAGGGCGGGAATTTCGGGTTACGGTCGAGGTAAAGGATCGGCGTAGCGGGGATTATGAGGTGATGCGAATAGAGGACTATCAGGGGGTTGTGTGATGTACACTGCTCGCGCTTAAACCTTCCTTCAGTTACCCGGTTCTCAGGTTTTGACCACTTGATCACCCGCCGTGTTTGACAGGGCAGCAGGGTAGCGGCAGCGCGAGCATGTTTGCACCCGTCAGAGACGGTGTACCGGTGCGTTTGAGGAGAGAGAACCGCCCGTTTCAACAAGGTTCGATTATACCAAACTTAGTTGTTGGTGTGTATTGATAAATTTAAGCTATCACAATTCCTCTTTTGCCCAGAAAAAGCCGCATAGCAGAAAGTAAGCAGAGACCAGGAACAGAACAACCCCAGCCAGGCACTTCGCGACCGTGAGAGTAATTGTGCCCAGGCCGGTCGCCGTCACCCAAATAAAGCCCTCTGTGCCCACAAAGGTGAGAAACAGCACAACGGCCGCGAGCACCATTACAGCGAGCAGAGCAAGCCCCATGATGACCACAACCGCCAGAGGCATGAAGATCAGTCCGTAGTAGAGCCCGGTAATGACCTGTTTGATCACCGGGTGCCCGTCAGTCATACAGAATTTCATAAGTCTTCCATCATCTTGCTGTAGAAAATCGCCTCACCCAGCGTCGCGAAGTCCCGGGACTTGAACAGTCTGCCCCAGAACCCGCGATACACTAGAACCCAACACCCGGGGCTTTCCGGGTGATACAGCCACTCAGCTCGCAGCCCGAACATTTGGACCCGCCTTCTTCTTCGTGTAATACTGACCAATGGCCCAGACCAGGGCCCTGCGGCACCAGATATAGCGATAGGTCCAGACCTGGCCACAGTTGTAGTTAAAGTCCTCGAACCGCAATACCTCTTCGCGAGTGGCCAAATAAATCGGGTCATCTTCATCCAGATTCAGTTCAGTCATGTCGAACTCGTACAGCGCCCGGCCCGCAGTGTGTTCGTTGTCCAGCTCATACTTCAGGTGGTCGAATACCATGCCCTTTAGACGATTCAGCTCACCCTTTGGCACTTCCCAGTCATTCATCCAGTCGCTGATGCCTTCGCGCATGGAAGACTCGCTGTATTGCTCCACACCATTGCCGTGCACAGTGGCCGCCTGCAGTTTCTCTTGCCAGTAGCCAGGGTTGATGCCTTCAGTGCCGAAAAACTCGAACATGTCGGGCGTGCGACTGAACACAAAGCAGCCCATGTCGCCGCTGAAGCACAGATAGCCAGGCCAGGTGGTTATCCGAAAGTGCATGTTGCTGCTTCTGGGGCGCTTAAACAGCAAGTTGCGGAATACGCCATCTTCGCGCTCGATGGTCATTTCGTGCTCAGCCACATCCTTCTCAAACTGCGCCGGTGACACCGTGCCTTCATATAGATCGGTCATGCTGTTCTCCTTCCTTCAGTAGTTTTCTGAGCGTTTGCAGCTCAGGCTTGAAGTATTCCAGCGGGTCGCCTTCATAGCGGTGCACATAAAGCTGAAAGTCGGTGTCCACGCTGTCGTCCACCTCTTTATAGCGGATGTAGTAGAGCCGCCCTTCGACCAGGTCGTCCATCAGACAGATTTCTGCATCTTCACAGGCGTCCTGAAACTCCTGCTTGATGGCGTCAAAGTTGCCGTACTCGGTGGGCTTCAGGGTCAGGCCAAATACCACTTGGTCCGCTCTGTCTCTGCCCACCATTCCCGACTTCTCAACTCGGTACAGGACAGGAACTGAAGTTTCTTGTCGGGTCGCCAGCATTTGAAGGTTGCTCATGACGCCACCTGCTGTGCTGGCTTGGGTTGCAGAGCCTGCAACTCTCTGCGCAACTTCTGGGCGGTTTTCAAGTTCGCTTTGGCCACCTTTCTGTGTTCGCAGGCAATATCGGTCATTTCGACTATTTCCTTGTCCTTAGCGTCGCAGTTCCTGGTCAGCATAATGATCTTCTCACCCCGGTCAGCCGCCGTCTCTTGCGCCGCACGAAGGTCGCCTTTAAGCGAATCAACTCGCAAGCGACTCAGCGACAGGTGATACTCCAACGAGTTGATGGTCGCACTGTCTTCCTTCTGGCTTTCATTCATGACCCGCTCTCGAATGGCCAGCTCGTCATTCAGAACTTTCACCTCCGTCTCCAGCTCTCGCACCCTTGCCTCAGATTTCTCCCATTCTTCCAGTTTGCTGAGCACCTGTATGTTCATTTCCGGCAACTTCTCTTCACTTGCGCCGTAGCTGTACTCGTTAATCTCACGCGGTAGATTGGCCAGTTCCGCAAAGATCACCTGGTTCGTCTCGATCAGATGGTTAATGAGGGTTTCGCGGTACTCGTTTGGCATGGTCTCTCCTGTTGCTTAGTTAGTTGTTTGTGTGAGCGTTCATAGTAGTGTTTTGCATCTGGCGAGTCTACTGCGGGGTTCGAGTGCCCGTGTGCGTGCCGGGTGAGCGCGGAGCGCGACTCCCGTCTCGTTGGGTGGGCTGTTGCGGAGTTTCGGCCTTGCCAGCGTTTGCTCAGGCGTCCTTGCCCGTCATCCCCGTGTGTTTGCGTGGGGTGTCCCTTGCGTCGCTCCTGCGGCCTTACAGGGCGTCCTGGCGGCAGAGCCCGAATTGAAGCCCTGCTGCCCTGCCCTCAGTGCCCGAAATGTGGCACTTCCAGCGTTTGCACCTTCCATTTCCTACCTGTCCCGGGGTGTGGACGATGTGGTGCGGTTTGGTTGCACGTTGCTGCGGGTATTGGTTGTTGTGAATGTAGCGGTAATACGGGTATTGAGTGTTTCGGCTCCGGCAAGTTGGCACCGCCCGGGCCACGCAGCATTAGCAGTTTCTAAGATGATAACGATTATCATATTAGAAACTGCTGTATTAGTGCGTTGCAGAGCGCGCACTAATGCGCGCTCATTGTTGCACTTAGTCGAACAGTGCAATCATTCGCTTGTACAATGCTGAATCAGTCTTAAAAGTCATTGTCTGCGTAGACTTCTCATAATCAGCGACATCTAAGAACAAGCAGAAGCGTTTGAAGTAGTTCGCTTGTGTATTCGTCTCGTGACTCATAGCGCGCTGTAAAGCGTCGATGCTGATAGATTCAGCATTGTTTACGACGATGACTGTCAGAGCGTTCAGTAATGCTTTATCGAGCTTGTTCTTGTCAGTCGCAGCAATCGCGTTCAGCGCGCTCATAAGACGCTTTTTCAATTCACGCGACTGATTAACAATTGATTCAGCGTTCAGCTTGAACGTGTAGCACACTGCTAGTGCGTCACTGCTCAGCTCTGACAGTTTGCTGTCGTATTTAGCGTGCGTCGCAGAGCGCTGTTGAGCGCGCTTCACGTCTGTGTCTTTAGTCTCTTCGTACTGACTAGCGAACTGCTCAGAGCGTGTCAGATTGTCACTAGCAGACTGTGACACAGTAGCAGAGAAAGAAGAGATAAAATCAGTCTTTTTAATAGTCATGATAAGTCATCCTAAAACAGTGCAAGTGTGCGACTTGCTTCGCGTTGATTCGCTGCGTTGCGATTCAATAAGTTCATAATAAAGTCTATGTCGCACACTGTCAAACAAAGTTGTAAGTTTGTTTATATCGCTTTCGCATAGAACGCACGTTCTATATCGGTTTATGTTCTATGTAACATAGTGACTTTATTAATAGAAAGCGTACTATATACGTACACACACAAACGAAAGCGAGTCACATAATGAAAGCTCTTGAGATTGTACGCACTGAACGCGCAGACAAAGCAGCACGCTACACAGTGCGCGCTATCGTGCGCGACTCTAACAGCGCTCTGAAAGTCGCAACGTTCAATGCACGCATTGCGCAAGATTCCAACTATCACTTGACCAGCTTCGTTTACAGCGAGTCGCGAAAGCTCCGCGCTATCGCTAAAGCATTCGATCAAGACCGCTTGAACGATTTTTTGATGACTGTTGAACAGTTGCTTTTTAGAGCGTACCGCTCAGACACTGAACGACAATTGTCCGCATTCTGATAAACGAGAATGACCCGCGAAAGCGAAAAAAGTGCAATAAAAGCGCTTTTTTCGCTTGACCTAAAAGTCTATGTGACATAGAATAGCTTTATTGAATCAGAGCGAGATTGAAATCAGCCAAAAACCGAATTTTGACAAGTCACCACGGCACGCACGCAACCGCGAGTGAAAACCGCTCCTGCGCCGCATTCCTGGCCATTCCCGTTTCCGCTCGCCGTTTCGAGGCCGCGGCACTACCACCCTTATTACTTCGGTGCCTTATACCTATAGCCGCTCCTATAGGAAAAACCCGCGGCTCCCCGCCCTATGGCGTACCTTGGGCCGTTTCCTATGGCGGCCCCTATAGGAAAACCCCAGGCCGTTCCCTATGGCCGCTTACTGGCAAACCATGGTGTCCCGGGTGCACTGAACCCATGGGCTCACCACGGCTGCAGATCCCCTTGGCCCCACCAGGGCTTTTCTTCAGGCAAAAAGAAACCCGCACTGAGCGGGTCAAAGGTTTTTAGGATGTCTTTCTGATTACGCCCGCACAGACCTGGTACCGCGCCCGGAACAAAGGTCAGTTTGGTCAGTGCTCGATGCAGGGCCGATAAGCGAGAGAACCGGCCTTACTGAGCGTCCACACAACACTTGAACACCTGGCTGTCTGATAACCCTATCTGAGTCGAATCAATCCAGCGTGTCTGCTCTGTTAGTCTGTGCGAGCGATGAAATGAAGTATACAGCGCTTTGATAGTTAATCACTACTGGGCCTCAGTCCCTGTTAGGTAGTCACTATAGTCGTCACGGAGCTGCTATAGGTGTATGCGTGGGAGCCGGGGTGGGACGGACCGTCATTATACGCGTATGCCGGTGAGAGAAAGACCGTCATTGACAGCGTCTGAGAGCGTGCTGAGTGAACGGGGTGCTGTGAGTGCTACGTGTGTACTAACTGAGTGTGGGAACGTGCTTGCAGACGTGCTCAGCGTGCTTCCCTGCACTGCCCTTTAGCGTGATTGACGTGCTGCGCGTATCAGTCGAGCAATCTCATCCTGGTACGCTTGTTGAGCGGGGCTCAAAGTGGGCTTGTAGCGATTGTACTGCTTGGGCTTGTTCTTAGGTGGCAGCACTGTGGTCAGTGGAAACTGCTCAGCCTGTTGTTGCAGGTCTTCGTGGATCTCATTGCGTGTGTTGGGACCGATGGACATAGGGTCTCACTTAGTTGTGTGTGTTGTGTGTGCAGGCGTGATTGTAACCACGGGTAAGGCGCTGTAAAGGTTCAAACAGACGCCGCGGCCCCCCCAAGGGTGTCTATCACTGTTTCAAACGGGGCATAAGCCCCGTCAGAGCGATTACAGCAGGGACGCTTGCTCTTCCCAGAACGCTTGCTCTTCGAGCGGTTCAAACTGCATGTTTTGCAGCATGTCCCAGGCCATCTCTTTCTCGGCCTCGATCTGACGCTGACGGTCTTCCCAGACTGTGTCTTCATCCCACTCTTTGGCCCAGTGCTCGATGTCGTCCTGGCGATCCTCTTCTTCAGCATCAAACTGAGCGGTCAGGTAGTCCAGGTCGCGGGTTTCGTTGTATTGAATGGTCATGATGTGTCTCGCTGTGCTTGTGTGTAAGTACACTCTAAGCAGCTGACAGAGGCACTTCTACTGTGGCAACAGGTTCACCAGTGCGACACCAGGCTGAAGCCACGGGACTACCGCGGGACTACCGCGGCTGTGACTGCACTGAACAGACCCGGTGAAAGCCGGGTCATTTGAGTGGTTACTTCAGACGCTTCAGTTCATCCTGGTACGACTGCTGAGCGGGGCTCAGTGTTGCGGTGTATGTGCTGCGCACTTTCGGCTTTTTCTTAGGTGGCAGCACAGTGATCTGACCGCCCCAGTTGCTGCTCTGCTGCTCTATAGCGTCGTGTTCTGCGTTGCGTGTGTTTTGCATGATGCTCATAGTGGTATCTCGCTGTGCGCGCTCTCAGAGCGCTTGTGTGTGATGTCTCAATCGACAGACACATGATGACAAGCGCTGAGAGGCGTCTCTACTGTGGCAACTGGCGAGCCAGACAGCAGCCGCGGGAGCGCCAAGGGACACCACGGGGAGGCACAGCCGCGGTATGACCATGGCTCCCCGTGGTTCACCAGACGCCGCGGCACTCCCACGGCGGCACCGCTGTTTAAAAATGGCAGTGCACATCACGGCACTGCCATTCTCACCTAATCTACCCAGCCCCTCATACCTATGGCGGTCCCTATAGGAAATCCATTACTCGTCACGCTGCCGTTGGTAGCCCTGCTCAGCTTCCTGGGTGCGCAACTTAGCAAAAGCATCCAGATCCGCCCGATCCCAGCCCTTGCGGGCCAGTATCATCCCCATGCGACCCAGGGCTTCTGCGTGGCGTTTATCTTCGTCGACGCAGTAATCCCATTCACTCCCGAACATATAGGTCCACAGGTCACCAAATCGTTCATTCATCACCTGGTCTGAGAACTGCGGTGGGCCGTACAGCTCCGGGTTCAAGTCCCGGCTCAGTGCCCCATGACCCAGGACACACGCAGTGCTGCCACAGGGAAACAAGCAGTGCTTCACCGTCAGCTTGGAGTTGGACTGACAAGAGTTTTCGACCATCAACTGATGAAAATCGGGCACCAGCTCTGATATATCCTGAGACAGGCGGTAGTAGCTGCTCATTCTCACCGTCTCAGGCTTCACGTTGTCACGCAGATGCTCATAGAGCCGCTGCAACAGATCCCAGTTGACCCCGTTCTCTGCGTGCTCCCCATACGCGTGTGTACCTGCCGGGGTGGGATGGACCGTCGTTTCTACTGGCATGAGTCAATGTCCTCTATTGCTGCTGTGAGGCTGGACCGCTGATGAAAGGCGTGCTCTGCCACCTCTTTCATACGGTTGTAATCCATTGTCGGCAACAGCTCGATGGCTTCATCCAGGCGGGCTATGGCGCTGACCCACTGCTTCTGGGGTGGGATGTCGTTGCTGTTGCTGTCTACAGACCATTCACCTGAGAACAGAAAGTCCCAGATACAGCCACTCTCTTTCGCACCCAGCACCTGCGCTACAAATTTACGCGGAGCTAGCTTCAGAGGGTTCAGCTCAGGATTCAGGCAGGCATGGCCAATCACACAAGCGGTGCTACCACAAGGGAACGCTTTACCGTTCCAGGAATTGATATAGTTCTGGTTGTGTCGTTGTCGCACACCACTAAAGAAGGTGCCGATGTGAAACTGCTCATGGTTCACTTGCTCAGCCAGGAACGTTCGCAACCACTTCAGGTTCTTGATGTTCACCTTATGTGCGCCCATGCTCATGAGGTCACCTCACTCGGGACAGTCGTCAAACCGTTGTGACGCAGGTCATTGAGAAACAGAAAGTTCTCGACCTGGTCCTGATCCCAGTCGGTCACAATCTCCAGGGCCTTTGGCTCTTCGTGAATCACGGGAATGGCCCGCTTGCCACTCAGCCCACCCATGACCAACTCTTTGTCGACCTTGTGGGCGAACTCAATACGGTGTCGCTGCATCTTCATGTAAACCTCACTTACTTGTTTGTGTGTTTAGAGAGTATCGCAGCACACATGAGGCACTGCAACACTGGGTCGCGCTTTTACTCTGGCACCCACTCACCCACCTTATGCACCAACTGATGCAGCTGACCCACTGTCATCGTGGCTGGGAGTGTGTCGCCGTTACTGTACTTGTACCCGGTCACAATCAATGTCCCGATCAATACGCTGGCCAATGTATCTGCGATCCAGCTCACCTGAAACAGGGGCGAGCCTTCTTCAGCGGTGAACATCGCGTCATCGTCTGCCCAGACACAGTGATCATTCCCAATGTAGCCTGCCCCGGTCACAGTCTGGCAGCCGATCTCCTGGTACAGGGAGGTCAACACCTCGTCCGGGTTCAGCTCCACCTCTACCACCTGAGTGGGCTCACCCGGCTCTGCCATGATCTTTAACGCTCGCATTGTTCTCTCCAATCGTCGCGGGAACCATTCTCGAACCGCGTGGTTGTCAGGTTTGTCAAAATGCCCTTTCTCAATTTGAGCACTGAAAACAGTATAAATCAGTGAAACTGGGGTAGATACGTTGGGAAATGGGGCACCGATCGAGTGACAGCCGCGGCAGTTCCATGGGGTCGAGCGGTCAGGAGGGGCCGTGGGGCTACCGTGGCGGCACCTGATCCCGGGCTCCCTGTGGGCGGTGCTGGCTGGTTGCGAGTGGGATAATACGGGCATTACAGCGGGATAGCGGGGTGTTGCGGAGTACCGGTGTGCCAGGGTTGACTTTGACTGTGGCGCGGCGCGCGCCGATTTCACGCTACCCCCCGCAATACCATTCCTATCCTTACTCTTCTGTTCATACTCTCTGGTGCTTTACCTCTATGAACTAACTGATTGTGCTCTCTATGGTTCTTTCTTCCCTGATTGATTGTTTCCCTTACGTTTATTCTTATGGTTCTCTCTACAGCTCTGGCTCTCCCGGGTTCTCCTATTGGTTTGCTACCCTTTCCCGAATTTCCTTTTTCGTCTACAGGTTCATTCTCTAGGCAGTTGTACCGGGTGTATCGTTTTCTACCTTTCCACTACGTTTGTGGCCTGTTCCTCAGTTGCCACTGGTGAAGCTTATACCCTTTGTGGCCTGAGCCCTAGCGCAACAATCTGTATTAGGTGTCGGCTTGTTCATTTTAGTAAGTCCTTTAGCCGCTTAATCACTACGTCTGGGTGATCTATCCAGTACAGCGCCGAATCTTCGCTGACATCATTAAACTGGTTGATCAGGTCTTCCACGAAAGCCTCCTTCTGTGTGTCAGGCAGATACCTGATGGCTGTCTCCAGCATGAGTGCATAGGCATCAGCCTCTGCTTCCAGGTCATCCGTGTGAGCCCTGGCTATATCCCGGGTCGCTGTGTTCAGGTCTTCTTGGTCAATGGTCATGCTCTTCCCTCTGGTATCGAGCCTTGCAGTCTCAGTTCACACAACCTCTCTGCTTCACCACATTGCGCCCCGGTGAACAGATTGAAGTCGCAGTCTTTTAAGGGGATGCCCAGGGCCTTAGACAGCCACTTGTAAGCGTGCTGGGGCTTGTCTCCCCAGACGATGTACATGCGCTTGAAGTTCTTCTCAGCCAACTCTCTGGACGTTCTGAGCCTTTCGTGTGCCAGGGTGCCGAGTGGTAGGTGCGTATGCGGGTGCAGCCAGGTATGAGCGTCGCAGGGCTTGCACCGATACACATAGGGCCAGTTTACAGTTGTCCGGTCGAACGCCTGGTATTCAGTGACTAGCTCTACCGGGCCTTTGCAATAGGGGCACTCGGTCGGTACAGCCAGTTTGACCTTGACCTTGTCCACCTCTGCCCTGTCGATATAGGGCAGAGGGCCAAAGGGCTCGTATTTAGGCTTGCGTCCACGTTTCACAGGTTACCCCTTCTGATTCTTTGGGTAGTGAATACCACCTTCATCAGGTTGATCAGCCAATGCCATTGCAGCCTCAATAGTGGTTATACCCATAGCCCAGTGGAGAACGCAGTTGTTTACAACCCACTCTTGCAGCTCTATCGAATCTTGGTCATTCAACCAGCTCTTCAAAAATTCATCAGGTGGCTTAACACCGCCGCACAACACACGAAGCGCTTCCGAAAAGCGGAACTCCCATGATGTCGAGCCTTCGCCATCTGGCGTCAGTTCAGCTATATCGCCTTTGTTGCCGGTCATATCACAGCCCCGGCATGCTATACCTTCCAAAGATGCTATGCGGGCACTTTGATCCGGGTTCAGATGAACCAGGTACTCAGGGTCGAAGGTGACCCGTATCGCACGCCCGTTGAACTCTCGATCAGTTTCGACACAGGTGACATAGCGCTGCCCCTTATCCTGGAACCAATACAGAGGGATGACCGGGGTCAAGCGTGTCATGCCTTGCATGAAGTGCTGGACTTCTGTGGCTTTTTTACCCTGTAGTGCCAGAGCACGCTTGATTTCGTCCATAGGCATGCTCCAGTCAACTCTTGGCTCTATGATAAACTCGTCGTTGTGGCTCATGATACCGTCTCTCGCTGTGCTTCTACCCAGTCCCAGTAACCCTGACGGGTGCTGTCTTCGCTGACTTCATGCTGCCAGTCAGACACTGGATAGGTTTCGTCTTCACCCCAGGGGTCAAAGTCTGGATCAGGATTCATGGTGTTTACCCTCCCACTGCTTTCATTTGCAGGTACTCACGCAGCACGGCCCGGGCGGGCTCATGGTTGCAGGCTTCAATCCACTGTTCGATCTGCTGCACGGTCATGGGCGCTTCTGCCCCGGTCACTGCTGCTTCACCGCATTCTCGGCGTGCAACCTCTCGCACAACCTCTTTCATAGGCCCAGAGACCCTGTTCACAGCTTCCAGGCCATGATGCTCTACCATGCGCTCAGCCATGAAGTTTCTGGCCGCGCCACCACTCAGTCTAATCTTGGACATCAGTTTTTCTCCTAAACGTACTGGGCGTTCATGAATCGACCTTCAGGGTCATCTTCTCTACCGACGAACTCAGCGTATTCAAAGGTGAAGGTGATGCCTTCGATCGTGATTTCCTCTGGCCAACCATTCATTTTGGCGCCACCGGTAGACTTCAGTGTGCCATCTGGCAGTTCGTATGCAGCCAGGGCGAACCCAGCCAAGAAGCCTGTATTAACGTGTGTCATTCCCGTCATAGCCATCAGTCTTTCTCCACTTCCATATCTTTAATCAAAAGGGTTAACTCAGCCAGTGCCTGGGCGTTCTCTATTAGATATGCCCTGACCTCATTCTCATTGTCCATGCCAGCCAACAACCCACTGTGCTTAGCCACCGTGTCTTCCAGAGCACGAATGGCGTGATGCTTGGCCTGCTGATAATTCGCATGAACGATGCCATCCCTCGTCTGAAAGTTTGTCACCTGTTTCATAGTTTCCAGTCTCGTGTCACATAGGCAAACAGTATCTCTTCGCGGCTTTGCATCCAGGCGATCTGGCCATTCTTCATGACCCCCACCCCAATCGGATTGTAGCCATCGTCGTCCATCACTACTTCAGCCGAGCACTGACCGGTTATCTCACCATGAACTATGGTGAACATACGCAGCAGCTTCTGCTCTTCCGTCATCTGGGTCATACAGCCACCCTCACCCGCTCTCTGATGTTGTCCAGCGAAGCCTGGCCCAGCCGGCCATTGTCACCTTTCTCCATCAGATACTTGGTGTTGACCTGTATCACCTCCCCCTTGCAGTAGGGGAAGGTGCCTTTGTCCACCTGACACTGCGCTTTGCAGTAGCCATCTTCTTGCCACCAAAACTGCGGTATGACCCGGACCCGGACATTGCCAGGCGTACGAAATAGATGCTCATGCGGAACTCACTTAGTTGTCTGTGTGTTAAGCAATCATACGACGCTCGCACTGGAGCGTCTACTGTGGGGTCAGGGGATTAGAGTGTCGCCGAAAGTGTCTGAGCGCTCGTCAGAGCGCTTCCCAGTTCAAAGCTGTACGAACGCAACGACTACTCCTGGGCGCGCGTTCTGAGACGTTCTAGCGCGCTCTCTGATCAGAGCCAGTGTGTCTGCGTGACGCTGTTCAAGTGCACAGCGGCTATGCGTCATAAACAGGCCAATGTAGTCACCCGGGGTGCCACCGAACTTAGCCGCTCGCTCTTGAGCGCTGGGCACCAGAATGACCGGCTTGTTGCAGATGGTGCAGTTAGCCATTGCTCTTCTCCCGGGTGATAGCGTCGTCCATGATGACCGTGTCTGCCGTCATGCCTCTAATCTGGCTCTTGCCACAGTTGCGACCAGACATAAACACTGTGATAGCACCGGTCGGCACACCTTTAGTGCCTGCCAGAATCAACAGATCGTGAATCCAGCTTTTGCCAGGCTCTCGAACGGGCTTCATGACTTCAGCTCTCCCGCTTCAAGGTGATGCAGGTCAAATACTGCTCATTCTGGAAGTTCTCAATGGCTTCTGTGCGGTTGCGAGGCACTGACCAGCGCGGCTCTTCATAGGCTGAAATGATCAGCAGCTCAACGACCGGGTTGCCATCGGCGATACGCATGAGTTCAGCCATCTGAAGCCCGTCCTGACGCTTCGTCATAACCGTTTGGCTCAGGTCAGACAGAGCACTGCAAAACGTCCGCTCTTCATCGGTCAGGTCTGCCAGAGCCGCGTTTGAAGCCAGGGTAATCAGTAGTGCCAACATTGCCTTTTTCATGGGTAGTCCCTCTGTGTGTGTCAGATCATTCTGCCACCGTTTGAAATTTAGTCCAGAAACTGAGCGACCCAGAAGTCGTCTGCGTTACGGAAAGCGGCGATCATTTCCAGGTCACCAGGTGTGTGATCAGTCCAAATCTTGACAGCCTCTACTTTTGCCAATTGATCCAGGACAGCCATTTCTTCCGTTAGGTCATAGTGCCCACGACCCGGTTTGGCGTTTACCTGGACACAGATGGTCGGGCACTCAGTAGACATTTCTGACCGCAACACCACCACGATCGGTTCTGGCATCACTGGTGTGTACTCTTCTGGCTCAGCCTGTACCTCACCCTCTTTGGTGACGCTCAGGAAGTTTGCGCCGCCGGGTCGCATACTTCGCATAACCTCGAACGCCTGCTGTGCGGCGTCTTCTCGACTGGTTGCGCTCGTCTCGTATTCCCAGACTATGGTGTATTCGTAAGCCTCCGGCTCCACCAGAGACAACTTCTTCTGTTCCTGAAGGATGTAGGCCCAGATACGGTTCATGCGATCGGAATAGCTGAGTGTCCAGTAATCATCGTCGAAAAACTCAATAGCCAGTTCGCCGTCACGAGCACCAAGCAGCTCTTGAATGGAGTTGATGGTCTCGTTGAACAGCTCGCTTTCGACCGTCCGAATGGCGGCCTGCCCTACCAGTTGCTTCAGGTTCATGCTGCCTCTCCCTTTACTGTAAGGCCGTAACTGTGCGCAATTTGTTTCAGTTCATGCTGCCAGTATTTGACATGGCTGTAGTCGTGGACGTTCTGAACCTCTTTCATTAACTCCAGGTCCACCTCAGCCAGGCTGTAGTCTTCAAATTTCTCGCACAGAACGCCATGAAGGTCATTGATGCCAGTTTCATCATCGTCATCAGCAAACTTAGCCTGCTTTTCGGTCAAAAAGTGGCCAATGAAACAGGATTGCCCCTTTTGGTTACGATAAACGCAGTTGCCCTCGATGGCGCAGTAAATACCTTGCTTTGCGTACTCGATCAGTTCGTCCATGAACGACTGGTCAGTGTGTTTTGGTGCCGCTTTCATACTGCCTCACTTACTTGTTTGTGTGTAGTTGAATCATAGAGCTGCGCGCATGGGGAAGATACTGTGGCAACTGGTGAGCCGAATCTGTCTGTGAGCGCTTCAGAGCGTCGCCCAGTGTGAGACTGTCAGTTGCATCAGTGCTCAGCGGGAAACGCTGTGAAGCACTCACAAGAGCTTTGCCAGCTCTGCTCTGTGCTTGTTAATGAGTGCATTTAATTCTCGCCCCTGCCGCTCGATCACACTTTGGCTTTTGGTTCTCAGGTTAGCGGGAGGGTTTGCTTGCAGATCAATGGTGAAGGTCATGCCCTCTAACTGCTGATCCCAGTTTTCAATGTTCTGTACATCCGGTGGTCGCGTATCAACCGGCGTCGTACTTTGGCCACAACCACACCCCGGGTATCGATGACAGCCCATATAACCAAACGGCCCTATGTCCGCTGTGCATTCGCCGTCATCTTCATCAAATCCAAACATGCCATTCCCCCATTGGTTGACAGTCTAAATAAAAAAGTCGTCCACCTTGTATTAAACCAATATCAACCGGCCTATGTTACATACTTTTAGAGCCATTTCTAAGGCCCTGATGGCACACAGCTTAGTGTGAAATCAGGGCCTATCTTGAGTGCAAAACAGTGGTCTTTAAGATGGTGCTAAGTGATATATACCGTTATCGACCGCGAAAGATTTGTGTGACAAAATACGGTATGGCGGTTTGAAAAAATCGCAATCAGTTTGACGTTTGTTCCAGGGTTTCCTGACCCTGCGCCTTATCGAGAATGGACTGAATGTAGCTGTAGAACTGCTGGCGCATCACTAAGTCAATGCCATCAGCCTGTTTTTGTGCCAGATCCTGCATCAACTCATTGAAGCGCTTCTCTGCCAGGCGATTCACCAAATCTTCAGCCCATTTGATGAACTTCTCGGAAGCCAGATGCTCTGCCACCGTCTCTTGCGCCTGGTTGTCAAGTATTCTGATCATGCGCGGCTTCATTTCGTCCTGCACAAACTTCTGCATCGCCTCATGACTGTTGCGTTGATAGCTGCCAGAGACGCCAAAATGACGCTCAAGTGCCACTTGGCTAATACCCACCCACTCTTTGCTCAAGGCTGCTGCCTGGCGATCAGCCCGCTCTATCAGCTCTTTGGAGTCTGGGATGCGGAAGTTGCGGTTGGCGAACTCCTGAATCACCGCCTGTTGTAGGTTGACCCGGGCCTCAGTGCCGTCCGGAAACAGCGTCTCCATCGCCTTTGCGTCCAGCTTAATTGTCGTTGTCATCGGTACTCTCCTGCATTGTCATGGCGTTTTGCCGGTAATTGAAGTTGCCCTTCTTTCTTGCCACCTCGACCAGGGCATCGGGGTCCAGGTGGGGGTTGTAGATCGAAGCGCCCTTGTACCGGAACCACTCATGTAGTTCGTGCATTTCAGCGGCTTTGATCAGATCAAAGATTACGCCAACTATCTCCTGGCGACACATGAAGGGCGACAGATAGCGCTTGCCAGAGCGCCAATGAGTCAGCTCCCCGGTGACGCTGTCCAGCGTGTTCTCCACATAGAGCTGAATGTAGTTGCCCGCCGTTGAATGAATGATCGTCCAGTTGGGCTTGTAGCTGCACTGCTTAACAATGGCTGTCACTTCAGAGGGAGTCATCAGTACCCCACTGATCTTGGTCGACTGGGTAAAAATGACAGCCACGCAGTTTCCACAGCAGTCGAAACCGCATGCCCTCTTCCAGACCCTCGCGCTTGATGACCTCATCCACTGTATCGGTCATGTGAAAGAACAGATCAGTGGCCCAGCCCTGGTCCTTGAAGCGACGCTCCGCCTTCATGTAGCCCCGGTTCAGTAATCGTTCGATATTGGCCATGAGCGTAGTGCCGTGCAGTTCATGGCTGGATTCAATTTCTTCCAGCACCCAGTCAATGATTGGGTCGCGTTCGAGCTGGGTGTCAGGCTCAAGCCGGGTGTGAAGTCTGTGCCAACGTTCGTCGTCTTCAGTCAGTGGATCGATCAGATCAACCACTTCCCTGCGAATCGACTCGTCTACAGCGACCCAACTCCCCTTTCGTGCCGTGCCGTAGGGGCCTCTGACGTAAGCCAGAGCGCCCATTGCCTCGATCTCATCGCGTATTGTGCCAATGCTTTTGAAGCCGTTTTGATGCTCCAGCAGATCGTGCGCGAAGGCATTGCCGCCCGATGTCGGGATATATTGATCGTGCATTCTGATGCCTTCTGGCGTCAGGCCCACAATCCCAGTCTCATCATGCTCTTCGACGATGTAGGTGATAGCTTTCATGATGCGCTCCTTATATCCAGCCACGTTCAGCGAAAGACACGATGCCGGGGTTGCCCACGACCAGGTGATCCAGTACACGAACGTCAATAGCCTGGAGTTTGTCGATCAACTGTTCGGTGATGCGGCGATCACTTTGACTGGGCTCAGCCACCCCACTCGGGTGATTGTGATAGATGACGATCGCCGCTGAGCCCTTCTTCAGACACTCATGGATCACTTCACGCGGGTAGACAGCAGAGCCATCAATCGTGCCGCGAAACAGCACTTCATCGGCAAGAATCTGGTGCTGATTGTCCAGGTGCAAGATGCCAAAGACTTCGTGATCGAGTTCGTTCAGGTGCAGTCGCAGGTAGTCGCGAGTCAGCTGAGGGCTGGTCAGTGATGAGCCTCGACGATGACGCCGTGCCAGTATCTTCTTGGCTTCTTCCACGATCCTGCGCTGTTCAGGACTCAAAGGGTCTTGGTGCATGTTGGGACTCGTTAAGCAGTAGGGAGTGGTTGCTTCGTTGATGTTCATCTAGTGCCTCACTTACTTGTTTGTGTGTAACTACACTATAACGAGCAGAGTGAGGCACTTCAGCTGTGGCACCCGGGGCGCCACTGTTGTACCAGGTCAGGCAGCTTCGGAGGTTTCTTCTTTGATAGGAATGCCCAGGGCTTCGTTCAGGCCCGGGTCGATGATGGCAGGCAGGTTGCTCTCGTCGGCCACATCGTCTTTTGGAATCAGGTCTTTCGCTTCTGGCCACTTCTCCAGCAACGTTTTCACGGTTGTGCTGCGATTGACCAGTTGTTTCACCAGAAGCATCCGGTCGTCGAGCTGTCCCACCATATCGTCGAGCTGTTTGGTGCAATGCTTGATCAGGCGGATTTCATTGCTGAACCGTTGCTTAAATTCTTTGTGATCCATTGTGAACTGAACGGCGTTTAAGTAACACCTGCGAACGTCAAAGACCCCATTGTCGTCCTGGTTCAACACCTTCGATGATTCAATGTAGGAAGAGCCCCCGAGCGCTTCCAGCACGTTGAACACGCGCAACTCGGTGTGGTCCAGAAGCTCCATTCGGTGCGATGGCAGCTTGATATACACCAAGTTATGTTTTACGTCTCTGATGCAGATAGCCTCTACCTCCATCTGGCGCAGTCTGACGGCGCCAGAAGCCATAAAGCTCTCGACAAGCTCATCGTAATTGTCCGGCAGCAACTCCTTGATGATGCTCTGACCCGCTGCATACAGCATCTTGCTTACGATGGTGAAGTCCGGGCGAGCGCTATTCATCAGTCGCTCTTCAGCCGTGCGCACGATGCCCTGCTTGATGCTTTTGTTCAGTCTGCGTGTAGCCATGTTGATCTCCAGTTGTTCGCGTCATTGCGTACAAACATAGTAGTCTGTGTGATGCGGTATTAAAAGAGAGGGCACGACGTTCCCGTCAGTGCCCCTCAACGCGTTTGTGTGTGTGTACGCTGTGTCCAGTTTCCCAGAACCTAGACAACCGGTAAAGGTTCGCATTTGTGATTAGCGAACCCTCAGCCGAGTTTCACCACCTTATCTTCAGTCATTTGCAGTTCACCATTGGCCAACTTAAAGCGTATACCCTTGAAGGATACTGGATCGCCTGCCAGCTCTTCTGGCCACTGCTCAATGACGGCTCGCTCCAGTTCAGGGCGGCTTTCGTCTATGTCAGCCAGCGTCTTCTCCAACTCCTTTTCGAGCAGTTCTTTACGCCGTGTCACCTTGTCCCGGGCGCGTTGCTTACGCTCTTCGATGGTGGAAATGTCTTTGAGCGCTTTCTTAAATTCCCGCATTTCTGCTTGTTTTTTCACCAAATTCTCCGTCATTTACCATTCTCCCCAGCCTATTTTAGACTGCTTCGTTTCGATTTCAACAAGTGCCTCTATGTCATCCAGAGCCGCTTCCTCTTCAGCACGCTCACTGGCCAAGTAACGCAGTGCATTGGCCATTCGCGCATGTGCCTGATCCCTAACCAGTTGTTCAAATGGCTTAGGTTGAACCGGTTTCTTGGGCGCCATCACCTTCTCTCGCGCTTCAAACTCCAATAGTGTTGGCAGGGCCCCGCAGGCACGCAAATCACTCTGGGTGTAGCCATCCCTGGTGAAGCACAAAATCTCGTCGTCGAGCCGGGTCGCAAACGCCAGGTAGCGCTGAACCCGTTTCTCTAGGTCCACGTCAACCCCGACGCGTCCACCCTCAAAATTGACAAACCTAGCCATTACCACTGCCCCCATCCGAGTTGTTCCCGGGCCTGCTGGGCTTTCAGCGCCTTTTCACGCTTGCTCTCTTTAGCCTTGTTGTACCGGTCGGCACAGGACTCGCAGAACGTGTAAGTGCCCACCTCAAACAGTAGTGTGGCGTGGCTACTTTTTGAGCACTTAGGCCCCTGACAGAACGTTGGCCGGTGGTTTGCATTCCGATCGGCAAAGATTTTCTTTAGCGCCTCTCGATTGATCTCCAGCTCTTGCATCACGCCGGGTTTCTTCAACTCTCTGATTGACTTTCGATTGCTACTAGCTGGCACGACGCACCCCTCCATCTTTGATCAGGTTGGTGGTCAACGATTTCACGATGTTGCGCAGCAGGTCTTCACTCAGTGGTGTCTCGCTGATTCTGAGCGCGGTGTAGAACGGATGAATGCGATTGCATGTTGCGATGTCAGCGATCAGGTGCTGACGCTCGCTGAACCAGATGGACGTAGCCACACCGTTCTCATAACGCACCCGGACGTACTCGCCGTGCACCCTTAGATAGAGATACCAGTGAGAAGAATCATCCTGGGATTCGATGTAGGCGATGAACTCTGCCTGCTTTTCTGTTTTGACTATTGGCATTGTCAGACCCCTTTCGCTTGTTTGTGTGTATGAACGCACTATATAGCAAACAAACAACTAAATGAACTATGGGAAGCACTCTGTAGCGCTCTCACAGCGTTCGCCAGATCGCAGTCGAGTGAGTGCATCACTTTTTAGAACTACGCTCACAGACGCACTCAGATACTTTTGGGAGAATGAAAAAAGCCCGCTCAAGGCGGGCTTTGTCACACACAAAGTAGGCTTACGCAGCCTGAGCGGGCATCAATGCCTTCAGCAGGGGGTTGTCCTTCTCCACCAACTGCATGGTACTCCCTGTTTTAGTGACCAGGCCCAGTGCCGGCAGAAGCTGGCTGATTTGGTGGGCTTGGCTGTTAGCCGTTCCCTGGCTGTAGGGTCGAGCGATGTAGGCCTCTTTTAGCTGAGCCACTGTCAGCTCCCCATTCGCAGCGAGCAAATCCATTGCCATCTGCGTGTAGTTGGACAACTTCTTGCCGGCGGTTGCCGCGTCGAAGATGTTGATCACTTTCTCCTTGACCTTTTTGGCCAGGTTGTCGAAGGCTTCAGCCTGAGTCTTGGCGGCAACCTGGTCGTCGGCGCCGAGCAGTGAGTAGTTCTGGCCGATCTTGGCCAGTACCGCTTCAGAGCAGGTAGAGAATGACTGTCGTGGCGTCGCAGTGCGTTTCGCAGCGGCTGTCTTTGCAGCAGCGGGCTTGGCCACAGTATCCGGGTCTACGGCTTCGGTCTTCGCCGAGTCTTCGATCATCGTTGCGCGGTTTTCGGCACGCTCAACGCTGGCTTCAGCTTCGGCCAGAGTTTCGTCGTCCGTTTCCAGCTCTTCTTCAGGTGGGGCATCTTCGACAGCGACTTCTTCATCCGGCATTTGAGCTTCTTCACCCAGGTCGTCTTCCACTTCAGCCATCATGGCCAACAGTTCGTCGTCATCCAGTTCGTCGCCCACTTGTTCTACTGCTTCACTTTGATTCAATTTTGACTTAGACATGGTGTTACCTCACTTAGTTGTTTGTGTATGTCGTTGATCGACAAGACACATGATAGAGCAGCAGGAATGGGGAAGATACTGTGGGGGCTGGTGCGCCAGAGTGTCACCAAATCGAGCAATCGAGGAGGGTTTTCAGAATCGAAAAGGGGCCAACTAAGGCCCCTTTTACACACACAAACACGCTAAGTTGGCAACAGTAAGTGCCGCGCATAACGTCTGTACACTTTAACAGTAGTGGGTCGAATTACTCAATAGGTATTAACGCAAAAACAGTCATTTTGAACTCTAATTAACCTTGATGTATTTACCACGACAGGCGAAATAAATTGAAGAAACTGTATGCATAACCAGTATACCTATGTTCACTATGAAACTTAGAATGTTTTGCGCGTAAAGGAACACGGCATTCCACAAGGGGATAAGTGGCCAAAACACCTGAGCCATGAAAAGGTTGGCAATGCGTTCTGACAAGCCAAACAGACGAATGAGGGTGAGCTTCATGGCCACCTGGGGGTCAGCTCCCTCAACCCAGTTCGCTTTCGGTTTAGGCTGCATTTTCAACATCGGAGACCTCCTGCTCTTCAACGGCTTGGAGGCCCGGGACAGCAATTTCAAAAACCCCCCATTTTAAACACTTCGCAAAGCTATTCATCATAACCTCCACATCGTACTCGGCGGCGTGAGCTTTGGAGGTGTCGTATTCTTCGTCACACATGGCGGCGAGTGCCTGCAAACTGGGTGCAGTACCCAGTGGCGTTGCGGTTTTACCCAGTTGCATCGTGTCCACAATGTCCAGGGCTGGTATGTCCATTCCGATTCTGACCAGCTCATAGCCAATAAAGGGGAAGTCGAAGTTGGCATTGTGTGCGACACCCACACCGCACCACTCCAGGAACTTGGACACCTTCGGCGCCACCTGTTCCCAGGTGGGCTTACCCATCAGGTCAGCCAGACTTATCTTGTGGACAGCGTATGCCTTCGGATCGATGTCACGTCCCGGGTTGATTCGCTGGGTCCAGAAATTGCCGACCTTAGTCAGCTCCCCGGTTTCAGTCTCGTACCGATAGGCGCCTATGCAAATTTCAATGATCTTGTGGCCATCTTCTACCTTCAGGCCAGTAGTCTCGATGTCGAGCCCTACCACTTTGATGATGCTCATGCCGTTATCCCATGTGTGTAGTTGGTGAATGAGTCGGTGAAGCGCTCCTGGTTAGCCATGACCCGCTTGCTGGTCTCAACGAAGCGCTCCATCAACAGCTCAGGATTGGCGTGCTCTGAGGCCCGGGCGTGGGTTCGAGCGCCCATGTGAGGCCGCATGACGCGAAAGTCGCCAGACTGTGTCTCGCGCAGAATGTGAAACGCATCATGTTCGTTGTATGCCACCGTCAGCAGTACGTCGAATGGCAGACCTTTGAACTTTTTCAACGGTGTCTCGATGGCCTCAATCACAGGTTTGGACAGCCAGTATCGAGTCGCCGTCAGCAGCGCGTTCAGGCCGTAATAGAGTGTGGCGTCAGTCACATCACCCACCTGGTGCTTATGCATCAGTTCGTAGGCTTGCTGCATCACCCCGTACTCCAGGTGTTCTTCAACAGTTTGCATGGTTCACTCGCTCTTGTGTGTGTGACTGACAGTGTGCGCGTCAATGAGCGGCGCTTACAGCCTGGCGACTTGCGAACCGTGCCGCCGATTGATTGGTCATTGCAGCAGTAATAACGCCAGAAATGGCACCTACTCGCTCATCCAGGCTCACCATGTCATCCGGTATCACAAGCGGTCTCGCGTTATTGGTCACAATTGCAGTGGATGAAAAGAGCCCCTTCAGAATGGCATTAGACATCAGTTGCGCTGCATGGCTGCGTGAGAATGACTGCTTACCGGGTTCATCAGGGCTTGACACCTGCCCTACTTCGATACCCGGCTGTATCAGGACTGCCAAATCAACCTGTTCAATCTGAGCTATGACGCATGTCTCAACGTAGTCCTTGACCCATTGCTGCACTTCCGGGTCTTTGTTGATGTAGACGTAGGGGCAGGCCAGGGTGTAGAGAATTAGGTCAATGAAGCTGCGATCCAGCAATGCCCAACTGTTCTCCAAACCTGGCGCATGACAACGGTCACGAAGTCGAGCAATGCGGTGTTTGAATTGCAGCAGCAAGGCGTTTTGCAGTTCCATACGGTTCTGAACTGAGCCTATGTTGTTTATGTCCAGACCCAGGGCGTTAGCCACTTCAGACACGCTGGTCTTGTGATAGGTGACGCTTTCAGGGTGTTTCAATTCCAGGGCTTTGCAAAGGGTGGTTTTACCCACCCCTGAAGCGCCCGCGAAGGTCGCTATTTTCAGCATTTACGCCACCTCTCCCTCTACTGTCTCAAACTCAGCGATTTCAGCTACGGCGCCTGCCTTAATGGTCTCAACCGTTTGCTGGACAATGTAGCGCAGGACTTCAGCAGACCAGTCTTCCATCAGCTCGTCGTCGACCAGCTCAGCCGGGTCTTTCATACCCAGGCACGTCAGGCCCGCGTCCTTTGTGCCGAACTTGCTGCCGTCAATCTGATCACCCAGGTGGACGATGTTCAACATGCCCAGATGGACCTGGTTGACGCCCTTATTGCCGATCAAGAAGTGGGTGAACTCAGGTCGAGCCGAGCCCAGTGAAACCGGTTGTCCGTCGTAGGTCAGCTCTTCAGCCAGCTCACGCGCTACCGTGCGCAGGTAGGTGGCGGGCTGATCCAGGGCGCCGTTGAAGTCATAAACGATGTCCGGGGCATCAATGTGGCCACCCAGGCCGATTGACTTCTTGCCGTGCAGCTTGCTCTCGCCGCCTTTACTGGTGCGCTGCATACACAGCACCTGGCCATCCTTCATAAAGATGGTGTAGGGCAGGATCTGGCGGAACGCTGGGCTGTTCTCCAGCATTTCGCGCTGGCCAATCATCATCAACTGGTTCGGCAGCGGCTGGATAGCGTTGTCGACCCGGTGCATCATGATGCGATCACCGATGTTTTCAGGGGTTTTGATGGCACTAGCGTGGATGCAAAGGATAAATTCAGGTTTCATATTGGTACTCCAGTCAAATAGATAATGCCCAGGCCGGCGGCAAGGGCGGTAAAAACGTCAATGGCCACACAGAGCACGTCGGTTGATTCAAAGGTTCTGAGTTTCAAACTTATAACTCCGTGTGTTTTGCGGTGTTAGAAGCAGTCGATGCCAGACTGCCCCTTGCTACTGATCACGAATACACAGGTGACTGTCGCGTCAGAGGGTGACACCCACTCATAAGCGCGCAGATCAGTGCCCAGTGCATCGAGGCGGACGCCCTGAGTCTCAACTTTGGGCATACTGGACAGTGCGCGCATGGACAGCGACAGATCGCCGTTCCAGAAGTTCGTAAACAGCAGGCCGAAGAGGCCAACTAACGCCATGACGGCACACACGATCATTGGTTTCTTCACAGTCAATCTCCTTACACCGCAATCGGTGCTTTGATGGCTGGCAGCGGGCTGTAGTTGGTCACTTCAAAGTCGTCACTCTCGTATTCCCAGGGATTCTTGGGTATCGAGTCGATCACTATTTGGGGCCTGTCTGAGGTCAGCTCACGTTCATCGTTTTCCCAGTTGAACAGCAACTCTTTGGCCTGCTCGAAGTGGTTGGTGTACAAGTGCGTATCGCCGAAGCTGTGAATGAACTCGTAAGGCACCATGTTCACTGATTTGGCGATGATGTGCGTCAGCAAGGCATAGCTGGCAATGTTGAACGGCGCACCCAGGAACCAGTCAGCGCTGCGCTGGTACAGATGGCAGGACAGGTAACGCTTGGGAACACCCAGCTTGTCAAACTGTTCGATCGGCACTCTGTACTCACGCAGATGCGGCATGTTGATTGCCACCCATTGAAAACGTTGGCGCTCATTCATCAGGTGCGTATAGAACTGAAACATCGTATGACACGGTGCCAGAGCCATCAGACCGGCGGAGGCGTTTGCTTGAGGACTGATGGTTTCATCCGGTAGCTCACCCGGGTTCCAGGCTGAAATGATGTGCCGGCGGCTATCAGGTTTGCTATTGAGGCCGTCCAGCAGCACCTGTAATTGATCAATACTGCCAATGTTGGGCGTTTCCCAGCTACGCCACTGCTTGCCGTAGACCGGGCCCAGGTCACCCTTTGGGTTGGCCCACTCGTTCCAGATTTTGACGTTGTTCGCTTGCAGATAACCGATGTTGGTCTCACCACGCAGGAACCAGATCAGTTCGTGAATGATGGGGCGTATTGCGGTGAACTTCGCTTCAAGCAAAGGGAAGGATTCAGTCAGGTCGAAGCGCATGTGATGGCCGAAGATGGAACTGGTGCCAGTACCAGTGCGGTCGTCTTTGATGATGCCGTTATTGAGCAAGCGCTCAAGATGATCGATATACTGGATGTCGACGGTGTTGTTCAGCATAAGGGTTCTCGCTAAAGAAAGGTTGGCAAAGGGGTGAGGAATCCCACCCCTTTGTTTGTTACTTACAAGCCAGCTTGAGTGATGGCGTAGGCTTCGAGCAGGGCTTCATACGCCCCTTCGTGTTCGTAGAAGTAAGTCGTGTTGATCACCAGCACCGCGCTTTGCTTGATCGTCTCAACGCTAGACCAGCCACCCTTTTGCAGGTTCACACCATAGGTGCGACTGGGGATGTCTGCGAAGGTATAGAGCTTGTTTCCTTTCGGATCTTCAGCGTTATTCAGCGACCAATTGTCCATCGTGACCAGCGTCATGTTGGCACCAAAGCGACTGTCGATGTTGTGGATGCTGGAACTACCCAGACCCGTAATCTCCAACATGCACTGTACGTCTGCACCTTGAGAGACCTTTGCCTGTGCAGCGATGCCGCCCAATGGAACGACCCGGGTTGCCTCGAAGCCTGAGTCTTCGGCCATCCAGTTCTGCCAGGTCACCCAGGGCCCAGAGCCTGTCTTACCAATCGCAATCGTCACCTGGTCAGATTCCAGATCACCAGCGTCATCAATGTCCGAGTCCTTGTTGCAGATCATGTGGGCAAACTCTTCGTGTAGATCGCCTACGTTATCGATGTTCACCGCTTTCGCTGCGTTCTGTCGCGCAAACAGTGTATAAGCGTCAGCCTGTACAATGGCGGCGTGGCATTCCAGGTCAGAGACCAGGCGCATGTTTTCCCAGGAACCGTTGGTCGAGACGTTGGTGATGTCCAGTCGCCGGCTGTCGGCTGAGTTGTCCATCATGTTACCCACTCGGAAGTAGGTGCCCTGCTCACCGCCGGTACACAGGTTGATCATTTCTTCGGCCCAGGCTCCGGTACTCATTGACACAGCGACCAGCGTTGCCGCCATCAGTCCACGATATTTTCCCATCATAAGTCTTTCTCCGTTCAGTTAGTGTTTGTGTGCTCTCAAAAGAGAATCACATTTAATCATAGTTGTTTGTTTGATACAACAAAGGGGCTTTACGCCCCTTCTCATTGCCTTACGCTGCGAGCAATCCGCCCCAGGGTCTCAGGTCTTGATAACCCCAGTCTTCACCAATCAGCCCTTCGGTCGAGTAGTCAACGTTGACCGTCTCGAAGAAGTTGGCCTTGCCCCCGTTGGAGATCAGCTTGTCGAACCAGGGCACCGGGTTCTCCAGCGCTTCTGGCCAGTTCGCCTTGAGCCCCATGCCCATCAACCGGCGGTTAGCCAGATAGCGGACGTACTGCTTAACGTCAGAGGAAGACAGGCCGTCGATTTCACCCATTTCAAAGGAAAGGTCGATCACCTTGTCTTCCAGTGTGACCGCTGTCCGAGCCATGTCATAGATCGCCGTTTTGAACTCGTCCGTGACCCGGTGGGGTTCTTCAACCAGCAAGGTGCGAAACAGGTTGGTGATCATGGCGCAATGCATCGACTCGTCACGAATCGACCACAGAACAATCTCGCCCATACCCTTCATCTTCGCCGGGTTGTCGTTGCGATCACCGCGTGAGTAGTTCAACAGCATGGCAAATGCCGAGAACAGCGACACACCCTCGTTGATGATCGTCTGTGCCAGATCCAGCGCCAGGTCGTTGTTCTCCTTGCGCATGAACTCGACCTTGTCTGCCATTGCCTGATACTCCATGAACGCCGAGTATTCACTTTCCGGCAGGTTCAGGGTGTCGTTCAGCAAGGCGTAGGCCCGCATGTGCGTCGATTCCCGGTTTGCGATAGACAACAAAGCCATCCGGGCCTCGTTGTTCTTGAACAGGGGCAGGAACTTGGTGACGTAGTTGCCACCGACGACCTGGTCCGACGTGGTGAACAGACGTAGAATCTGCGTGATGTGGTTCTTTTCGAACGGTACCACGATTCCGCTGTCCCACTGCTGCAGATCGTCCTGCAACTTCCCCTCCCATTCACCCCAAGCCATCTGTTCGTGAATTTTGGTCATTTCGACCAGCGCTGGGTAGCGGAAAGGTCGGTAAGTTGTTGATTCACTGAATAAAAGTGACTTGTTTGCCCCGCTCATGCCTCACAGCCTCCACAGATAAATTCGTTCTCAGCCTGCGCCGCTTGTGCGTCAGCCGCTTGTTCTTCGTAATTGCGCAGCGGTTTACGATCGACCTGTACCGAAACATTTTCCGCCTTCTGCTTCGACTCAGTGTTGATATAGTAAAGCGCTTTCAATGGGCGTTCAGTCTCGGTCTCTGGGGCAAACGCATACAGGTGAACACTGTTGAAGTACGCTTTGCTTGCGCCCGTTTTGAAAAACAGGTTTTGAGACTGGCCCTGATCCAACCAGCGAGCCCGTACCCGGCCGTGACGCACGTTCCAATGTTGGTCGATGTGTTTGGCGCCCTTGAAAACCCGCTCTTCGTGAGGGGTTAGCCAGTTCAACACAGACACATCACCATCGTTCCCTTCCACCTTTGCGTACTGCGCTTCACGCCATTCATCGAGCGTCGCCTGATCTTTGCCGCGCAGATGAACCAGTGCCGGGCGACCATCAGTGGGAGCCTCTTCAAGCAACTGAGCAAAGAACTTGCTGCGCACCAGGAATGTGCCCGCCCGGGTCCGCTGGGGAAACGAGACCGACTCTTCCGGCTCAGTGCAGGGGGTTGTGCCGATGATGATGCTGTTGTTCGACGTAGGGGCAATGGCGCATAGGTGAGCGTTGCGCATACCGGTACCAACCAGGTCTGGCGCCTCACCACGTTCTTTGGCCAACTTCTGACTGCCCCGCACTGCTGCTTGGTAGATCGCCTTACTCAGTGCCGCGCTTTCATACACGCCCTCTTCCGACTCGAAGGGGGTCATGTTCTTTTGCAACCAGCCATGCAGACCCATCTGTCCCAGACCAATAGAGCGTTCGCGATAGGCGCTGAAGATGGCTCGCTTCATGTGCACCGGGTGGGCGTTCTCGATGAAGAACTGGAGCACGTTGTCGAGCAGGCGCACCAGGTCAGGAATGAAGGTGTCTGCGAAGTTCAGCCATTCGTCAGCCTTCTCCAGGTTCACGCTGGACAGGCAGCAGACGGCAGTACGCTCTTCATTGGTGGCCAGTTCAATCTCTGAACACAGGTTGGCGCTGTTGATTTTCAGGCCCAGGGCTTTCTGTGCCGGGTTCAGACGACGATTAGCTTCGTCGATGTAGTGCATATAGGGCTCGCCGGTCTTGTAGCGCGTGTCCAGCATTTCTTCCCACAGCTCGCGAGCGCGCATTTCACCACGCACTTCACCCGTGTGCGGACACTTCAGCTGCCACATTTCGTCTTTGTCCCGAGCTTTGAAGAAGGCATCGGTCAGGTTCACCCCGTTGTTGACGTTCATCGCCTTGCGATTGATGTCGCCACCGTGCGGCTTACGAATGTTGACGAACTCACGAATGGCGGGGTGACTGTCGTCCATGTACAGCGCAATGGAGCCCCGGCGGGTTCCAGCCTGGTGATAGTAGAGAATCGAGCCTTCCAGGGCTTTAGCATACGGGATTGGACCTGGAGCCTTCTCACTCACTGCCCGCATGTTCAAGTCAGAGCCCACACCACCGCCGGCCGTAGACAACCAGGCAAGTTCTTGTTGGGCGCGAACCTGACTTTCGAGCGTGTCATCCACGTTTTGCAGGAAGCAACTGATGGGCATACCCTTTGGCTTGGCGCCCACCCACTCATATTCTTTGTTCCATTCTTTGATCGACCGGGTCAGCGACTTGACCCACTCCCCTTTCGGGCTGTTGCTGAACACAGGGCTGGCGAAGAAAAACCAGCCTCGATGCGCGTAATCAAAGATCCGCTGGGCAAAGTCATAGTCGCCGTAACAGTAAGCAATGGCGGCACGTTCCAGTGCTTCATTGATGGATTCACCCGGCTGAGTGTAAAACCCTTTGACCAGCTTGCGGCTGAAGTCGTTCAGATAAGCTGGTTCCTGGGCGGGTAGCCGCAGTCGTCTACGTTCTTGCATTTGTTGCTCCACTAGATAAGGGGCGAAAAGGGCCCCGACTATACCACAGTTAGTTGTTTGTGTGTTTTGGTTTTTAAAAGATCACGCCGCTTGCTGCAATTCCAGGAACGCCACAATGTCCTCAAACTGCTGACACTTAACACCGGCGTGAAGCGCCCCACAGGCGTCTGCTGAGTGCTCATTGCCGTCGGTGATACGTTTGCCCTGGCGTATCCAGTTGATGTCTGGATAGAGCGCTGTCGCCCACTCGATCATTTCCCGCTTGGTCGCCGTCTTCGTGCCCACCGCCGCCAGCTTTACCTCTTCAGCGCGAAGCTGCACGATCGGCAGTCGAATCTGAGCCAGGACACCCAGGCAAATGCCGTAACTCTTCATCGAGGCCGCAGACTGAGAGCCGTGTGGCATTTCAATGAAGACGATCTTGGGCTTAAACTCTTTGATCATCCGATCCAGCGCGATAGATAGAATGCGAGCCCGGGAGAAGTCGTCACTGTTGACCCTCACACCCTTCAGCTTGGTCTTGTCCGTCTTGACCAACTCCACTTGGGTGACATCGGTGATTACCCCTACCCCGCCCTCTATCTCCAGCTCGCCCATTGCAAAGGCTGTGTTGCGCAATGATGGGTCGATTCCCATTACTTTCATGCTCTATCCTCTCGTTTAGGCCCATTGACCGAAGTCGGGCAGTTTGGCTGCTTGTATCACTTTGGACTCTTCCTCTTCCGGGGCGCCAACCAGAGTGTCCCAGGTCATTTGCTCCACCTTTGCATCCCAGTCTTCCGACCATTGCTGTGACAGCTTGTCTACCGCATTTAACACCTCTGGCAGCGTAGCTTTGGCCGTGTGCGCTGAGCCGGCGGCGAGATCCAGTTCACGCTTTACTGTTTCAGGTTGATGATCCATCGCTATCGACCCTATGGAGGCATGTTTAAGCTGATCAACTTTGTCGAGACCGGACATAATCAAACTGTGTGAAACCGTGCCCATCGCATCAGCGCTCGACATTCTGAAAATCTTATGCAGGGCGCCAGAGCTGTCCGACTTTCGAGTAATCCCCAACAGTTTGAACTCCGCTCTACTGATGTCGTTGATGAATAAGAAGGTTCGAGAAGCTGTGTTCGTTGCTTCATCCAGCTTAAATACCTGTTGCCGTCGGAGCTGGCCGAAATGAAACCCTTTACCGCGCAAAAACTGACCTAGATTGGTATCAAGACCTGCCAGCATGTTTTCCGCGTCGTAGCTGAGCTTATCCAAACAGGCAAAGTTAATACTCTCTACGTCTCTGGCCTTCAGCAGCATTTTGGTAAAGTAGCCCTCATCAGCACGGCCAAACTGGTTAACCCCAAATCCCGTATTCAGGATAGCCATTGCCATCAGATTGTTCCTCCAAGTGGGATACGCAGTAGTCCAGCATCCGGTCAATTTCATCATCACCAAACAGATCGAGTGCTGTTTTGAGCCGGAGGGTCGATTCGTACTTGTCGCACACTAGGTGCACCAGCATTTCATCAACCCCGTCTATGTTGCCTACCGTCAGTTTGTCTACATCAACCACCGTGTCAGCGTCGAACGTGATCATGGTGGTTGGGACTTCGTCGTCTACAGCATGGTGGCCGGCGGCGCCCGCTTGAGTGAACGCCAGCCGGGTCTTTGTGTGAACCTTGAGCGGGTAGATTCCTCCAGCTCTGGCAAGGCCACGACCCGCTTTAGACCAGGCACCCTTATCCCTATAGGTTTCCTTCATGGTAAATTCCTCTCAAAGTGCTGAACCTTCGAGGGTAGAATAGCCGTTCTCTTTCTTCATTGTCACGCTATCCCTGATCCAGTCAGATAGGTCATTGTGAGATACAACCAGGACTGTTCCGCGCTCCTTCGCCCGGTCATTCAGAACCGACATCAGACGCTCAAGGCCGGATGTGTCAAGCGAGTCGTCAATCTCGTCGGCGATAAATAGAGCGATCGGCTTACTGCTTCGGGTCGCAACCAGGTCTTGTAGCGCCATGAAGCAGGACAGGCGCACTTTGCGCTTCTCGCCACCGGACAGTAACTTGTAGGTCCGCCGGCCGGTGGTGCTGCTTGCAGTGATGGCAAACTTCTCACGCTGCTCACCTTTGGCATTGATCGACAGCGTGTCCCAGACCGCTTCAATGGCCCCGTCGGACAACTGACTGAGGTAGTAAGCCGTGCGCTCATTCAGATAGGGAGTGACCGTATCGAGAACATAGGCTCGCACCCCTTTCGGACTGAACGTATCGACCACGCACTTAGCGACACGCTCCTTCACGCGTGCCTCATCCAGATGGACCGTCACTTTTTCGACCTGTTCCTGCAGTGGCTCGATCTTCGCCTCTTCCTCACCGATCAGGTCGGTGTGCGGGTTCTCTTCCGCTTTCAGACGCTTCAGCTCTTTGATGGCCTGAGTGAACTTGTGCGACACTGTCTCGATGTTCTGGACCGCTAACTGTGACGCTCTGAGCGCTTGCTGCAGCTGCTGGGACTGTTTAGCTATGTCAGCACTCGACACTTGCTTACCCTTCGCGTCAGCGAGCGCTGAGACAGCTTTGGCTTTGTCGACTTCAATACCCGCAGTTGACTTTTTGAGCGTCTGGGCTTCGGCGGCGATCTCTCGAATCCGAGTTTTCAGCGCCTGACGTGCGTCAGCAAGGTCAGCCGACTCATAGGTCTTGCCACACTCACTGCAATCGGTGCCAACTTTGTTCTCGACGTTGTCCAACTCATGCTTGCGGCGATGGACTTCCTGCATGACCCGGGCTAGGTCTGACTGATTGATGGACAGTGCGCGCTCGACTTCAGCCAGAGCCTTTTGTTCGGTACTGATGTCGTTGGTTTCATCCAGCTTTTGCAGCTGATTGTTGACGGCCTTGAGCTGGGTAGAGATACGCTCCATTTCATCGACTTCAGCCTGCTTGTCGCAGCCGTCGTATTCAGATTTCAGCTTGCGTACCGTCACAGCTTGGCTCTGTAGGTTGACGCCGTGCTGGGTGGCCCAGTTGTCAGCGCGCTCCTTCAAGTTGGCCACACGCTCAACGATGCCCTGTTTCTGGTTGACGATCCGTTGAAGCTCAACCTCTACCAGGCTGACGTTGGCCGTTGCTGACTTGTGTCGGTCCCGGGCGACTGCATAGGCTGATTCCAGCTCAGTAATGCCAGCGGCTTCTTCGACTACCTGTTTGAGCAGACGGTCAGTCATCGATGGCAGGTCTGGCATCTTTTCCTGACCCGCATAGATGGCAGCGTTGAACACATCGATGGAGCAACCAGTCAACTGGTCGATGACCTTCTGAGTCTCCTTGTCAGTACCTTTGGTCATATCGACCGGCCCCTGACTGGTTGTTTTGGTGACGCGCACCCGGTTTTTGAGACCCTTATGCTTGCGACCCCGCTCAATGAGGTATTCGTCAGCGTCATCGAGCAGAGTGATGGCGACCCGGGTGCCTGTCTTGTGTAGCTCATGGATCACATCGTCACCCGACTCACCCCGCGCTGTCTCGCCGTACAGGCACCAGCTGATCGAGTCTGCGAAGGTGCTTTTGCCCGAGCCATTGCTGTTCTGTGAGCTGTCATCGCGGTTCTCGCCCTGGATCAGGACCAAACCCTTGTCATCGAGCTTTGCGGTCATCTGACCAATGGGCATGAAGTTGGTCACTTCCAGCTGTTTGATTTTGACGGTCATGCGATAATCCCCAGGCGCTTAGCTGAACTGTATTTGATGAAAATGTAGGCATAGGCTGTTGTCAGGTAGGCAATGGCCAGCTTCGGTTGACCCAGCACATACATCATAACCGCTTCCATCGTGGAAGATCCGACCAGATAATGAACGTACTTGGAGTTCTGAAACTTGGCCATCTGCCGTTGCAATTTTGGCCTGTGGTTAATCAGATCGTCTTTCCAGGCGGCAGCAATGAAGGCGAACATAAAAACGAAGAACCACCAGAGAACATAGATGAACTCGAAGAACTCGAAGCCAGCCAGAATGAGAACCGCTGGCGCCCAGTAGACGATTAGGTCGCCTACAATTATTGTTTTTAATGCGCTCATGCCTCACCCCCGATCGTGGACAGAATGTCTTCCGATTCAGCCATCACCGCTGCCTTCAATGAGTCAGGCGTGTTGCCCTCGATCCAGGAGCCGGTCTGCTGTTTCAGACTTAGTTGTTGGTTTGTTGTGTTGGCGTTACTTTGCCGTGACACAGTCTTTGCAGGCGTGTGGTTCACAATCACACCGACGGCACCCAACTCCATCAGGTAGTCACGACACTCGATGACTTCCTTCTTTTCAGCCTGAGCCAGGCGCAACCGGGCATAGTTGCCTTCGACATGCTTTTGAAGGTCGTCAGCATCCATTGTGGCGATGGCACTTACGTCGATGAACTTCGGCGCAGAGGTCTCGCGCTGTTCGACTTCATTGGTCTCTGTGTTGTAGATGACGTAACCAGCCTGAGAGCCGATGTCGCCCCAGGTTTGATGCGTCAGCGCACCGATCGACCAGACTTTGTTGCCCACTTCCTTAAAGTTGTGATAGTGGCCACTGAACAGCGCCTTAAAGCCGAAGGCTTCTAGCTCTGTTGATGACAGGCCGTGATCGGGGATACCTTCGATGACCCCATTGAGCGGTGCGTGAATGAACACAACCAACTCACTGACATCTTCGGACAGATCGGCAATGGTCTGCAGCTCACCACGCAAAGCATCGAGCGATGACTTCCAGGGCACCATGACGATGTCACCTATCTGCTTCGTGTCGGTGTAGACGTTCACACCCACCGTCGTCAGCACCTGGCTGGCGTTGGTCAGCTCGCAACTGTTGTCCGATTCCAGGTCGTGATTACCCGGGATAGCATGAACGGTCATGCCCCGCTTGGTGATCTTGCCGAAGCAATCCACTACCCGATTCAGCACTGACGGAGGCAAGCTGCCCCGGGTGTGAAACAGATCACCAGCGAGGTACATTTCGTCAATACCCTCTTCGAGTGCGGTATCGACCGCCTCAAGCAGCGAGTCTAGGATGATGGACAGGCGCGTGTTCCGACCTTCATCATCGGCAGATGCAAACTGAGTCCAGTTGTGCATATGCAGGTCGCTTGCGATTAGTACCCGTTTACTCACTTGCTTCTCCTTAATTGAACGACTGTGATGTGTGTATTGTTGCGTACAATCAGACCCCCGTACAGATTGGGGAGTAGCTTCGCCATGCGTCTTGCTGCGTCGTCTTTGCTCAGTTTCTGATCGATGTAGGTGTGGTTGTCACGAGAGTATTCCGCGATAGCGTCGTCTTTGGGCAGCGTGATGATGTCCAACACAGCCGCCTCTCCAAACTTGTAGCCCTCCTTGTCCACCAAAGCTACGATGTCACCTGTAGCCGTGCGCTCAGCAGAGGCTTTGCCCAGGCGGAAGGTGTTGAAGATACCCCCAGTGCCCACCGGGTCCACGAACTTGAATGGCTGCTGATAATCGGAGCAGTGCAGAATCATGGTGTGGATTTTGTTCTTATCGAACAGCGCCCGGGCTACTCGATAGTGATGACAACTGTTTGAAATACCGCAGCTTTCGCACAGATCAAACGACCGGGTCTCGTTGTCCAGTACCGGCTTAGGCATCATCGTATGGCCCTTGTCGGAACGCTTCAGGCTTCTCAAATTGGTGTTCATTCTGACCCCTGTGGGGCCTTGAAGGCCCCTATTATTGTCGGCTTACTTGCTCTTGATCGAGCTTTCGGCAGCAGCTTCACGCTGAGCACCGATGTCAGTCTCGGTCACGTCCTTGTCCAGGTCGCCCTGGGTGTTTGGCAGCAGCTTCATCATTTCCTGGTACATGGATCGGTCGTTCTTCATCTGCTCGACCAGTTGCACCTGATACAACTTCTTACCGTCGAACTCGACCCGGTTGCCAGCTTTCTCGATGTAGCCCTTGCGCACCATGTAATCGACGTTGGTTGCAACGTCATCGATGTAGACGCCCTGATCACCGCCATTGAAGCGCACTTGCCAGGTTGCTTCCTGCAGCGGGCGGCTGACCTTGTTCTTCACTGACTTGGCCTTCACTTCAAAGCCGATGACCTCTTTATCCTTGCCAGTACCGGAGACCAGGTTCTTTTTACCCAGCGACAGTCGAATGCTGGCGTAGAACTCAGCAGCGGCACCACCCGGGGTCGTCGTCGGATCACCGTACATCACGCCGGGCTTCATGCGCGTCTGGTTCAGCAGCAGTACCAGCATGTTGTTGTCTTCGGCAAACTGAGACAGCATGGGGTAGTTCTGCGAGCACGACGAGGCCAGAGCCAGCTTGTCACGCATGTTGTGCGAGCCGACTTCACGACGATTGCCCTTGTCGTCGTAGAGCTTTTCATGAGGGATAGCCGCTGCCACTGAGTCGAGCACATAGACCAGGGGCTTGCTTTCTGCGATCAGGCCGCGAGCACGCACCAGCTCACAGAACTTCATGGCTGTCTCAACACCCTCTTCAAAGGTTTTGGGTCGCAGATAGCGAAAGTGGTTCGCATTGTCCGTGTTGAGGCCCAATGATTTGGCCAGCTTCGGCTCAAACGAACGCTCATGATCACCAAACAGACTGATACCGCCCATGTTCTGCGCTGCGATCATGGCCATTGTGGAAATGAAGGTCTTGCCCGATGATGCCGGGCCGAAGATTTCGACCATGCGACCCATTGGCAGACCACCGTCGTGTCGGCCGCTCAGCAGCTTGTTCAGCTCTGCCAGGCCGGTATCGAGATAGCTGGATACACCCAGGTGGGTATCGTTCGCGCCCAGAATGTCGTCCAGAGCATTGGCCAAGTCATTCGATTTTGACATACAGTTCTCCTATTGCGCGCCGAAGGTTTTGTCCCAGGCGGTGCGCTTTGTTGCAATGCTCATAAAGCCCTGCTCTGCAGCCAGCTCCATGAATCCGTCGATGTCGTACACGCCTTTGTCCATCTGCATCACTTTGCGCATAGCACCGTCTTTGGCGGGTGACATCAGGTTCATCAGTTTGAGGTTCCGGGTGAACACACCCATCTGCTCGTTCAGAAAGCGGTTGATCGGCACCCTGGCACGACTCAGTGATTTGGGCAGTTCACCCTTCTCGAAGTCGGTCTCGTTGTTGTCGACCCAGACTTTCTTCAGCCCTGCGACACCCCCAAACTCTTCCATAATGGCTTTAGCGGCCTTCTCACCGATGCCCGTGACACCTTGAATGTTGTCTGATGTGTCACCTTCCAGGGCTTTCACCTGCAGAAACTGGCTGGCGGTTCTGCAACCGGTAAAGTCTGTGAAATTGAGGGCTGTGACGTACTTGTTTGCGCCCTTACGCGGGTCGATCCAGCTCACTTTGCTGCCGACAAGCTGCATCCAGTCTTCGTCGCCTGAGCCCAGCAGCACCCGGTGCCCGTTCGGCGTCAGTAAGCGGACAAAGAACCCGGCATAGTCATCAGCCTCGAATCCTTCACCCATCACTTGAGTAGTGCCCAGACGACGCATCAGCTCACGAATGACCGGGGTCTGACGTTTGACCTGAGCCTTGTCAGCGACTTTCTGTGGGTCGTCTGAGCGTTTACCTTTGTATTCTGGGTACAGATCGAAGCGCCATTCAGCGCGCATATCCCACAACACAATGATCTTCGTGTACCGCACATTGCGATCCATGAGGTTCTTGAGCATGTTCAGCGTGTGAAAGGTGCACTGCGTTTGTTCGCCGTCAGCATTCGTCAGGGCTCTTGCGTGCTGGGCAGCATGAGCTAACGAGTTACCGTCAACTACGAGGTAAGCAGTCATTGATGTTCTCCGAAAATAAAGGGGCCGACTGGCCCCTTGCAGGATGGCTGCTTAGCTGCCGGTTTCGTCCAGGTCTGCCAGCATGGCGTCGATGTCGTCTTCGTCGAGTTCCGCATCTGCCGTTGACTCAATCGCGGCTGTATCCACTTCCTTTTCAGGGGCGGAGTTAGACTCAGCGACAGCTTCTTCCTGAACCAGCTCTTCAAACTCGGCATCGTCGGCTTCATCAGCCAACTGGTGAGTCAGAGAAGCGGTTGCAGAAGGCTTCGGTGGCATGATGCCAACAACTTGACCAATACCTTCGAGAGCCTGCTTTTTCTTGGTCTCGTTGGCCTGGTTCACGACGTTGTCCAGGTTCGTCAGCTTGGTCAGCATCGCTTCATCTACGACGGTAGACTTCGGTGCTGGGGTCACGACGTACTTGGTATCAAAACCTGAGCCTGAGCGAGTGATGGTGAAGTCAGTGCCTTCGGTCAAGCTCAGTGCGTCCACATCATCACCGGCATAGTCAATGATGCATTCGGACAGGGCGTTGAAGATCGTTGCACCGATTTCCATAACAACCGGGTCCGTCAGATTCTTGTCAGACTGTACCAGCACGTTCATCAGGAACTTCTGCTGGGAGTTGGACTCTTTCAGAATCTCGACCAGGTCGTCGTCGTCACACTGCTTGATGGAAGTGCCGATCGCCTGGCAAATATCGCAAGGCTCGCCGTAGGTCTTGTCCATGCAAACGTGTACCGCATGCACTTTGCCGTTCTTCTCGGTCTTGACGAAGTGTTGGCCATAGTCATGCCAGAACTGCTCGGGGATACCGGTCTCAGCCTCTTTCTCACGCGACGGGTCGCGCCAGGAAGGCAGGATGCGGATCTTGGACTTACCCATAGGGGGCTTCCAGGTCTTCATGCCAGAGGCTTTCTTGGCATCAATTTCCTGATTCTTCTTCTTCATCATTTCAGCGAGGGCGTTCATACTCATTGTTGAGTTCCTTACGTTATTTTAGAGGTTTCAATTACTGTTACGGGTTGGTTAAAACACACCAACATAGTTGTTTGTGTGAATTGATAGATTAAGCTGTTTTAGCCCGGGCATCAAGCAGATTCTCTTTTCTACCTGCAGGTGATTCGTTCATGCGCAAAGAGGTCTGCTTCTCTGCCCGAACGTCAGCACCGGCCTGGATCAGCATGTCACGACGATGGCGGAAGGATTCGACAATCTCCGACAGCAGTTCGTAAATGTGATCCGCCTCCAGGTACTGCTCTTTCGCTTCCTGAAAGCCGATTGATGCCTGAATGCGCTTGGTAATGGCGCCTTCGGTAATCTTCTCGCTGTCCTGGGCAGCCAGGCGGCGGATCGCCGTGTCCATCTTGGCTTCAGTCAGCTCCATGCGCTGTTTGAACCGCTTGGCCTGCATGTGCGCTTTGGCTTTGGCGTGCGCGTAATGCACATAAAGAGCCGCCTGGTCGACGAAGGCCGACTGCATGTCCTGGATGTTGAACGTCACATCCTCCTTGAACTTGTCCATGTTGACGAAGGTTTCAGGGCGATCAGGCAGATGACCCGGTTTAGTCGTCGGTGCGGCGTTGCCCATTGCTGGGGGTGGCGTCGCTTTCTTTGGTGTTGGTGGCGCTTCAGCCTTAGTTGCCGGCTCTTCTACGCTACCGTTCTCAATGTCGTCAAGCAGTGCGTCCAGATCCATGTCCAAATCATCTGACATTGTGTTGCCTCTCAGTTTGTGTGTTAGTTGTCTGTTTGTATTATCGCAAGCAAGCGACACCCCTGCTAGTCAAGAATGTCGACTACCTGCGCGACTGCTTCGTCGATCAGCTCACGGCGCGAGTCATCGAAGAAGCACATATTGGGGTTTATCCCAATGACGTAACTGGTGTCCTGGCCATGATCGTACTCGACCTGCCCAGCCAGTTGTTCAAACCCACCCTGCACCTCTGGCAGTAGGTAGTTGCGAGCCTTAGTGCCCATGATCAGCACGACAGCCGGGTTTAGCAGCTCAATCTCCCGCTTCAGACTTGGGCCATAGACACGGATCATTTCAGAGACATAGTCTTCCGGCATGTCCTTTGTCTTGTTGGCCTTGATCAGCGCGGTTTGATAGAGGTCAGAGCGCTTGTAACCCGCCGCCTTGAAGCCCGGTAGGATGAAGTCGGCATAGTCGCCCTCCCCTATTTTACCCATCTTCTCATCTTTGAAGTTGCCGTTGTCGTAGATCACCATGACTCTCGGATTTTTACCCAAACGGGGCGCGAGCGAAATCTCGATAGCCAACTCATTCTCGGCCTTCATGCTGTACTTCTCGACCTCCTTCGACAATTCATCAATCACATGCGGCTGCAGGTCCAGCTTCCGATCGGCCTTTACGGCAGCAAGCATGATGCCGGGCATTGCCGCCTTCTGAGACTTGAGTCGGGTCGGGTGCAGCGGGTCATCCTGGTTCTCGATACCGGCGAACACCCCAATGTCATCGAGCATCGACTGAATCCGCTTGTTGACGTAGCGCTTATTGGTGATGTTCTCCAAAAAGTGCGCGAAGCTGGTGAAGCTGCCACCCGCCTTCTCCCGACACTCCATGATGTGCTCACTGGCGTTCTGCGTCAGGCCCTTCACCATCTGGAACGGGGCATAGATCACCCGGCGTTTGCGGTTGCTGTCGTAGCCAATCTCGAACCGACTGGTGCTGATGTTCACGTCCGGTGGCATGACGTACACACCCCGCCGCTCAGCATCTTTCACCAAGCCCATGCGTTTGTCTTCGCCCAGAATCGTCAGTGCGGCCGCAAAGAATGCCTCCGGCTTGTACACCTTCAACCACATTGCCCAGAAGGCAATGATCGCGTACTCCACCGAGTGCGACTTGTTGAAGCCGTAGCCGGCGAACTTCTCGATGATGTCGAACAGGCCCGCTGCCTCCGTCTCTTCCATCTGTGAGTGAGACTTGCACCCAGCGACCCAGCTATCGCGCACTTTGGCCATCTGCTCAGCGTCTTTCTTGCCCATCGCTTTACGAAGGTGGTCGGCCTGAGCCATCGAGAAGCCCGCTAGATCACGCGCGACCTGCATGACCTGCTCCTGGTACACGATGACCGAATACGTCGATTCCAGGGCCGGGATCATCGAGTCATGTGGATATGTGGGGCTCATGTAACCCCGCTTAATCGCCTTGAAGTTGTCGGTTAGACCTGAGTCCAGTGGGCCTGGCCGGAACAGGGCGTTACAGGCTGACAAGTCTTCAAAGGTCAGCGGGTCATTCTCAGCCAGCTCACGCAATAGACCCCGCATACCGCCCGACTCGAACTGAAACACCCCCAACGTCTCACCCAGGCCGAAGGCTTTAAGCACTTCCGGGTCTTCGAGTGGGATTGTGGTGTAGTCCAGGTCTTCCTTGTCCTGCTCCTTGATGTAGTCTTTGGCCAGGCGCAGCAGATCCAATGTGCTCAGGCCCAGTACGTCGAGCTTGACCAAGCCAAACTCTTCACAGCTTCGTTTATCCCAGTTGATCACCTGGTTCTCGCCCCGCTTCTCAACGATGGCTCGATTAGACAGCTCAGTGTCAGCCACGATCACCCCGGCGGCGTGCACCCCGTAGTTGCGAAACACCTTCTGCAACTTGATGGCGTTGCCAAACAATACTGGATCTCGTTTGGCAAAATCCTTCAGCTCGGGCACTTGCTCAATGGCTTCCTCCAGGGATACCGGCTGGCCGTGATTGCTGGGGATGCGTTTGGCCACCTTCATTTCAGCTTCGGTGTAGCCCAGGGATTTGGCCACGCTACGCAGTGCCGACGAGCTGCCCAATACCCCATAGTTCGAGATTTTGGCCACGCGCTCTTTGCCGTACCGATCGGACAGGTAGTTATACACTTCGCCCAGTCGGGAACTCATGAAGTCAAGGTCGATGTCGGGTAAGTCCAGTCGCTCCGGGTTGATGAACCGTTCGAAGAACAGGTTGAAGCGGATCGGATCAACGTCAGTGATGCCCATCAGGAAGGCTACGATTGAGCCGCCGACTGAGCCTCGACCAGGGCCGACGATAATACCCTGCTGCTTTGACCAGCTCACCAGGTCATGCACCAGGAGGAAGTAGTCTTCAAAGCCCATGTCTTTCAAGATGGTCAGCTCACGCTTGAGCCGGTCCTTGTACTGAGGAATCAGCGACACGTCCGGCTTGTAGCCCAGAAACGGCTTGTCGATGCGCTCCTTCCAGCCCTGAACGCAGAGCTTGGTCATGGCGGCGCTGGGGTTGGCCGCAAGCGAGGGCAGCGACACATCCATCTTCTCCCACTTGTACGAGAACTGATCTGCCCAGGGCCCGTTGGAATGGACATAGGCTTTGTTCAGCAGTTCAGCACCCGGCACATCGATGAAGCCGTCGCCCTTCATCATGTGAACCCACTTCTTGAACTTCATGATGCCGTCTTTGCGACCCAAAATACCCATGTCGGAGCCACCGGCTGCAGCAAAGGGGCTGTCCAGTCGGGTGTTGAAGTTCAGGATGTTGGCCATGATGTTGCGCGAGTCTGCCATACCCTCTGCGTACAGCGTCGGACGGCTGACAAGCACTTTTCGGGAACGCATCTGTGCGCTGTTCAGAGCGCGCTTAGACACTTGACGATAGTAGAGACTGTCAGCATACGGGCACTCAATATAGAAGCGCTCAGTGTCGTTCCCGATAGCGTTTTCAATGCGATCAATGATCGCTTCGCGCTGATCATGGGCGAAGATTGAGCCGATACCACCGGTTGTTATCACCACGTTGCCCAGGCTGTAGGTGTGTAGCACGTCCTCCCAGCATAACCGGGGCTGACCACTGCGAATGTGGGTATCTTCGTAGGCTCTGGACAGTAGGCGAGTGACATCCTTGAACCCTTCATCGTTCATGATGTACAGGATAGGTGAAGTAAAGGTGTCTCGATTGGACTTGTCGTCGGTCTTCTCCCAATCCAGGTCGTCGACCACGTTTAAGCGAACGCCCATGATGACTTTCACATCACCGGCGTTCTGCGTGAGAATGGGTAAGGCGTTCAAGGTCATGTAATCGGCGACAGCCAGCGCTCTATACCCCTGCTCTTTGGCTACTGTAGCCAATTGCTTTGGGGATAAGATGCTGGCTTTGGTCGAGAAGTGCGTTTCAGCGCCAATGATGTTCATAATACACCCTGTTTTTGTCTCGTTTGATGATGCCTGACGCCTCTAAAATGTTGAGTGCCCGGCCTATTCTGTTCTCTGCCGTTCGGATCGACAGCGTGTACTGGTCTGCAAAGCTCCCGGTCAGCTTATTCACGGTAGTCCCCGCCTCATTCAGATGGAGAATTGCAAAGTCGAGACCCGTGTCGACCCCCGTAGTGCGACGCTCAGCAATGACAGCCGGAATACTGACACCCTTCTGATTCAACCGTCTTGCGAGAGGCTGCGCTTTGCGCGAAACCTTCGTTAAATCAATAAGTTGGCTCAAGTATGCGCTGGACATTTTGGGCAACTTGTTGACGCTGGACGACACAGAGACGGTCGTACTGATGATCGTGGCTGATTGAGAACAGGTATCAGCGCATCGAGTCTGGACTTTGCAGGCCTGACACGCTTCACTATCCCGACTGCAACAGATCAATGACCCGAAGCAGCCGGGTTCATCAGTTCCCCAGTTGGATTTGGACATACTTCATCACCGCATCGCGTTCATCACTGGGTAAACGGTTGGCGTAGGCCAACTCGAAGCCTTTGACGAATGAGCCCTTCATGACGCCGATCTGCGCAATGCGGATCAGCACTCGGTTACCAATGGTTAGCGAGTATTCATCAGGGTTTTCGCGCACCTTTTTGGCAATCGCAATCAACGACTTGGCGTCTTTCTCTTCGAGGCCCACAGCCAGGTTCAACATGGTTATTTCCTGGCTCTCTGCCAGATAACCCTTCTTCATGACGACGCCGAAGCGCTCGATCGTGGCGGCATCTTGCTGAAAGGTGGATTGAAAGCGCTCTCCCCCATCACCTGAGCCGTTCGTGTTGCCAGTGGCGACGAAGCGGAACATCGGGTGCGGGTCAATGCGCTGATATTGAGGCGGCGCATCGGGGATGATCAGCGGTTGACCTTCAAGCACAGCCTGATAGACAGACAGCACTGATGGGTGGCAGCGATCGTATTCGTCAGCCAGAAACACTTCGCCGTTGATCATCGCCAGTGGCAATGGCCCCAGCTCGAAGTCGGTCACAGAGATGGCATTACCTCCTTCATCGCGCTCAGCCCGGGCGATCTGACGGCCTACAATCTGCGACTCTTCCAGGTTGGCTGTGTGTTGAAGACGGCGCAGGCGACGGTTGGTTGCGGCACAGAATTGGCGATATTCAGTCGTTTTACCGACGCCGGCTTCGCCGTAGATATAGATTGGAATGTTGCGCTCCATACCCATCGCGACGGTCTTCACTTCTTCCAGGTCGGAAATGATCAACTCGTCGAAGTCGGGCACATTGGCATCAGTTTCACGTTCATCGCGGGTCAACATGATGGGTTGGCCATTGCCGTACTGCGTCTTTTTGCTGTTGCGCAGGCGATAGGCTTTATGCAGCTCTATCTTGTTGTCGGGCGTTGCGACCTCTTCAGGCTCAGCAAGGGCAGTTTTAGCAGCCATTCGCTTCTGAACTTCCTGGCGTGCAAAATCAGAAATGGTCGGCGCGTCCGGGTATTGCTCGCTGTATTCTTCGAGGGTCAAGCTGTGAGCTTCGTCACTCATTTTCGCCAGGTGAGTCTTGATAACGTGCACCTTCTCACCGCAAATCTGACAAGTAATCTTTTCCATTCTGTCGAACTCCTGAAAACCTAGTTAGTTGTTTGTGTGTTTTAAAATAGTATCGCATTAGTTCAATGCGATACACAATGGGGTGACTATTTAAGCATGTCGCCAACGTGACGAATTAGGCTGCCGCCCAACTGTTCAATGTTGTGCAGTACCTCATAGTTCTTGTAGTACCGCGACACTGAGTTGTCCTTAATGCCAATGCTGGACACGGAAATGTCTTCCTTTTCCAGTTGTTTCAGGGCGTATTGCATGGCTGTGGGGTAAGACATGCCTCCACCGTTGCCGTAGGCGGGGTTACCATCTGACAGCACGATCAATCCCTTCTTGGAGGTTTCCTGGGTCATTAGCATGTCGCGAGCGGCCAGCAGAGCGTCCGGGTCTGCATTGCCTCCGTTGATAGGTATTTCAATGTGCCAGTCAGCGATGCGACGCTTGGCTGTTAAGCCCCAGCGTTCGTCAAACCCCTTGAAGATGGGGTGAAATACCTCCCCATAGCGGCTGAACTGGCCGGCGCCAGAGCTGTAAACCTTATGCATTTTCTGTCGAGCTACTTCGATAGCCTGCTGAGAAGGCATCTGACGATGGTCCTCCAAAACGTCCGAGCTTGGTAGTGCCGTCGCAAATCCCATGATTGCAAAGTTCACCTTGACGGCACTCAAGGACTCGGCCATTGCATAAGCCGCCTGAAAAGCCAGCTTGTACTTGCTCGACAATTCCATAGACCCACTGTTATCGATCAGTAATAGAATGGACGCGCCCTGACGCTCAACGATTCGACGTTTGCGGAATACCCGCTCTTCGCCCAATGACAGCCGGGCTATTGCGGTCGGATTCAGTCGGCCTGAGCGTTGCCCGGCTTCCCAAGACTTCTTTTCCATAGAGCGCAGATAGCGGATTAAAGAGCGAGACACCTGACCTGTCATGCCGCCAGTGGACTTCTCAATCTCAGCCATTGACTTGGCGAGTCTGTCCTGAGAATGAACTGGTTTCACCTTCGCCTGAAGATCGCCGGCTGTTGAATACGGCGTGTAGACTGAGCCAGAATCACCCTCTCTGAACTGGTCCGCGATCATTTCTTCCAGCATGTCATCGAAGTCTTCCACATTGGCTTCGTTTTCATCCATCCCCAGAGCTACGCCAAACCCTTCATTGTTGTTTTCTTCGTCATCGCCAGCTTCTTCGTCTGGGAACTCACCATCTGACGCTTCGTCATTGGTGCCAGAGGCCGAATTGGAACCGTCATCTTCTTCCTCTTCATCGTCACCCAGTTCGTCACTGGAGCCGGCGGCTTCGGCATCGTCATCATCTTCTCCAGGGTCAGATTCGCCACCAGGCTCGCCGCTGGCGTCATCATCGGCCCCTTCGGCTTCAGATTCACCGGCGCCCTCTCCATCTCCAGCGTCATCATCCCCAGGTTCATCATCGTCATCATCGTCCGATTCTGATACATCCTCCCCAGCGTCGTCGCTGTCCGGGTCATCGTCTGATTCAGCTCCCTCATCTTCTCCGCCGTCATCAGACTCGCTATCGCCATCCTCCTCATGTGACCCGTCGCCATCATCGTCGCCATCATCGGAGGTATCATCTGATTCAGGCTCTTTTGCTGCGCCATCGCCAGACTCAGACCCTTCTGATTCACCGCTGTCATCTGGTTCATCTGGTTGCTCCTGCCCGTTTGACCCCTGTTCAGATAGGTCTTCTTGAAATGTCTCGGCGTCGTCATTGTCACCAGCTTGATCGCTGTCTTCCGATTCACCTGCGTCACCGTCTGATTCAGGTCTTGGGTCGCGATTGGGCTTGGTGAAGAACTTGGAGTAAGCCAACTGGGTCAGTCGTAGAACGTCCCAACTGTTTTTGCATTCACTGATCCGACGACTAAAGTCCAAGTCGTCGAGCGCTGTCATAAGCCACTCAGTTTCCGCTTTGTAGTGCTCTTCTATATAGTCAGCGACTGTTTTTTGGCCCGCCTTAGCGCGACAGCAAGCAGTGATGAGGCGGTTGAATGCTTGCGACTTCTTGGTGAGGTCAGTCTGGTCTTTCTCGATACCGGCCGTGATAATGTCAGTCAACCAAATCTCCCGGGTCCGATCCAGCTCCTTGAAGCCGCCAGCAAAGTCTTCCTCGCCCCGTATCTCGATGTAGCAGTCTTCAATGGCATTGTTTAACCCGCCGAAAACCTCAGATTTGGACTGAGCCTCAAGTGTGGCAGCGGGGTCTGTGTACAGGATGTGACAGCACTCATGCAGCAGAAAGCCGATGATGGCGTAGCAGAACTTAGCAGAGCATTGGTCTGGCACAACAGGCAAGTTGACGAACTTAGCCTCATGCGTGAGCCCATCCCATTGAACATAAGCCTGGGCGCCAACGTGATACACAGGGATCTTTGAGTCGGTGATTAACCGTGCGACCTTTTGAGACATGCCCCGAGTGGATTGGATTAGGCGCTTACTCGCTTGTGGAGCTGACATAAAGAGTTCCTTACTCACTTAGTAGTTTGTGTATTATAAGCGCATAAGAAAGGGCGCGACAGCGTGGGAGCTGGGCGCCCTATTCAGATTACTGGAGTAGGATGGGGTCGCCGATGATCGGCATGATCAGAGTGCGGGTTCCGTCGGAGTAGATTGATATGGAGCCATCTGTGCCTATGTAATCCATCTGGTCAACCAGGTCGTTGCATCGATCCAGGGTAATGCTTGCCATTTTGTTTGTGTGGGTGGGCAGAGGGTGTTGTTGCGCGGTCAATTTATAGTCCTTCATGCAGTTTTACTAAAGTACCCGGTTTCCCTAGTACGCGTGTTTGTGTGATGGAGATCATAGAACGACGGCGTTTTGTGTGTCAATCACTTGACTGAAAATAAGATTTTACTACCTAATCTACCTTTTTGACTTGACAACCCAAACAGATTACTATGTTTGCAAGGTAGGGCGAAGAGGGATTGTCCAACCCGAAAACATAAAATCCAAAAAGGAATTGTAAGGGGAAAATTATAATGGCCAATGTTAAAAAACACTTTCAAGAGACGGGCGTACCCGCTGCCGATTTGTTGAATGAATACCTACAAAACTGTGACAAAACGCAGACTGAAATCACCAAAGAATTGGGTGCTTTAACTGGCGCTCGTTCTTTCGGTAGCTTGATGACTCAATGGAAAACGGGTCGTTCACCGATCCCATTGCGCATGGTTCTCCCACTGTGTCGCATCATCGATGCTGAGCCGGGTCCGATGTTTCAAGCAATTCTTGAACATCAGATGCCCGATGCCCTCGTTGCTCTTGAGCATTTGTCCGGGCAGTCTTTCAGCCCCGGCGAGCGAGTCATGCACGACCTGGTTATCGAAACAGTAAATGAAGCCAAGAACGCTTTCAAAAAAGAAAGTCGCTCTCCGAAGGCTGAAGTGGTAGCGACGTTCGATCTGTCCCCAGAGAGAAAAGCGGCTATCAAAGCGGCTATCAAAAAAGCAACCGTGGTTAAGTATTCCAGCTAATTTAAATTAGCCGACCTTCCAAAGGGCCATCTGGCCCTTTTTTGTTGCCTGCAATAAATCCCTGCCTTATCCTTTTGGAACAATTTATAAAAGGCAGGGAAAATTATGAAAAGAGTTGCCACCGCGGACGACTTCATGGCCATGATGAAGTCAGGTGAACAGGACTTGGCCAACCTCAGAACAGAAACCAACAACCCTCAACCCACCAAGGTCGCACGCACCTGGTCATTGGAGGAAGCGGTAGGCATGGTGAAGAAGCCCGCCAAGTGGGTGCTTAGTGAAGCAGGCAAAGCGGGCTATACTGACCAGGAACGCTTCTCATTGGAGGTCATCAACCACCTGAGAGACGCTGCCGGCACTCGATTCTCCAAACCTGTTGGCGCGCCAACACCCACCCTGCTGATCTCCAACTTCAAAGGCGGGGTAGGTAAATCCACGACGACGATACACCTGGCACAATACTGTGCCATCCAGGGGCTGAAAGTCCTGGTGGTAGAGCTGGACCCCCAGGCCACCACAACCGAGAACCTGCTGAACTGCTCACCAGCGACCGAGCTGACCCGAGAGCAAACCCTGGTCCCTGCCCTGCTCGATGACACGGACGACTTTCTGCCCTGCATCCAGTGGACCTACTTTCCCGGCGTAGCCATTGCCCCCGGCAACCTGTTCTTGCAGCAAGTGGACAGCAACATCGTGGATACAGTCGACGAGATGGGCGACCCAGCGACCCGGTTGTCTCGCTGCCTGGAGGAAGCAAAGGAGCACTTCGACCTGATTGTGATCGACTGCCCACCTAACATGGGGTGGCTCACAACGAACGCTCTGTATGCAGCCGATGGGTTGCTGACCCCAGTACCCCCTGCCCTGTTTGACCGGGCCTCATTCACTCAGTTGGCTGGTACGATCGGAACCTTTGCGCGCAACTACAACAAGGAGTTCAAACTGTTCCGCATCCTGATCACCAAGCACGGCAAGTCCACTGAGGCCCGGCGCAACGAGAAGAAGATGCGCGAGACCTACGGCGACTGGGTGATGAAAAACTGCTTCTATGTGACCACCGAGATAGAGAAGGCCAGCGCTGTCTATTCCTCTGTGTACGACCTGATGAAGCCGATGAACAAACGTGAAACCTATCAGCGAGCCCTGGACATTGTGAACCGGGTTAACGCCGAAATACTGCAAGACGTACAGCAATTGTGGGAGACCAAACTATGAGCGATGCATTTTCATCCGGCCCTCTGGGCACTCAGGCTTTTGCCAAGAAAGAGAAGAAAGAGGCTCCGAAGCCTGAAGGGACCAAGCCAGTGCAAAAGGTTCAAAAGCCGTCCGATCGAACCCCCAACAACCCTACTAAGGCCCCAGTATCTACTCAAAAAGGGTCCGTTAATGGAACGCTGCTGAAGGTCGACCCCGACAAGTTGAGCGTCTGGCGCTACGCTGATCGCCCTATCGAGGAAATGGGTGACCTGGCAGAGCTTGCCTCCAACATTCGCACCGTCGGTCAGATAGCTCCGGTCGTCGCTCGCCCATTAGGCTCAGGGAAATACGAACTCGTTGCCGGGCGCCGCAGATACGAAGCCTGCAAACTTGCAGGTATTGAAGTCCTTGTTCTATCACGCGAACTTTCCGATGTGGAAGCCCTGGCTATTCAGGATTCGGAGAATGATTCACGGGACTCTATCAGCCCTGCTGCAAAAGGTATTCACTATCGTCGACTTCTTGATGATGGGGTTTTTAACTCAGTCAACCAGATGGCTATTCGTTTTGAGAAAAACAGAACCTCTTTGATAGAGCTGCTGAGGTTCGCAGATATCCCAAAAGACCTACGTGACGCTATTGGTGACCTCTCTCAAATGTCCCAACGCATGGCTAGGTTTCTGGTTCCGTTCTGTGAATCCCATAAAAACCACCTAGAATTACTAACGCCATTCGTAGACGACCTGAGAGCAGGCAAAGCTACACCAAGAATGATTGAAGATTCAATTAACCTCCCTGGTGTCTCACTTGATGAAGGAAACACTCAGATAAAAGGCAAAAACGGTGAGGCGTACTTCACGCTGAATAGAACAAAGCAGGGAGGCCTTTCGATCAATGTGCTGAAGTCTGGTAGGAGAATCTTTAATCAGGAGGTGCTTGTGAAGGCTCTGGAAGGTTTTATCGAAGACCAGATCAAAGACAGAACCTGATTGACCTGTTGGCGCGCCAACACTGGGTTTATATACAGTGTTGGCGGCTTTGGGTGCCAACAGGGTTAAATTTTCGGAGCGGCGCAAGACGAAGTGGGATAACGGTATAACTACCTAGGCTAAGTCGATGTTGGGCAGAATGTCGATTCGGATAAGCTGCTGAGTGCGTCTGAGTGATCGCAGAACGAACGGGGAGGGGTAGAGTAGGGCGAGTGTACTGCCCTTGAAGCTGCGTCGCTCACAAGGGCTTACAGAGAGTCTTTAGTGAGTGGCTTCAAACGCCAAATCGACTGCTGATTGGTGGACATAAATCATGTCCCGAACGTCGAAGTAAGGCATCTGAATGCCGCGACGGTATTTTTTGTAGTACCCATAGACTCGCTTACCCAAACCGGGCGCCAACGCTGAGTCGCAGATATTGTAGATCGTCCCATCGGCATGCGCCAGGATCACTATGCAATCCAAACCCACGTTCAAAAGTTCTTCTTCCAGCTCAGGCGTTTCCGCGAAATCTTCAATACGATAGTCGAACCGGGTAGTGCGACCTGACAGTTCTTCCCTTAGATTTAGAAAGCCGCCGTCGGTGTCGAGTGTTGCCTGGATGGTCAATTCCCCAGCTTCCCGACGCTGACCTGACAGGTGGTCCTGCACAATGATGATCGGATGGCCTGAGTTGAACAGGAACAGAAAGCCGTTCGGATCGAAGGGTAGCTTCTGGCCAATGTCGAATGTGGTTTCTTTCATGATGATTCTCATATTTGTCTGTTGTGGGTAGTGTCTCAGATTGCTGCATTAAAACAATACGGCAAACGGGACTACCTACTCATAGCCAGGACTCAAGCAAAGTATGCTGGTCTTCAGTCAGTTCATCGAGCAGTTGGCCCACCTGGTCGACATAAGGCTGAAAGTCCTGGTGCGTTAACGTCTCAACCTTTTTATCCACCTGGGGCAGTGCGGCCGGCTGTTCATCCTTCAGGCGCCAGAATAGAAGAGGGCACTTGAAGTGGGGGACCGACTTCTTGATCAGCACGAAGCCCAGTTTGGTCTTGTAAGTCATGGTCGCTTCGCTGCGGGACAAAGTCAGCACCTGGTTCATTGGGATGCGTTCGATGGCACAGTAGAGTAGGGCGCGTGCCTCAATTACATCGAGCTGTTTCAGCAGTTCAACCAATTGAAAGGTGGTGACGCGATGACGATTGAGCCGGGGCTTCAGGATGGTAGCTTGCTGCATCTTGCCAAACAGAAAGGCGCGATCCAGTTCTTCCATTAGAGAATGAAAGGCGGTCTCAGTATCTGGGCGTCCGATGTGGTTTTCGAGCGTCTGAGTGCCCATCAACAGTATGATGGGCGTCAGTTGCTCCAGGTCTTTGTTCCAAATGGGCGTTTGTTGGTAAGCTGCAGCGGGGTAATCCGCTGCGATTAGATCCGATAGTTTCATAAACCCTCCTTTTTGAGCAGGAGCTTATGCTATCTAGGAGGTTCAGTCCAATGGAACAATGCCTACGTCGAGCAAATGGTCGTAACCCAGGGCGGCGCCTTCCTTCCTGTAAATGTGTTCGCTACCTGGTGGGACTTCAGAACTGAAGTGGTAGATCCGATTGTCGGCCCCCGTGTGTGACACGATGGGGCGGTCATCACTCGCTGTGCCCAAATGCCAACTGTACGCGAACTCCCCCTCTTGCTTAATGGCCTCCAGCAGCCGCACCGTGTCTGCTTTGGGCAGTTCGAGGGTTCGTTCACCAATCTCAATGAGTCGATCAGCCAGACGCTGCACGATCGTGTCCGGTGTCGTTCTCATGTAGATTGCGCGCCACTCAAACTTGCCCCGTCGCGCTTGCTCGATCCAGTTGTTGACCCCGGCCAGATTCAAGGCCATCACCGGCAGCTTGTTCTGCTTCCAGATTTCATGAATCTGGTCCCAGGTGACGCCATAGCTGTAGCCGTTGTGATCGTCTTCCTCCGCAAGCTGACCGGTGCGACGCATCAGATCGAAGGTGGCCTGGTCAACGAACAGGTGTTCATCGTCACTCTCGCTCCGTTTGGGTCGAGTGGTGAGCGACTGCACCTTCGCCATGTCGTTAGGCCAGGCTTCGACCAGAATGTTGATCAGCGTAGACTTGCCGGACCCCGAAGGGCCGGCAACCATGAGAATGGCTTTGATCATACGCCCACTCCATCTTCAGGACGTTTCTCGTCTACGGCATAGGGGCCTGAGCGAAAGCGGCTGAAACGGGGGTGACGCAAACTGCCATCAGGGGTCTCTTCATGAAATTCGACCTCAATCAGCCAACCTTTGCATCCATCCGGGTCACCTAGATTGAAATAGCCGCGTATCTGATCGGTTAAGCCAGAGACTTTGACAGCAACCCCTTTGTAATCGACAACGACTGCGCCGACCAGGCCCACGTTTTTACCGGTGCCCTCCTCAAGGCCAATGATGGGCACGTCCACCGTCTGGCGGTCTTTAATCTTCAACCAGTCAGTTGTGCGTTTATTGTGCCACTTGCCAGCCAAAGGCTTGATGATCACCCCTTCACCACCGCGATTGCGAACAGACTGGTAGATGCCTTCAATCTCAGCCGGGTTGCTGCACAGGTAGCGCTGAGCTACTGAGATATTGGCACAGGCGGTGGGCGCTTTCGGATCGAACAGGCCTTGCAGGCGTTTGCGACGCTGAACGTAATCTCCTTTGGTGGCGCCAGCTTTCATTTCAGCTTCGGTGATGATGTCGAACGCCTGGAAGAACACCTTGTCGGTGGAGTCCTTGCGATGCACAGCGCCCACTACCGTATTGAAGTTGTCGGAGGTCAGTTCGCCATCGAGGTAGAAGGATGAATTGAAGGTGTGACCCTTCAACTGCTCGATCACTTCAGTACCGGCGTTCAACGGCTTGCCGGTACGACTGTAGAAAATGGCATCAACGTCAGGCTGAATGTGAATCAGACAGCGCACACCGTCGAACTTCTCTTCAACTGCTACGGGGTATCCCTTGATCTTGTGGCCGTGTTTCTCATACGACTGAGCAAGCTGCACCGTGAAGTCGTCAAACAGCCCTGGGAACGCTTTGAGCGTCGATGAACGGTTGACCCCGATGCGCAGGTCGCGAGACAGAACCCGGCGCACTACGTCCCAGATCGGCTTTGACTCCTGATACTGAGTGAGTGACACAGCCAGTGTCTTGACGGCCATTGTAGCGGCGCCACCGGTCAGGCGACGTTCTTCAAGGTGACCAAGCAGCTCCAGAATTTCGTCCGCTTCCAGATCCGGGTCCGGGTCCACGTCAACCAGGTCGGCTTCAGACCATTCAAGCTGACGGATGTAGTAGTTGCGAAAGGGGTTGTACGTCAGGTCAAAGACGATCCGCAACAGATCGTCTTCCTGATGCTGGCTCAGCAGCGCGACCTTCTGTTTGCCTGTGGCTTCAGCCACCTGGTCGAGTATCGCGTGAACACGCTTCCAGTCGGAAAAGCCAAAGGTGAGAGCCAGGCTTATAGGTGCAGTTTCTTGTACGGTCATGAGTGATTCCTACAGTTGGGTAGCTTCAATGATTTGAGCCGGGTTGAATTGAGTCAGTTCTGACTTCTTGTCAGTCTTGGTTGTTTGTTTGTTTTGAGTGGGTTTAGTCGGCTTAGAGCCGCTGATGAACGGCTTGGCATTCCAGCCACGCTGATACCCTTCGGACTGGGTGTCGACGTTGCGACGGTCCTCTTCCAAACGTTTGTCTTCCAGGGTAGGTCGGGCCTGAGCTTCGACATGCACATAGGGCACATAGTAGAGAGCCTTGCCCGCTTTTTTCTCTTCCCGAAGCATGCCTATGGCAGGGCATGACCGGTCTTTGATGCAGCCCTGGCAATCCTTAAAGCGATCCGGGCCCAGCAAAGTCTCTCCGTTGACGGTTTTGCGCAGGCTGAGGCTGATTACATTCAGGCAGACTGCATAGGCGGCGCCCGGTCGTTTGGTTGGTTCGCAGTTGATGCGGTGTGTGTTGTCCGCGCTTTTACTTAGGTGCATCAGAAAATCCCCCAGTTGTTATAGGTTGGTTGTGGTGTGACTTCCCCTGGCAACTTTCGCTTGGGTGCGGTCGGTTGGATGTAGCATTCGCTAATTACTTTTATAAAATTCACCTTGTAGCGGGATGGCAACTCGTAAGAATGCTTAGTGGCAAAAGCCTTACCAAACATAGAGAGTTCACTCAGGCCATCGCCGCGCCATTTATTGGAAGTATCTTTCTCATGAGGTATAGCCAGATGAAGAACCCTCCAGGCCCAGTCTATAAATGACGACTCTTCTACCTTACGAGTTGCCACCGGTGATTCATTAAAGCCGTAACGAGTAGCCAAATTGCGACGCAGCGTAAACAGGTCATGGGGCATGTCTCTGCGACCCACGCCAATCAGCTCAGTTATGCCGTCCTCGCGTCTAAGTAGTTCCATGTAAAAGGACTCCTTGACACCTGGCTCTGCGTTCAGTTTCTCACCTGCGGCCTGAACATAGCGAAATCCCCCTTTTTGAAACACGCAGTAGTTGCCCGAGTACAGAGCCATCAGAACATACCCCAGTCGCTGTATTTTTCCGAAGGCCGTTTGGGTATCGGGTCGTTGTTGACGATGAATCCTTCAGGTGGTTCAACGCTATCGTCTTGGTGGAAGGCGCCATTCCCTAAAATGACACCATTGCGAAACTGTTGTTCAACCTTTCTAAGGATGTCGTCGCTCGCGGCAAATCTTGTGGTATTGAACAGAAGCGCGTTCACCACTGGCCTAATGTCAGTATCGAAAACGTTGTCAGTATCGACAATGTGATAGCCCTTTTTCCGCTTTTTCTCGATGATTCTTTCAGCTTCAGCCAGGTTGTCCAAATTCCAGGCGGCAACTATTCGCTGAGTTACGGGCGACTTGCCATTGCGACCAGAGAAACAAACGCTCAACGACTTGTCTTTGCCCTCCATCGTGATGTTGGTCACGACGTAATACTTGTCAGAGCTACCTTCGGTGCAATTTAGCAAAGTGCTATGTGCCTGAATCTTCTTGGTCATGATGTTCTCGCTTTCTTAAGTCTATGTTACATATTTTACGCTAAACGTTCTGAATGTCACTGAAGGGACGCTATCTACCGCGCCCTGACCGCATCAGTTTGTCGCGCAGATTTGAGGCTTTGGTGGCACTGCGCGCCCCATCGTAAGCGGCCTGTATCTGAGCAGCGGTGGCATCACCCGGGTCGGTCCCTGGTGGTAAAGTCGCACTCTGCACTTCAATGCCTACTCGGGAGCGGATCAGTAGCGCCATTTCATTCATCTGGATCTGGGTCTTCTCGTCGCTGTCCCACATCATCACCAGTTTGCGGAGACCCAGGGCCTTGAGTTGAATCAATACCCCAAGCTGATCGTTGTCTTCCCGGGTCTCGTTGCCTGATAAGTGCTTGCCGAAAGAGGCCACTGCCTTAATCTCAGTGCGGCTCGCAACACCCAGCCAGTCGGTCGCGCCCTCAACTAGGGCAATCTCGGGCTCTCCCACAATCCGATCGGCGTTGTAGAGGTAGCGGCCTGAACCCGAGAGTCCCGGCGGGAAGCGGTAACGTTCACCCTCTGCAACCTCGCCGCTGATGTCCCGGCCCTGGAAGGTCATCAACTTGCCCTCCAGGTTCCGCACCGGTATCACGATGCGCTGGCTGTAGTCCTGGTACATGTCCCGCTTGTGAAACTGATAGTCGTAACCCCCGTTCTCGCAGTAATACCAGCCCGCATCGTGGGCAACGCGCAAGTCATAGCCGCGACTGACCAGGTACTGAGCCGCCCCGTAGTGCGTCAGTATCGAGACACCTTCGGGCAGTGCGACTTCGTCATCCTGGTAGCCCAGCTCTTTCTTCTTGGCGAGTTGGTCGCCGTAAATCAGAGCCAGGTCTTTAAGCTCATGGAAGAAACTGCTGGTCCGCTTGCCGTCTTTACCCAAGTGGTTGAACGCAAAGGAGAATTTGTTGAAACCAGGCTCGCCCTGGCAAGAGCCGTGAAAGCAGTTGCCCAGACCGGTTTCGGCGTTTAGATACACCTTGCCCCAACCCTCGCCGCCGCAACGTGGGCATCGAAATACCTGGAGCTGAACCCCTTTGGAGCCCAGCGATTCGCGGTAGTCGACACCCAGCTCTGCCAAGATCGTCTCGGGCGGCAAGGTGTCGAGCAGGCGAGTGAGTTGGCCGTCGCGCATCAGTTGATGGCCAGAATTTGTTCGATGAAGTTCATGGACTCGATGTTCTGCTTGATCGTGATCGAGACCTCGCCAGCCTGGTTACGCGAAGCGGCCAGGAACAGTCGGGCCTGGTTGCGTTTGCGCTCCTGCTCCGTTCGGTTGATGGAGATCATGATGTCGGCGATACGCACCTTGTTGAAATCTTCAGCCACATCGGTGTCTTTGGTGGTCTCCGCTTTAGCGCCGTCCCGGTTAGCCTGGGTCGCGGTCAGCATGGCCAGGTTGTACTCCTGAGCGATGGAGCGCAGCCCGATCCAGATGCTTTTACTGTTTTCGATGGCGTCATTGGTCTTCTCGTCCGGGGCCATGATGTCAGCGTAGTCGGGCACGACCATGTCGTAGGTGATGCCTTTAGCCATCTGCTTGTCGAGAATCCGTCGCAATTGCATGGGCTTGAAGGAGCCAGTCGGCACTTCGAGAATGTCAATTCGACCCACTTTACCCGCGATGCCGCGTGACTCGACCTTGCGGTGCACATCATTGATCCGGGTGCGTATTTCGTCCATCGTCAGTCCGCTGACGTTCGCATCCATACGATCAGCAACGATTGACCCTGCGACTTCAGCAGTGACGTAAAAGACGTTGAAGCCAGCCAGAGAGGCCAGTATCGAGAAATGGATAAGAGCGGTCGACTTACCCCGCTTCGCAGCCCCCAAAAACACTGACAGCTCTTTACGGCCCCAACCTTTGTGGTACAGCAGGTTATCGAGCTGCTTAATGCCTGTCGTGATGCCCTGCGGCTTGATCAGCCCGGACGCTACGTCTTTACGAACATTGGTGCGTTGCTCGACCGTGCTCCAGTATTCAACGATGTCGTCTGTGTCCACGTCGACACCGGTGCGAAAGGCCTGCTCCATCTTCTTCTTGATGTCTTCAAAACGATGTTGTTGCAGCAGGTCGACACACTCAATCATCGTCTCTTGAATGGCCTGATGTAGAGAGAACTTACTGATTTCGTCCTCAACGTGACGCTGACCAGCCAGATTCTCCTTGTGAATCAGTTTGAACTGCGTGAACACGTCGGCCTTCACGTCAGATCGGATCATGTTGCTAGCTATGGCGTCCTTTAGCAGTTGTGACCAGACGCTTACGCTCGATGGCACGGTGTTGTATTTGGTGAAGTGATCAACCGCCAGCTTAATCAGAATCCGGGTGCTCAGCGTGTCGAACAGCTCCGGTTGAATCAGATCGATGGTGCGCCGTGCGAACGATTCATCACGCATAAAGTGTGCAGCGATCTTGGTCTGAAACGCTTCATCAAAGTCGAAGGTTACGGGCGGCATACTGGGAGTAGCTGCGGCGCTTGGGGCAGTCTGTGTGGTCACTCTGGATAACTCCAACTTAGTTGTCTGTGTGTTTTAGAATCATAGCGCAAGCGTTCAAACAAAAAACTGTTGGGCTCTCGCAAACAGTCTGTTGCCGTCTGGTAATGCGTTTTTGAGTATGGCTTCGGGGATGTATCGATTCTGTAGGTAGAAGGCAGCGCTGATGTGAGCCATCGAGGAATCTTTGATGATCTTCAGAATGTGCCGGAAGTGCTGCAACTGGTAGGGGTGGCCAACAAAGGCGTCGGTGCGAAAGAACTCGGCGTGCGATATGTGAGCGGACTCTTCCTTGCGATCCAACCACTTCATGACGATGTACTCGACCATCGTGTGATCTTCTTCAAACCGGGTCTCGCTGTACAAGTGCATCGGCTGGGGCAGAAATTCCCAGTTGCGCTTGCGTGCGTATTCAAAGGCTAGATCGCAAAAGTCCTGGTAAGGCATACCATATTCATCGGCTAAGCGACGCGCTTTCCAGATGCCCGTCCGTTCGCGAGCAGGGAGGTCTTGCCAGAAAGGAGCCTTGAGTACACGCATGCCTTCGGCTTTACCCTTGTCCTGGCGTGCAGCAACGGATTCACGATAGACTTTATCGTAGGCTTCCATGAAGACCTGACACGCTTGAACCGGGTGCAACAGCTTGTAATCAAACCACTTGCTCTGATACAGATCGGACTCTTGTTTGCGGTGCTTGGGCGCAACAAACTGAAGAACGAATGTATCTAGCTCCGGGGTATCAAGGGACAGTGGATTCATCAGGGCTCGGATTAGTTAGTTGTTTGTGTGAATTGAATTGTGACACAACAACTTATGGGATAGCAACTCAGACGTTTGCTTATGCCTGCGACTCACAGTCTTTTAATGTTTTTATTCTTTTAATGTATTTAGTGTTTATAAGTAATGTGACTGATCGGACATCGACGTAGTCGTCAATGCCCGGTTCCAGAGGGTTAGGCCTCGTATCGATCCAGTATGTCTCGGATCAATCCATGTCGAACAATATCGTCCCGGGTGAAGAAGCATGCCTCTATCCCAGGTACACCGCTCAGACGATCCAGAGCGTCGTCCAGACCGTTGACCTTTATCACACCTCGGCCATCCTTCAGGTCAGACTGCTTGGGGTCGCCGTTGATCATCAGCTTTGAGCCTTCGCCCAGTCGAGTCAGGAACATTTTCATCTGGCTGGGGGTGCTGTTCTGAGCTTCGTCGAGAATGACGTAGGCGTTCTTGAAGCTGCGACCGCGCATTAGGGTAAAGGGCGCCGTGCGGATCTTCTCATGCTTGACCATGTACTCGTAGGCTCCGGCACCCAGGCGCTCCTTGAACACCTCGACGATCGGCACCAACCAGGGGGCGAACTTCTCTTCTTCGTCACCCGGTAGGAAGCCCATTTCTTCGTCACAGGCACTTTGCGGCCGAGTGATAATGACCTGGTCGATTTCATTGTTGCGCAGGGCATCGGCCGCCAGAGCTGCGAACACATAAGTCTTGCCGGTGCCGGCCGGGCCTACACCGAACACGATGTCATTGGTTTCCGTGGCCATGATCAGGTGAGCTTGAGCTTCTGTCTTGGCTTCCAGGGGTGGGATTTGCTTGTAGCGCAGAGGCTGGTTTTGGCCATGGCCATACATGGACTTGCGAGCTTCGTTCAGTTCAATCTCCAACTCTTTGATGTGATTTTCGTTGACTTCCGGCTTGCGGAGTTCACGCTTGATGTTGCGACGCACTGAGCGGGTGGCTCGTTTACCTTTCACGTTCTTGGATGACATTTGCAATTTCCCACTGTGGTAAAACAAATTGACTGTTGATCGCACCAGGTCTTCACTGCGGGCCTTGCGGCCCAGTTATCTCGATCACAGAGCCTTTGCGTAGGCGCCAACCATTTCATCTGGTCGACGGTAGAAGTAGACGCCGCCAACAATGGCCATGTCCGTCACTTTGATGTACTCCTGATTCACGGAGCCGGTCAGGGTATTGTAATGGGCGATCATGAAACCCTGGTCCCAGTGTTCACCCTCGCAGTAACTGGCGCTTAACTTGTGACCACACCCAAGCTGGAACCATTGATAGTTGCCGTTCATGACACTGGCTTTGTTCCACAGCGCGACCCGGTGGTGATGGCCATTCCAGCCTGAGAGGCCCCAGTTGCGCGCATGAGGGTGGTGATGGATCAGCAGAGTGTTGTCATAGACCTTGTAGGACTTCTGCACCTGCTTGCTTTGTTCCGCTTTGGTGAAGGCACCCAGGTCAGCCTTGGCGATGTAGTTGATCTCGAACTTGTCCAGACCCAGCAGTTGCGAGACAGTCAGGCCATGCAAGTCGGCCAGCAGCGACTTCATGGCTGGGCTGGCATCGGCCAGGTGACGCAGTAAACGGTATTCGTGGTTACCTTCTACGAAGTCGATCTGTAGATCCGGGTGAGCCTCGCGGATCGGTTTGAAAATGTGCTCATGGGCGAACTTGATCCGACCGGTCACATCCCACTCCCGCGGGTCCACACTGAACTTGCCAAACTCGGGCAAGTCAAAAATGTCGCCGCCGAAGTTGAGCACATCCGGGCTCACCAGCTTCACCGACTCTTTCAGCACTCGCAGGAAGAAGGGGTCTACTTCCACATCGTGCAGGTCAGAACAGCCAATGATGGTTTTGATCGGGCGTTTGGTGTCTTTCAGGTAGCGATCATCGAGTTCACGACGGTCGTTGAAGTCACGGTAATGGTCAGCAGCAACGTGCTTGGCCACCTGGCGCGTAACCTGGTGCTGGCTTCGTGACAGCTCCAGCCCGGACTGACGACGAAACTCCAGAAAGGTGCCGAAGTGATGCAGCCAGACGGAGTCAGCGATGCGGGTTTCATTACGGAAGTGAATGCGGGTGATGTTCTTACCAGGCTGGGCGGCTTGCATCCGGTACAGCAGCTCTTTCAGTTCGGCTGCCTTGCGCGGCGTCTGGTCGTACATCAGCTCGGGGATGATACTGACCTGGAGCCCGGCAGACCGGTCAATCAGATAGGGGGCCGACTTAGCCTTTTCAGCGTGTGCCTTGCGAATCTTAGAGGCGCGCTTCTTGGTCGTGCCGTAGGAGTAGCCCAGTTTCTGAGCTACATCGCGGACGGTGGACAGTTCTTCATGATCATTCCAGGCTGCGGCGAACGCCTGATCACTGATCACTGGCTTGTTGGTGGAGGTCATAGTTGGTTTCAATCCATTCTATCAGGCTGTTGCACTGGGTTCGGGCTTGGTTGTATCTCACCTGCATACTGTTCAGCTCGGAGACGAGGTCTCTGTATTCAATAAAGGGGGAAGGGCAGGAATCGGCACCATCAATTCCTCGGGTGGCGGCGTCATCTCCTGGTATCTGACGGGATTCGAGGAGCACGCCTGTAACGCCAGCACTGGTAGTGCAAGCAGCATTAGTTTGGTCATCGATAAGGGTTTCGATCTGGGCATTGAGTTCTCTCTCTTGCTGTTCCAATTGGGCTTGAGTGCGCTCATGAACACCGATGATCCGGGTGTACTCTTTGACCTGTGCCTGGTGGTTCTGTACGACCTGGTCAAAGATCGCTGTGGACTCACGCAGGTTGTCGATCTCGCTGGAGTTGTAGCCGGCGAAGTAGCCCAGCACGGCTACCAGGCCATAGGTCGCGACGGGCTTGAGAAGGGCGCCGTAGTTCATTTGGGCATCCCCTTCACTTGACCGGCTCCTAGCGTGAGATCCAGCATGTCATCAGTGGTTTTGAACTTGTTGATGGCTGAATCCAGCGAGTAGCCGACTGCGATCATCATCAACAGGCCACCCACTGTGGACACATCCACCTGGTCCTGGGAGATCAGCACGACGATGGTCAGCAGCATTGAGAAGAAGGCTTGGGCGGTGGAGTAGGGGGCACTTTTGAAGAAGTAATCGACCAGGGTGGCCTCGATCTCGCTGCGCCGGCTCTTCTTGCCAAAGTGGAAGAGGGCGCCCAAGATCGCAAAGGCCATGCCCAGCACCACGTCAGGCCACCACATCACGTCCAATAGGGATATGTTCACGACTCGTAAACCTCATAGGCTGTCTTGCTGTGCGAGTTCCAGAAGGCGGTCAGGAACTCATGACGTGGCTCTGCTTCGGCCCGGCGGACACCCAGGTGTATCCACTCGCCGTATTCGTAAATGCACTGATCGATGAAGGGGTACTTTTCACGGTTGTCGTAGATGAACTGGTACATGTCATCGACGGAAACCTTGGGCGAGGTGAAGTCGATGGCCAGAGCGTCCTTGTGAGCGCTGGTCTTGGAGCCGCCCAGCTTGCGATTCAGACGAGGCGTCCGGTAGCCGCTGGAAATGCTCACAGGAACGTCTTTACCGAAATGTTTGGACATGTCATCACGCAGGGTCTGGGCGCACACCGCCAGGAACGCAACGTTATCCATCAACTTTGCCGGGACCGAGTTGTCGATGCCGTATTTGCGCGCAGTGCGACTGATCGTGAACTCGCTCAGTGGGAAGTTACGAGTTAGCTTCATTCGTTTGTACCTCGACATTGGAAGATTGATCCTGCTTGGGCAGCCCGGGCACCATCTTGGAAATGTTCGGGTAGCTGACGACGATGGCCATCGCGAAGAAGATGCTGATAGCGGCAAAGACGATGCGCTTGGTGACGTAGAGCTTGATGTCCTTGATCTGCTTGGACACCTCAGTGAAGCTGGCGTGGTGCAGCATGTGTTGCGTTGAATCGATGCCGAGAACGTCGTGGATCTCTGACCGAATGGTTTGAGTCAGGTCGTGGCGCATCTGCAAACCCTGAAGCTGATTGCGGGCCTCCATTGCCTGAGCGGACTCTGTCATTGCGTCTCGGATGATTTGACGGATTTCGCGTTCGCTCAATTGTTCAGCCACTACAGATCACCTTTTGGGTATGCGGCGAATATACCACACTTAGTTGTTTGTTTGATATACCCGCACAGCAAAAACTGGCGGGTTTTTCTATTTCCGATAATGAGAATTACAGGAATTAAGAGGGGTCTTTGGGCACCAAGTCCCAATAATGATGCGGCAACTGTCTGCGACGCTTCTCTGCGATGTAACTGCCCTCGCAGTGCTTCACGGTTCGCCCTGTAGCGTCCTGAGACGTGTCCCAGAAGAACAGGGTGTCAATGATATTGCGCATGACTGCCCAGCGCTTGTAGCGCTTCCCAAGTCGATAGGTAGCTGCACTCAAGGTTTCATCGGCGTAACCCAGCAGCAAAGCGGCCAGAACCTGATCAATAGCGATCAGTGTGGCCCATATTCGTTTTTTCATTAGCGTCACTCTATGGCTTTTAAGGAAGTGATGTCGCCGGCTTCATAGGCCGCCCACACCAGGTCTACCTTGTGCTGCCGAAGTCCTTCAATGGAAGCGGCAGCGGTTCGGTATTCATTTGCTCGATACAACACCCGCTGCGCCAGTTCATCAAGGGGAATACCGCGACTGGCAGAAAGTACGGACAACACCGGCAGTTCAACCGGGTCCGTCAGCGGGTTCTCAATCACCAGTTTGGCCTCCCTTTCCTGGTCTGCCCAGGTCAGTTTGGCAAAGTCTGGATAATCCGCTGTGAGGGCTGAAACCGCTATGGAAGCCTGCTCTTTCAAGCTGAGTATCTTCGCATCTCTAACGGCGGTCAGGTGTTGTGCGGCGTCAATCTTGCCAAGTTCGGCCATCTCTTCAATGGTCGAGTCGACAATCGTTTGGTTCTCTTCATCCACGTACTGATTCGTCATCAGCTCAAGCACACCCTCTTGAACCAGGTCAAAGTGCGTTTTGGGTAAGACACTTTCCCCTTGCACTTTCTCCAGTACGGTACCTGGCGGAAGACCGTCAGAGCCGTCAGAAACAGAGAGGGTTATGAGGCCATCAGCGATCAAGTCCACCAAGGGCCTCATGTCCCAGTTTTCATCAAACCGGCGTATGTCATCCCCTTGATAGATGCCGCCGGCCAGATCGACGAGCTGATAACCCTCTGTCACAGGGTGGTCATCTGGCACCGAGAGGATTTCCGTAACAATAAAGTCTTCTACTTTGATCAGTTCCATGCGATTAGCTCACCTTTACCCATACTCGAATAGTTCTGTTTCGGGGCCTCGTTTCGGACCCACCCTCGTAGGCTGTGTAGGCAGTGCCACCACTAGGGGATCTGTTTTCTAGGGCCCCCGGGCTGCTCCCTCCATTTGCAGTTCTCAGAGAGTGACGGTGACTTCTCAATTCATCACCTTGAATCCCTGCTCCAAAACTCGATGCTCCACTACCAGGTGTGCGGAAAAAGATGCCCTCATTATCAAAGATGGCTGACCAGCTACCTCCAAACAGTGATGCGGGAGTCGAGCGCCCCGGGAATTGGATATAGGTCATGCCCACCGGGATAATCTCTCGGCCGGCAACTCTCGGCATGTTGATGAACTCATTGGCGCCACCAAACCGAGTGCCGTTTGATTCCGTAAAGGCGATACCCAGATAGTTGCTGAAATCACTAGGTTCGATTGAGCCCGATAGGTAGATCGATGAAGACCAACCAAAGAAGTCCCAATGAGAGTGACTGTATGTCCCTAAAATTAAAGAGCTGCGGGTTGCCTGAAAGATGTACCCGCTCTGACTAGCTATTAACTGACCAATCAGTCCATAGCAACCAATCATGACGACTGTGGCATCTTGGGAGTAAATTGCTCTCAACCTTTCCAGTCTGATATGGCAATCGACCAAAAACAGGGTGTCATTATTGTTCGAGCTAGACAGATCCAGTGTACTCTCCCCTCCCGACAGAGAAGACCTGATACCAACCAATTCACAACCTGACGCATAAAGCGTGTCGCCTGTAGAAGCTGTGGAGACGTTGTACCCAACGCTCAAACTGGCTATGTTCAACTTGGCACCAAAGGCACTTATCACACTGTAGGCCGGGTTGTTCGACTTGATCGTGCAGACAAAGCGTGGCGATGAGGCTCCGTTGCGTATCGTCATTGCTGGAGCGTTGTCGTTATCATTGCTGATGTTGACGCTGCCCTGTAGCGTAATTCTGGAGTAGTCACCACTGAGCGTCACCGGGTCCAGCTGGGTGAAGTTCATTGCGATTATGTTGACTTCCGCCCCTTGACTCAAAATCAGAGACTGAGCGTAATCCAGAGCTTCCATCAATTCGCTGAAATCACCAGTGGGAGTCCCATCACTTAAAGGGTTTTGCAAAGTGAATGAGTAATAGCGACTACCTGTAGCCCTACTGGTGCCACTGATGTTCACATCGACAAAGTTACCTTCTTGTACCTCGAACCCTTTCAGCTCGAAAATGTCATCCCCTGGAATCACCCTGAAAGACTTGGTGGCGTTACCAATGTGCAAGCCTGGCTTGGTGCCATCAAAGCCCATGTACCAGCCATTGGTGACACTGTTCAGCGTCGTCTTCCCTGCCCCAATACCACCTTTGGTGATTACGGTGCTGGCCTCCAACTTGTCCTTGGTTAGGTCAGCGGTAGTACGCCAGGCACTGAACTTGTAAATGCGAAGCTCAAAGGTGTCCGGGTGTATCCAGATGCTGCCGTCTTCGGGGTTAAAAGGTGCTGCAGTCTGGCGATAGATGCTGTTTTTGGTGGCGCCGGCGGCTACGGTGTTGAGCTTCAGTGTCAGAGCATTGATGCCTGGGAAGTCGTCGGCTAGCATGACAAAGGGTCTGGCCATTTGCTGCGACAGAACATCGTGAGGCGGGGTCTCGTTGTAGTAGTGGTAGACGCGCTGCTGCTGGAGGGTCTGTCCAGCACGCTGACGGAACTCTCTGATGTTTTGAACCATTTGGCCATCTGACACTCGATAGATGCCAGCTAGCCCAGTATCCCCACCGTCATACCCTTCAGGGTGAACTACCCCAATCATCAAGTACCAATCACCATTAGTGGGCAAGTCTCCCGACCAGAAATAGGGGTTTGAATCGACTGAACCGCCCAGGCTTTCAGTGTATGAGGTGCCGCAACCAATATAGGATGAGCCGTCATAGTCGAACCTCTTCATGTAGACGCCGTGTATGTAAGTTTTGGCCGGGTCTACCGTAAAAGCATCCGTATTCCAGCCGCCGTCGGCGTCGTCGGCGCTGTTGGGGTAGCACTCCCAGAGGGTGTCTACGGTCTCGAAAGGTCCAAGGCCGACTGCGATACGGTTCTCTGTTGCATTCCCATTGCGGTTAAACCCTGGCTGGGTGCCGGTTGAGCCAACCACCCACGCATTAGGGTTCAGCAGGTTCCCGGAGCCACCGATTTTACTCCATGAGTAAGCCGCCGGGTTGGTCGATTCGGTAGATGAAGCCTTATTGTAGGCCAAGCCGATATACTTGCGGGCGCCCGGGTCTCCGTTGGTGAAGTTTAGTGTACCTGTTGGGCTGTCCGCATAGGCCAACCAGGTGTATAAACTTTCACCATTTGGGCCTACAGACCCTTGAATACCCTGCGGCCCTTGAGATCCAGTTGGGCCTTGTGGCCCAGTATCCCCGGTCGCACCCTTTATTAAAGACCATGAGTAGTCAGCCGGGTTCGTAGACTCAGTTGATGAGGTTTTATTGTAAGCCAAGCCAATATAGGTGCGCGTACCTGGCGCCCCATTGGTGAATGATGATGTCCCAGTGCTGTTGTTGGCGTAAGCGACCCAGGTGTAGAGAGATTGCCCGGTTGAACCTGTTGGCCCCTGAACACCCTGCGGGCCTTGAACGCCCTGTTGCCCTGTTGCCCCTTGAGGACCATCTTTGGCCAACGGAGCCCAGCCGGTAGACTTGTAGACCCGGGATTGCTTGAGTGTGGTGTCGTAGTAGAACCAGTTTACCTGGGGTGACGCTGGGGCTGTCGCCAACTCGCCCTGCCAGACCAAGGCGTGCTCGTTCAGGATTGCGTCATCAGCAGGCTTGTCCGACAAGTTGCTCCAGCCGGTAGATCCCGCACCGATCGTCAACTTCCCGCTCAGCTCGATGTTGCGCAGCTTCAGGGTGTTGTTTTCATAGTAGAGGTCGGCATTGTCAGTATCCGGGTTCACGATCTCGAACCGATCGGCAATCATCGAGAAGGTGCCGGTCGTGCCGTCGTTCTGCTGAACAATACCAGTCACGCGCCCGTTCACGTCCAGGGTCACGCTGTTGATAGCGTTGATCTTGGTGCCCTGCTGATCAACGGTGGAACTCAGTGAGTTGACGGTGGTGATCAATCCAACGTTCGACCCGCCGTCACCGGCAACTGTCAAGGTTAGGGTGTCAACCTGGGAGACCAAACCTGTTGAGGTTCCATCCCCATTCAGTATGAGATTAACATTGCTGACTGCTGTATTGGTCCCAATTAGAGACTGGCTTTGCGAGCTGACGCTGCCCAATAGTTGGGTTGTTAAATCTGAAAGCGTCTGATTGTCATTCGACAGAGTTGTTATGGACTGTTGAATGTTCGCAATGGAACCATTTGTGGACGCTTCAAAGGTGTCGATGCGCGAGGTTAGCTGACTATCGGCAGTTTCCAGGGCAATCACTTTCTGACTGTAGGCGTTAGAAAGAGCGCTCAAGTCATTAGTGATGACCGTGACGGAGTCGTTCAGCGCCGTCTGATCTAGCTCATATCCCCCACCGACATTCAGAAAAGCGTCAACCTGGCTCTGTACAGCACTGGCTGCGTTACTGGCTGCTGTGGCGGCATCGTTGGCGGCCGTGACCGCATCCGAAATAGTGGGCAACTGACCAAAATCATCCTCAAGCTGAGTCAGCTCAGCCCGGAACCCGTCGACGATGTCCTGTAAGGCCGAAGGTGAAGTGTACAGTTCGACAACCCCGAACCGGTCGGTCATGGGGTACTTGCCGTCGCTGTTTGGTCCACCGTCAGGCGTCCCGTTCAACCAGTCGCGAAACTCATTCAGACTGGTTTGGCGACCCACCAGAAACTCTTCGATCTTTTCGACCACCGATACCGTAATCGACTCAGGCTGTGGCGAGCGAATGATGAAGTAGTCCAGGGTTGCGTCCGCATCCGTCCAGGCTGTGTGCAGTAGGATGGTGCTTGCATCAACAACGTTGTCCAGGTGAAACAGCTTCAAAGAGCCGGCTTCTACCGCAACCAGGTCGCCCGGGTGTGCATTAGTGACGAAGTCAGCCCCAGTCGCTGTCGCGTACTGTTGACCCTGAACAAAAGACAACTGACCAAACTGATACCAACTCATGAACTGCTCCCGATTCTGATGGCGCCGATTATACCAAACTTAGTTGTTTGTGTGTTATCTCATCGCGGCAATACCCATGATCGTCATGGGGGAATTGTCCAATACAAACTGTGGAGAAGCGCCCAAATCATCTAGCAACATTCGGAACTGATACTGGGTGTACCCAGAGCTTAATGACATACCAAAACTGAAATTGTGAACGAAATCGGAGGGCTTGTAGGTGTAGATCGTCCCGCCGCCGGCTTGGTATTGGTAGTCGTCAGAATACCACTCTCGGGTGTTCACCGTCGACCATCCGCTCCAAGAAACGCCATTATTGCGTCGCCACTGCAGCCTTGCTCTAAACCAGCCTCCAGCAGTCATGTTAACCATGACGATGACACCGCTCTCGTTAGTCGCGGACCCCGTTTCAAAGGTGATAACTGCTGTATTTGTTCCGATTGTGGACGTTTTTTCAAACTGCGAAATTGACCCGCTTTCAATTTTGTCTACCGTGATGGCGCCCGTCTCTACCGAATCAGCCTTGACCGCCCCAACAGTTAAAGCGTTAGCCGTAATGTTGCCCCGGGCTGTCAGGTTGTTGATCTCGACTGAACCCGTCGCAGCGTCTAGTTTGAAGCCAGCGACACCAGAGTCAAAGTTCATGCTGCGCACTTCGGACTGGATGACCGCGTTGATCATTCGAACCTCACCCGACTCAGTGTCCACGCCAAATACCGGGACAGTTGCGCCCTGGGCTGAGGTGCCATCCTTGGAGACCAGAAAGCTATCGGCTGCGATGATGAACTGGCTGGTCACTTCGTCATACTCGTTCAGTTCGGACATCAGCCCAAAGCCGCTGAACACGCCATTGTTGTTGATGCTGACGAAGTGCTGTGCTTTAACGCCGTCCACCACTTCACTGATGGTGTTCAGACTGGTTGTATTTTGACCACTGGTTGTCTCAAGGGTGGTGACGCGCCCCGCAATTGAAGTTTGATCATCGGCCAAGGTCAGGATTTGATCGGTTGCGGTGGCGATGTTCCCATCAATTTCGCTTCTCTGGTCGGCCACGGTGTTTATTGTGAAGTCACGCAGCACCTGCTCGTCTACCAGGGAGTCGGCCACCGTAGTGCTCAGTTCATTGATCGACTGCGCCAGGGTGGTGTTGCCCACATCGCTCAGCAAGGAGCCAGACAGCATCGAGTGCGTGATGCCCACAGGGAACAATGACTCAAAGTCTGCTGCGCCGGCTGTCTGGAAGGTGATCTTCACCAGGTCGGACGCGACATCGGGCTGGAGTCGGTTCAGCTCGCGTATCCACAACGAGTAGTTAGTCTCCGCCACCAGGCCAGCAATGAATGCCCGGGTCGACGCCAGAGTTGATTTAAGCTGCACAGAGGGGTCTGTGAACTCCGTTGCAAGGCCAGGGGCCATCCATATCTCAAACACGCCCTGACCGCCCCGTGCGACGATTGATCCCTCTTCCCGCTTGGTTGGCTTCCACACCAGGTCAACGCTGTTGTCACGCGGTGTGGCAACTACGTCAATGGGTGCTGTGGGCGCCACTGGCTTCACACCGGCCACAATGTGCTGATACAGGGTCGCTTCACCCAGAGACGGACGACGCTCATAGGCATCGATCGGCAGAATCTTCACCTTAACCAGATCGCTCGGCTGCACTTCCATCGAGTAGGACTTGGGGTGCTGCCCCATGTAGGCGAAGCCTTCGTCGTTCACGTTCACCCAGACTTCGGACGACTTGTAGCCCGGGTCGACCACTTCCCAACTGAACGACAAAATGGTGACGACGGCATCCGCGACTGACTGAGGTGCTTCGGTAAAGCCGTTCCAGCCCACGTTCACAATGCGGCTGGGGGTCGGTGAGTAGTCCTGAATGTCAGTGATCAGGGTTGCGTCAAAGACCGTCTCGTCGTACTCCAGGGCCGTCACGGTGCGGAAGTGATCGTTCTTGATACCGATGTCACGGATGACGAACGGTTTGGCTTCACGCCCCTGCTTACCCGCAATCCAGGGTGTGTATTCATCGGGCACACGGCTGAACGGCTGAGTTAGGGTCAGAGTGTCGGTCATGCCGGGAGCGTTGGCGATCGCCCGGGTCTCGACCACGTCGGTGTCGAACAGGTCCAGCAGGTCCCCTATCAGGACGCCAGAGGCATCACGCAGCACAACCCCCTGCCCTGTCCCGTCTGACCAGGTTTGCTCCACTTCATAGTCGGTGCCGTTGGCCTGGCTCACCGCGCGCTGTATCTGCTCGTAGGTGGCTACGCTGAAAGCGCCCAGGTAGACGATGTCACCATTGACCCCTGTCACCTCAAAGGTTTGCAGGTAGTCAGAGGAAAACTTGACCAGCACGCTGTCGATGGCTTCACTGATCTCAATCTCTTTGTCGAGCACCAGGGTATTTGCGTCACTACCTTCCGCTGACAGGCCGCCCTGAGACCACTGTGGCATGTCGTGCTGAATCAGTATCTTGTCGCCTACCTGACAGGCCAGAGCCTCTACAGAGGTCTCGAACGTGACCGTCTGGCTGAGCTTGTTCATGTTCAGCGCCAGGGTGCCCGCCTTCACGGCCTGGTCGCGGTTGTCTACGCCGCGCAGCTTCAGCTCAGTCGAGCGCACCTTCAGGCGAGACTTGTCGATGGTGGGGTCGTTGAAAACCTTGTCGCGCAGGGTGACCATGGCTTCCTTGTTGAAGTTGTCCTTGTCGTAATAGACCACCTTCACTTCGTTGGAGCGATCGGAGACCGTTGTCCAGTTGGTACCCAGGCTGCCCGAGACAATGCTGGCCACGTTGAACATCATGGAAGCCGGCTTACTGCTCTCAATCGACACAGAGATCGTTGTGCCCGTGTAGAGCTGTATTGCTTGCCCAGTCTGAAAGACAGCTTTAACAGCGTCCCAGGCGTTCTTACGCCCGTCTATGACCCCGTTGAACTTCAAAGCATTGTCGTCGCAGAACTGAGCCCACTTCAGAAAAGCGGATAGGTGCATCTTGGAATCAGGTCTGCCCGGGCCGTAGCGATCATTGGTCAGTATGTCATACGCAATCCAGGCCGGGTTCTGACTCCATTGCCGGGACCAGTCTTTTGTTTCAGGGTCGTAGACGCGCACACGGATGCCGCGCACCTGAGCCAGCACCTTCGGCATCCGGTTAATGACTTCACCCATGCGAATCTTGATGCCGGTCAGAGCGGTCAGCTTGTAGCGCACCTTGCTGTTCAGAATCTCAACAACGCCGCCCAACACCAGGTCGTCGCTGTAGTCGTAGTCTTCCAGGCGCGGAGCCGTCGTCGACATGCGGAACTCATAGCCCAACAGCGGGTCAAAGTTCATCGAGGAAAAGGCGCTGTAACGCAGGGTCTCGCGCTTTTTGCCCTTGTAGCGGATGGTGGATACGCCTGCTGCCGCCAGGTCTGCCTGAGCTTTTGTCAGTGCTTCCTGAGCAAATACGGCCTCGTTGCTGTCTACGCCATAGTAGGAACTCATGACATCGTAGTGCTGCTGTGCCTCCTGCACCTGTTCAGCCAGTTCAGCCTGACTGTTGCCATCCATCGGCAGCTCTAACCAGGTAGTCGCGCCGGTTTCGCGGTACTGGAACTTGACATCGACGTAGGTGGTCTTTTTGTCGTTGTCGTCGTCATAGGCGATCAGACCCTGGGAGAAAGTCAGATCAAAGCGAATCTGATCCATGCCGGGCGGTGACGTGTGTATCAGGGTGTCAGTGTCGTTATGGGCAAATGTGACGGACTTGGCGATCGACTGATAAATCTGGTTGAACCAGGGGATGATCGGCTGATCCGCGGTGCCCGCACGATGCTCTATCTCAATGCCGGAGATTTCCGAAGCGTCGCTCTCATCGATGGTCACTTTCTCGACACCATCGATCTCACCCTCACCCAGGGCCAGCAGCATGAACAAGTCCTGCTTGGTCGGGGTCACGTTGACCGTGTGTACATCCACCAGGTTGCCGCCGGTCCAGTGCCGGCCATAGATCAGGGGGATGGGCGAACCCTCTTTGGAGTTGTTCTGAGGGCCGTTGACGCCGTAAGTGTTGGGTGTTTCACCATCTTCGTCGACGATGGGCGGCCAGATGCTGTTGGTCAGCAGGTTGCCGCCGACAGACAAAATGGTGGCCACAGCCCACAGAGCGGGGTTGGTTGCGACAATGGCAAAGGCGGCAATGGCAAAGCCGGCCTGCAACACGGTGCGGAACTTGCCCCGGTCTTCCTCGTTTTTGCCGCCGGCTGCGACGATCGGTGTGTAACAGACGTAATCACCGGGGGCGGGAATCGTCGTCGCACACTGCTCGTCTGGGATATGTTCGCCATTCAGGAAGACGGCGTGATACTCAGCAATGTCACCACCGAGCAGTTCCAGCAGAGTCTTGGCCTCAAAGTCGAGTTGATACCGCACATGGCCATCATTGGAGAAGTCCAGCGGGTTGGTAACGATGATCAGTTCAATCTTGGCGTTTGTATTCATAAAACCCTACTGTGCGATGCTTCCAGCGGCCCAGGTCGTCCAAGATGACGCCCCCTGAAGCCTCCCAGGTATGAAGAAAATCGGTGCCGTTCAGGCAGAACCCGACGTGACTGGCAACCCCGGCGATCTTCAGCAGCACAACGCTGCCCAAGCGCGGCTCGGGTATGGACTGCCAGCGGCCCAAGCTCAAATTCATCATGGTTGAGATAATCTTGGCGTTCTCAGACCAGGGCTCACTCTGGATCTCGATGCCCAGGCGACGGTGCATTTCCATCACCAAGCCGTAACAATCCAGGCTATCGCTACCTGGCCGTGCCCCGTAACGAAACGGGGTGCCGATCAGGTCTTCAAACTCAACCACGGACGATGATGCCTGGCATGCCGCCGTAGTTGCCCTCGTTGTCGTGTGCTCGGCATCCATTGGCGCCGGCCAGCGACAGGTCACAGGTGGGCATGGCCCCGCTGTAGCCGCAGTTTTGTGACTTGTAGATGAAGGAGCAGACGTTCTTCAGGGCGACCCGGGCAGGCACGTTTTGGTTTAGTGGGTTGTCAACGCCCAGCTCCCAGGTGACGACATAGTCTTTCACCGATGAATTGGTGATGGCGAAGTCATCCGACAGCTCCACTTCGCTGGTCAGAGCGTCTTTGTCCGGGCCTGTGACCACCAGAACTTTGACGTTCGAGCCCGTGCCACCCTTGTAGGTCTGCAGGTAGCTCTGCACCATCTGCAACTGGTCCTGGATCGAAATGTTCACGCTCGGCGTCGAGTCGGACCTTTTGTCGATCTGGATCTCGAACGGCAATGCCTGGTAGGCCTCGCCATCAATGGTCACGTCTTCATCGTTCTGCACAAACCGCAGGGTGTCGATGAACGACTGGGTCGCTTCATCCCAGACCTCGATCTGCAAGGCAAACAAGAACGGCTGATCTGAGTGCAGCTTGTTCTTTTCGATAACGGTCAATAGGCTGAGATTATTCATAATTCACACTTAGTAGTTTGTGTGTATTAGACCTCTTCGAGGCCCCATTGGTCAAGGTTGTATTTGTGTTGGCCACCTACACCGATGTAGATCCAGTCGGGCGGTGCCGTAAATCGAACCTTCATCAGAACACCGGTCGTTGGGTGGGTGTAGTCAAAAATAGTATGAGTGCCGTGTTCATCCCAGAAGGCCTCCAGCTCCAACCATTCAGCCTGGGTGAGTTCGGTAAACCCCGTCATCAGCTTGCGGCGGGGTTTACGGGTATGGCGGCGACGGGTATGTGCATACCCGCCCTCCATATCCCCGCGGACGGTGTTGTCGACCGAACCCGCCTTGAACTTAGCGCTATCCTGTCGGTTTTGCAGTGGCATGACGGCCATTAGCGATTTGCTCCTTTTACAGCATCACGAACCGGGCCGGGTTTGCCCAGGTTCCTCAGTAATACATCAACCACGAAACCTTCGCCGTTGAAGCGCATGTCACCCTGCTGCTCAGCCTGTAGGCGTTCGCCCGACTGGTTGATCAGGTTGAATCCGATCACGGGCGCAACGACTGCTCCAGCACCCCCGCCCTTCATGCCCTCCATATCAACCGTCACCGGGATCGATCGCCCGTCTGGCAGCGGCACATAGGCTTCGGGCATACGGCCTTCGCCAAATAGGGCGAGCTGTGGACTGCGAGCGATACCCCCGTTGGCATACTTCTTCATGGCCAAAGGCCCATAGGAAGACATGATGCCGCCGCGAGCAAACTCGTTGATACCTACACCGCTGCTCAAGCTGCCCGACGTGGCGCCACTGGAGCCGGCCCCAAAGAAGCCTGTGGCCCCCTCAAATGCTCGGACCATTGCCATCTTGACCAGGAGCTGGGTGATCATCTTGGTCATGCTCTTCAAGAAGCTCTCCAGGTCGGCCTCGCCATCCAGCAACACGTCCGACAGTAGGTCACCCATGCCATTGAGCGAGTCGTACCAGACATCCGACATTTGATCGGATATGTCGTAGAACTCTTCGGAGAACTTCAACCAGCCCCGGGTCCAGACACTTGCCTGTTCAGCCCCGGCCATCATCAGGTCGATGTTCTGCTGCACCAGGCGGAGAGACTCTTCGCTCAGGCTGTCCAGCTGCAGCAAACCATTCAAGGCTTCGATGGTCTGCCGATCGATCTCTACCCCGGCGCCCTTCGCATCCACGATGTCTCGCTCCAGCTGCAGACGGTCTTCAACCAACTGCTTCTGAATGGCGGCATTCAGGTTATCAGTTGCGGCACCCTCATTGCGGTTGGCGCCGGCCAGGGCCTGCTGATATTCCTCCATCGCCTGAGCGCTGATACCGAACTGCTGAGCGGTGTCGTTCAGCTGGGTGCGCATTTCCTCAGCTTTGGCCCGAGTCTCTTCGATGGTGCGAGTTACATCGTTGTATTCAGCCACCACGTTCTGATACTGGCCGAAGTCCAACCCTGACTTGTCGCCTCGCTTCAGCAGGCGCTGTTCGAGCGAGCCCATTTCAGAGTTCAGATCGGCCAGGCCAGACTGAGCCTCTTTGATGGTGTTGATCGCCTGCTCGGTTTCGTATACCTGGGCGGCAAGGCCTCGAAGGTCTGTTTCATTTATCTCTTCGCCCGCTTTAACCCAGGCTTTCATCCGAACTTCAAGCTCCGCCAGGTAGGGGTTAGCCTCATTGGCCTTAGCCTTCATTTCAACCATGCGCTCAGTGATGCGGTTAATCCACTGCTGGTACTGGGGTAGCTCTTTTTTCTCATCACCACCCAGGCTCTCCATGAGATCGAAGCCACCTTCTTGACGCATCTGCTCCTGAAGGTTGATCAATTGCTCCTGAAGCACCTGAATTTGAGCGGCAGCGGCAGCCGTAGCTTCGGGCGGGATCACCTGACCATTGGCATAGGTGCGCGCCATTTCCGCAGCGACACCATTGATCAACGCCTTTACCTGCTCAACTTCACTCTGCAGGATGGCATTACGCTTGGAGATACTGGCTTCCAAGAACTCAGTTTGGTACTCATCCCGGGTCACGCCTCGTTCGCGCAGGTCTGCATCTAGGGCATCAAGTTCAGCTTGGTAGCCGGCGCGAAGCAGCGTTGTACTTCGTGACACTTCGTCCAGCGCCTGCTGAGCTGAAGAGCGGGCTTCACGAATGGCCTGCTGAGTCACAGTCTCGGTGATGCTGCCGCTCAGTGCTGCCCGGGATTCCACCGCGTATCGGATTGAATTTTCTAACTGGGAGATTTCTTCGCGCAGGCGATCTGGCACAGTTCCAATATAGCGGTCGCGCTGATCTTCGCGCCTTTGTAATTTGGCTCGCTTGTCTTCCAGTTGCTCATCCAGGTCTTCAATCTGTGCTCGAGCGCTTTCCATTTCCTGCTGATTCAGGTCGGAGCGAATACCCTTGCGCAGCTCAGCCCGCAACTCTTCAGCCCGTTTGCGCGTCTGGTAATACTTAAAGCCTAGAGCAGCAACGACCCCGGCCAGGACGCCCAAAGGCCCAAGGGCAACAGAGGCGGCGGTACCTAGACCACGAAAGGCGGTACCCAACACCGTAGCTGTTTTAGCGGCGGCGCCCTGAGCAGCACCGGCGGCCGCGACCTTGGTGGTCATGCCACCCATGCCTGCTTGGGCGCGAGCTGACGCGACGGGAATAGCCATTAGTGAGCCGGCGAACTGACTGACGTTTGCGCGCCCTTTCAGCATCTGGCCATCGAGACGCATCATGCTGGCGCTGATGCCACCAAACACATTGCCCGCCAGTTTCACAGCTTTGATGGCGATGAATATCTGAAGCACAGCACCGATCGCATCCCGATACTCATAGATGAATTGGATGCCGGATCGAATTGTGACGATCAATTGGGTCAGGGCCTGGCCCAGGTCACGCGCCAAAGTGACAGCCTCATTGGAAGAGAGAAACCCTTCGAGCAACTGGCGCAATGACTCTTTGGCCTCCTCAAAGTAGCCCGCGTCACCAATACCTTTGGCAAAGATCAGCCATTTAGTCTGAAGACGGTTCATCAAACCGTCCCAGGTTTTGGCCATTTCAGCGGCGGACCCGGCGTTCTCAAACTGCATCTGCGCCAACATAGACTTCAGAGCGCGAGTCGACGCCACGCTACCGCTGGAAATCTCTGCGACCAACTCGCCCAGTGGAAGACCTACCCCCCGGGCCATGACCACCATCGCGTTGGGGATAGCCTCGCCCAACTGCTGACGCAGCTCTTCCATAGAGATGACGCCCTTACCTGCCATTTGCTGCATGGCGATTGAGGCGCGTTTGAGCTGTTCATCTGAGCCGCCGAACTTAGCCACCGAGTCAACCAGGGCCTGCAATGAGCCGTTAGCCGGGTCAATACCCGCACTTCTCATTTTTACAAATGAGTCCGTCAATGCGCTAAGGTTGGTTGGTGAGGCTTGGGATAGATCCAGCAGGTACTGCATGGAACCTTCCGCCTCTTTGTTGATGGCGGCCATACTGCTGGTTTCTTTCGACAGGCCCTTCATCAGCACCTGCATCTTCTCAAGTTGGGCATTGGCACGAATGATGGCACCAAATGTTCCGCCCATGACCTGAACCAGGGTCTCCAGGGCATAGCGGAAGGCACCCAGTGTTACCAGGGTGTCGCGCATGGTGGCGCCGAAGCCCTGGAATCCACCCTGGGCCCCACGCATGCCGGTATCGACGCTGCTAACGGTTCGCTGGAACTGACGCAGGGCAGCCGAGTTGACCTTGAGCCGCCCAGTAAAGTTCGCATCGTCCAGTTCGAGTTCTACTACAAGCTGCTCAAGAGCCATTACCGTTTACCTTTTGCTAATGCCTTCATTCGCTCCCGGGCTCCAGGCGCAGGGGCTTCGATACGGGCTTTCTCAACCCGGACTATTTCACCCATGTCGAGATTCAGTTGTTCGACAACCTTCTCGTAGTTCTCCTGACTGACGGCGGCCTTGGATGCGTTGATGAAGCGCAGGTCGTCCGCAGCTTTAATCCGGTGGATCTGGCCGTTCATCGACCAGAAGCGACGTGCCGGCATGGCCAGCACATCGGTATCCTTGACGTGGTAGAAGTGGCAGAAGCGAGCAAACAGGAACGCGAAATCGAGGTGCGTTACTCGGTCTCGCTGGTACTGGACTCCCCCAGCGTTACTGCGTCGCCCTCCGCCTCTGCTTGTTTGGCGGCCTCTTCCACCAGCTCTTCGTTGGTCTTGTTGGCAAAGTCCACGATGGCTTTGAGTTGGTGAATGTTCAGCGAACCCAGGTCGGCATCCGGCAGGGTTGGAAGCAGCACACGCACTGAGTCGCGCAGGGCCGATAGAAAGGTTTCAACTTGTTCATCCGGCTGCATGTCCAGCACGTCTTTGGTGTTGCGTGCGGTGCGCAGGCCGATGATCATCTGATCGATGGTCTGCTCGGCGATCGGGTGAGAAACACCGCGCAGCGTGATGGCTCGGGCAACCGGGCCTGCGACTTCGTCCAGGTTCAATAAAACGGGTTGATTGCTTTTCACGATCTCTTCTCCAAAAAGAGGCGGCCGAAGCCGCCTTCTCACTTAGTTGTTTGTTTGTTATACGACCGCGGTTACGTCGCCGTATTGGAACAACACGCCTTCTGCGGTCGGGTAACCAGAGAAGTCAGAGTTGAACACCCGCTCCTGGTCGGTCTTGTACGCGAAGTTCATCGCGCCCGGGGCAGATGCTTTCGGAATGACCACGTCTTCGCTGTAGTCGTCGTCCAGCAGGCCCACCGGGTGCAGAACGAGCTGGCGCGCGGTCTGAATCAGGGAGGTGCCCACGCCGGTCTTTACTTCGACGTAGCGCTTGGTGGGTTCAGTACCATCAGTGATCAGGGTCGCACCTGGGATCAGGGCTACCATGTTCTCCAAAGTGGTCTCGGCCAGAGGCACCGTCACTTTGATGTTTCGACCGATGATGGTTTCATCAACGATGGTCTCACCAAACTGATCCACTTTGGTCTGACGGGTGTCAGTTGTTACTTCACAATCAACACCGCCGATGGTGAGACCCATGTCGGTCATCATCACACCAGTGCCGTTGTAGTCGATGTCGCCGTTCGGGTCTTCGTAAAGGACTTTACAAGTTCCCAGGCGCAGGTTTTCAGTACCCATTGCTTACTCCTAGTTTGTGTACACAACTCGGTAATTGACGGACGCTTCGTAAAGTCCACCGTCTGACCCTGGATAACCCAACGGTTCGTGCTTGGGATGAATCACCCAGAATCGGTAGTCTCCAATCTGGCCAGGGCCAGGCATCAGTGACATTGCTTGCTCAGCCATAGCCTTTGCTGCGTCGACGGACTCAGCTCGGGCTATGATCTGCAACTCGCCGGTACGGGTTCCGTGATCGGCGATGAATGTGGGGGTCTGACTGGTGATCAACCAGGCGATGCGAGCCTCGGCCGGCATCTCGTTGCGAAACAGGTTCAGGCCGGGTGTTCCCAGTCCGCCCGCCGCCAGTTGTTCGATGAACACTTGCAAATTCATTACTTGAGCCTCCGCAGGCGTTCGCGAACTTGGGGTTCAACCCTGTTGAACGCCTTAACGAGATACTTGCCGCCGACATCGCGACCGTTCGCTTCAGCCTTGGCCTGAGAAAGCTCGCCCCGGTTCTTGTAGTGCTCATGGGTAAAGACGGCATAGTTGAAGCCCCAGCGGGTGTAGCCCGGGCCCAGAGCGTCCAGGTTGAATACACCCACATCGATCTGGAGTCGGCCCCGAATGCCCTGCTTGTTTTCTTTCAGGTCAATGGCTTTTTCCAGGAAACCTTCGTCGACAGGTGCATGAGCCCTCGCCTCTTCCAGCATCAGGTTGGCTCCCCAGCGCAAAACACTTTCAGAGTGCTTTTTCACCCGGTCAGTGTCTCGATACAGGCGCTTGATGACGGAACTCAACCCCCTCAGTTTGACGCTCATAGCTTCAGCGCCACCTGGTAATGATCGATCTGTCCAGACATGGAGAAGGTTGGCTCGACGCGCCAGATTTTGTACCGCTTACCCATGATGGTGATGGCATCGTCTTCTTTAAGACTGGCTGTTGGCGCAACCAGGATCGAGTAATTGGCAGTCTGTTCGCTGGCCCGCTCTTTGGAGCCCGACTTGTCCGCTCGAATACTGGAAGACTGCAGCTCGGAGATCAGGTTGATAGGGGTGATGCCGACAGGGGCCGCGGGGCCATACTCTTTTTGTCCGGTCACGGTGTAGCCCACAACCGGCTGGGTCATGACATACATCGTTGGCAGAAACATAGAGCTGAGAAACATGACACCTCCAGAGTTGGCCCGATTATAACAAACTTAGTTGTTTGTGTATATTACAAGTCCACGAAGGCGAAGCTGTTCGGATGAAAGTACACCGACTCCAGATCCTGATACTCAGACAGATCAAACTCCCGACCGTGAAAGCGATGCCCGGGTCGATCAATGCGCCCTTGCGACTGCCCCAGCTTTAACCAGGTGGCTGTCCGGACAACGTTGACGATCTCCAGGTAGCCCTGCTGCAAGTGATTGCGAATGTAGTTCTCCGCTTTCAGGCGCCGACCAATACTGTCCATGTGCTCAAACTCGGGCATGCCAAAGTTTGCGCTGGCCTTCCCGTCCAGATCCGCAAGCTGATACATGCGAAAGTGTTTCAGTACGGTTTGCGCGTCTGACCCAAGCTGATGAATGACGTTGTCGAGCAGTCTGTTTGACGCGCTCTCAGCATACGCTTGGACGAACGTTTTCAGCTCAGTAGTGTGTTGGTTTGACTCAGTCCCGGGTGCGCGCTGTAGTGCGTATGAGAGCGCTTTCTCGAACGCGACCGTCGCAGTGTCCTGTATTTCTTCCTTGATCACCGGGCCGTAGTGACCTAGCGCCCAATGACATTGTGTCACCAATGGGTTGAACTGGGTCAGCGGCTCGTCATGAACTGTCGCGTTTTGGTAGGCACCGATCAAGGTGTCCTGATACAGAGAGTAATGCTGCAGGGTTTTGGCCACCTGGGCGCGCAACAGGGCGCGCAATTCATCATTGTTCATCGAGACACCTTTGCGGTCCAGTTGACCAAGCCTTTCATGGCGTCCATCGTTTTGCGGCTGACGGGCAGTGCCACCGGCTTTGAGGTTTGAAAGAAGTGCGTACTTTCACCGGCAGAATGTGACAAAAGTCCCGCTTTGCGTCGCTCTTCAATTGGGTCGCCACCCAGCAGGTAGTTGGCCTCGATCAACGTGGCCAGCATCAGTTGTTTGCGAACCCGCTCGGTTAACATGCCCAACTCCGCCAGGTCCAGATCGTTGGTAGTGCTCACGATGTTGTCCGGGGTTGCCTGAATGTTGACCCGAACCAGGCCAATGTTGTCGTAGGCGTTCATGATCGCTGTGCGGAAGGTTGACAGGTCTGTGCTCAGATACTGACCCAGTGCCGGCAAATCCAGGCGGCGTTGAGCCAGCTTGATCAGGTCATCCTCAACCGCAAAGCTGTCCACGCCGGGTGTCAGGCCTTCCGGCTCAAAGTAAAGAACTTGGCGCTGCAGGTAGCTCTCGCCCTCTTCGTCAAAATTCAGGTCGAAGGTTGAGACCGAGTCGGCACTGCCTCCGTTGGGCAGGTATGCGATTGCCTTACCTTCTTTGATGATCAGGTGATATTGCTCGCCGAAGCTCAGAAACACATCGACCAGAACAACCGTTGTGTCAGGGTATGTCAGGGTTATGACCGCTTTGTCACTGCCTTCAAACCCGCTGGGGATTGAGCCCTGAGCAAAGACATTACTTAACCAATTGATTGCCTGACCAAAGGCGAAGGTGGCAAAGGGGGTGGTCAGTTCGGCATCCGTCCCGACTGGGTAAGTCAGGCCATAGAGCAAACTGGTCTTTTCGGGTGTTCCAGCCGGGATGATCATAGATTCTCACTTAGTTGTCAGTGTGCCGAATGTACCGCAATTTGGCACGAAACTCCAGAAAAAGGGGCCGTAGCCCCTCCCTTTTATGTTGACAGCGCCATCTTGTTCAAGGTGAGCTGGGGTGTTCCGGTTGTGGGTGTCGTCGGGTCAGGGGTAAACGTCACGGTTGTGTCGTTCGATGCTGTGACAGTAACGGGGTAATCCGCCCCTGCAACGGTCACAAACCCTTCCCAATACTGACTCGCTTCCAGGCTGGCTGACAACGAGAATGTCACCACGTTCGACTGCCCCAGGCGCAACACGTTGTCACCATTGATGCCCGTCACTTCATTTACGGAAGGCGCTTCAACAGTCACGGTGCGTGTTGCTGTGCCAGTGTTACCCCGTGAGTCCGTCACTGAGTAAGTCAGGGTATAAACCCCATCTGTACCAGTGTCGACTGACCCCGTCACAACAACTGCGCCGGTGATGTTTCCATCCAGGTTATCGCTGGCTGAGAAGCCCGGCTCTGTCCAGGTGTCACCCCGGGTCAGCGTGACCGCGCCGCCCACAAGCGTAATGACAGGCAGCACAGCATCGGCTGTTACGGTGACGGTGCGCGTCGCCGTACCGGTGTTATCTGCCGAGTCAGTGACGCTGTAGGTCAGAACGTACTGGCCAGGCACCGCCGTGTTCACTGAACCCGTGATCGTCACTGAACCCGTGATGTTTCCATCCAGGTTGTCGCTGGCTGTGAAGCCCGGCTCTGCCCAGGTGTCACCCTCTGCGATTGACACATCCCCGCCGGTCAACGTGATCACCGGCAAAACGGTATCAGCCACCACTGTCACAGTTCGAGTAACAGAACTCTCGTTGCCGGCTGCATCCGTCACGCTGTAGGTCAGGATGTAAGTGCCTGGCACGGCAGAGTTCACTGTGCCCGTAACCACAACTGAGCCGGTTAAGTCGCCGTCAACGCCGTCGTTCGCTGAGTAGCCAGGTTCCGAGAACGCTTCACCTTCAGCAATGGAAATGTCGCCATCGGTCAAAGTGATGACGGGGGCAGTAACATCCAAACCTGTAACGGTGACAGTACGAGTAGTTGTGCCGGTGTTGCCGGCGGCATCTGTAACACTGTAGGTTAGAACGTATTGACCCGGTACCGCCGTATTGACAGTGCCTGAGATCGACACAGAGGCGGTCAGATCACCGTCTTCGTTGTCTGTCGCTAAATAGCCGGGCTCGGTCCAGGCTGTACCCTCCTCAATCGACACATCACCATCAGTCAGAGTGATAACGGGCGCGATACCGTCTGCTATCCCGACATTATTTGCTGTTACCAATGGCAACCCGGTATCACTTAATACCGCCCCACTGATGTCAGGGTCGGCTTCAAAGTGATAAGTTAGTAACGATGTTGTCGCCAAGGCGGCGTGCGTCAGCTCGATCTGGTCGTTGCCGACTGCAACCGCTGCGCTGATCGCCTCACCTTCAGTAAAGCGAAAACCAGTAATGCCTGTCTGTGGAGTAATGGCGGTGACGTTGGCCAGTGTGACGACGGTTGTGGTTGCAGAGGTTGCCGCTGCCGACACGACGGTGGGCGCAGAGTCGTATGGCAAACCTTCCAACACTGAACCAACTACGGTCGCAGCACGCTCAGCCTGGATAGCGTAGGCAGCGTTCGTCAGATGCACTGTGTCGCCGTGCATGGTCAGGTCGTAGGAGTAAGCAGCTCGATACACGCCATCTGTCTGCAAGAACTGTTCTTCGGCCTCAAGCAAATACTGCCACTGAATATCAGTCCGGGGCGGTGTGCCTCGCTGCACCCCAATGTTGAAAAAGGGAACACTGGCGCCAACTAGAGTTTGGACCCGGTTGTGCAGTCGCGTGAACTTGTCTAGGGCGTCTGCCGTATCGACTAGCGCTTCCCAGGCGGCGTCGTTGTAGCCGGCAATCATGACTACACCAGCAATCGCTGTGCCCTGAGCCGCGAGGTTCTGCACAGCAGTTTGAAACAGAGGGTATTGCGAGCTTCCGTTGGCCCATGAGCCCATGTGAGAACCGCTATAGCCGAAATCCAGCGCAAGCATTGCGGCTCCGGTGATTGCGGTAATGCTAGCCGCAAATGACAAGCCGCCCTGACCCGATGTCACATTGTTCCGGTATCCATCCTGATCGAGCACGACAAAGCCCGGCACTTCTGTACCTGAACCATTGCCATACCAGTATTGCATCGAACTATCGCCGATCATCCCGAACACGTCGCCCACATACCAGGCGCCAGATGCGACCGTCGAGCTGACCGGGGTTCCTGACAGCATCGATCGCACTTCTACGGTGTAAGGCTCAACGCTTTTGGGTACCACAATATCAACTGTAAAGTCATCAGCGCCAACCGTAGAGGATGTCCAACTAACCACCTCTGTCACGCCTTGTATTACGCGTACTTCAACATCGTCCAGCTCAGCACCGGCCTCAAACGTGCCGCTTACGGTGACTGTGCCGTTATCCCCTGTCCGGGTCACGAACTGATTTTCAACAGGGGCCGTGATGGTAGGCGTTGTGACAGCCGCCTCAACCACTGTGACGGTTCGGGTGGCTGTGACGGTGTTTTCTGCGGCGTCCGTCACTGAGTAGTTCAGCGTGTACGTCCCAGCCGTAGAAGTGTCTACTGTGCCCGTAACACCTACGTTCGAGGTGATGTCACCGTCCACGTTGTCAGTCGCAGAGTAGCCCGGGTCTGTCCAGGTTGACCCAACAACCCTGGTCACGTCACCATCGACCAGCGTGATTACTGGAGCTGTGGTATCTGCTACTGCTGGTGCTGCACTGGCAAACCCGAACCAGGCGGACCAATCTGAAGTCACAGCATCCAGGGTTTCATTAACCCGGTATTCATACTGAGTTTCAGAGGCAAGGCCTGCCAGTGCGTAGCTGGGGCTGGTCAGACCTGAGACCAGAGTTTCGTTACCTGTGTCGTTTAGCAGACGCCATTGCAGATCGTTGGTGGCACCGGTTGGGCCGGCATCCCAGGACAGGTCCACAGTTGTCTCAGTGGCGTTATCTGCAGCCAAGCCGGTTGGTACACTTGCAGCAACGTCATACTCAATCCACTGACTGTCATCACCCACAAAATTGAGCAACGTGCCGTCGTTTCCGCCAATCTCATCAATCAGCACTAGCCCGGTGCCACCGGAGGCATCGGCATTCCAGTAATGCGAGATACCGCCGGGTGCCTCAAGGCTGACGCTGTACAAGTCATAGTCGGAGTAATAGTTGGTCGATACTTGGCCAAAGCGCTCAAATTCAAATGTAGCGGGATGGTTGCCTGCAATCGTGCGAACGGCCCCACCATTAACCTGTATTCCTATAACGCCAGCCGTTCGAGTAAAGACCACGGTGAACCGCTGGCCCTGACCAGGCCAGTAATCCGTTGGGTCGCCGTAGTTGATGAAACCCCCGCCGGCAACGTTCCAGAAGACCCCAGGGCTGCCGTAGACTGCGGCGAAGTTCTGGTTGCTTGTGGCGCCACCAAACAGCACAGCAGCCCCGCCGTTGCCACTGTTCGTCACCATGGATATGTCCATAGTGATCGTAAAGTCACCGGTCAGTTGTATCGCTGAAGCAAGCTGTACCCACTCGTTTGTAGTACGACCCAGTTTTCGTAGAAAGTGCGCCATCGATTACACTCCCGACTCTGTCAGAGTTATTGAGGCTGCCTGGGTTGGGTGCAAAACCGTGCCCGGGCCTGAGTCGTTACCTGCTGTTGGGAGAGCTGGGAAGGTGCCCGGGAACAGAGGGTCGTTATCGACCGTGTCGTAATAGATATTCCCACCATTGATACCGGTGGCGCCCTGGTTGCCATAAAAATTCAGATAGCCCCCACCAGGCTGCGCATTGGACTCACCAATGTTTGCGGGCAACTGGTTTTCAAAAGCCAGTTCAAAAAATTTTACGGCACCTTCGGCGCGGGTCCCGCTAACCAATGCTGGGTTCGTGCTAATTAGCGGGTTATTCGCTTTGCGAATGCCCTGAATCAGACTGAGATTTAATGCTGGGACTGCCATTGTTATGCCTCTACGGTCATGTTTGAGAAGGTGAAGGTTTCAACAACAGTAGGAATCCGAACCGTAAATCCAGAGAAGATGAATGACTCGACCAGAGTGGGTTCAGGTTCAACAACGTCATCAATGACGGCCAGCAGCTTGGTTTGGGTCGCTGTCAATTCCCCGTCGGAGACGGTCAGTGTCACGCTGTAGTTGCCGGCTGTGGCGTAGGTGTAAGTCACCTGAGCACCTTCGGCGGACGCACCATTGCCAAAGGTCCAGATGTAGCTCAGGGCATCCCCATCCGGGTCACTCGACGCAGACGCATCTAAATCGACGCTCAGGCCGTCCAGAATCTGTGTGTAGCTCGCGACAGGGGGATTGTTCACTGTGACGACAGACACGCTCAGGGACGCTGTCAGAGCGCTTGCGTTGCCCGCCCTGTCAACTGCCTGGGCTGAGACTTCATAGTCGCCCGTCGGCAGGTTCAGATCGTTCAACTCGAAGGAGCCAGTCAGGCCGCTTCGTACCGGTGCACCATCGACATAGAGCGTCCAGACAGCGGTCGCATCGTCGATGGTTGGGATAAGGAGTGAGCCAACCAGGGTCAGCTCAATGGTGGGGGCTACGGTGTCCGTCAGGTCGATACGCACCGTGGTGATGACACCAGTGGCGTTGCGCTTAGACAGGCTCAGGACATCCGGCAGAATGAAATTTCCATCGATGTCTTTAAGGTCAAATTCAATGATGACCGGTTCGCCAGGCTTCCGTTTGATCACCCCCGACATGTTAGCTGCCCCGCTTTGCTTTCAAGGCCAGCAGACCGTCGATGATGCCAACGATCGAGGTGCCCTTGACGCCATAGGGGGTAGCAAATTCACGCAAAGGTGAAATGCCCTGGTCGGCCAGTTCAGCTAGGGTTTCAGCAGTGAAGTCCCAGGTTAGGCTTTCATCGGTAGGCACTTTCACTTCAGCCTTTTTCTTGCCGGTCGCCTTGACCGCCTTACCTTCGATGGACTTGTTGCGAGATTTCAGCTCGCGAGTACCGGCGCCGCCCTGCTCGCTGGAGCCGTCGGTATTGAGCACTTCAATTTGTACGATCGCACCAATCTGCTCAACTTCCCGGGAGGTCAGTTCGTCAACGGAGACGCCTTCTACAAATTGGTGAACGCCGAAAAAGCCGGTCAGGTTCATCCATCCTTTGCTCAGTAATTTGATCTTGTTAGCCATATAACCCTCTCAAACAAAAGGGGCTCGAAGCCCCTTATAAGTTAACTCACCAAATAATCAATCTTAGTTGTTTGTGTGAATTAGACGTTAGTAATACCGTACAGAGCAGCCAGGGACTGAGTGCTCTTCAGTGCAACACTCCAGTAGGCCTTGAGGCGTGTACGGGTGGCATCTTTATTTTGGACGGTGCCCAGGTCTTCGACGATGATGCCGGCAGATTCGCCACCGTAGATGCCGTGCAGACCGTCTACTTCGTTCAGGCGAACGGCGTAGATGGAGCAGGTGTCGTCAGCAGTACCCTGAGCGACATCACCTTCGATGAAGTCGTTGATCAGGATGGGCACGCCGTCGAACGCCGGGACCGAGAAACCGAAGTCTTCGATCATGAAACGTTCGGCAGTGTTACCGCCGGCTGCGCGCAGCAATTGCTTGAGCGCACGGTAGGTGCCGCGACGCATGACGTAAGCGTCAACGCCATTAGGGACCATGTCTTTCAGTTCGTCGAGCATGTCCATGGACAGAGCCATGCCGTTTGCACCCGCTTCCAGACGCTGACCGGTGTCGCGCACCAGCTTGTCGATGCCGTCGAAAGACTTGGCGTTGGCAGAAGAGTCACCCTGGACCAGCGCACGCTTGAACGCACGACCCATACCCTTCGCCTTCATCGCCAACTGAATGGCTTTCTGGTCATTGGTGTCAGACTCAGTACCTTGCAGGAACTTGTCGACATCAACGTCACCAGCGATGATCCGCAGGCGAGTAGTGATTTCTTCCGCCTGAGAGGCTTCTTCCGGAATGGTGTCGTTCGGGTCAAGGAACACGCCTTCAGACACAACGCTTTCGCGGTTGTAGACGTAGGCCTTGCCGTCGGTACGCTGGAACGGCAGGAAGGCGAACAGGTCATCACGGTCGATGATCTCTTCGACGACGCCGCGCTGCAGGTCGTTGTTGCTGAGGTTATCAGCGATGGTTTTCAGTAATGGCATTACCTTACTCCTGTCAATTGACAATTGCTTTGCACAAAGGGGTTACTTCTTCGCGTTCAGGGCGCCCAAAATTCGGGAATGCCCGCGAACTTCTTGCTTGTCCAGATCCGGGGTCTTCAGGTCTTCAGTGGTGCGACTGCCCGGGCCTGGTTTCATCTTGCTTTTAAGCAGTGACTTGCTTTCTGGGTGCTTCGCATACAGCTCTCCAATCGCTGCATCGAAACTCAATGGCTTGCCCTCTGCGTCCACCAGGGGTGTTCGATCGGCGGCGCCCGCTGGCTTGTCATAAGCGACAACGCCGCTATCAGACCGCTCAAAGTGACCCAGGAACAGATTTCGAGCGATGCTCAACGGAATGGCGCTCTCTTTCGAAATGAACTCGGAGTCGCTGAATGAGCGCCCGATGGTCAGTTCTTCCAGTTGCGCGTTGGCTGCGGCCAGTTGCTCTTTTAAAGTGCCAACTTCGGTAGTCAGTTCTGTCGTGGCGGCTTCGGCTCGGGTCTTCATCTGCTCAACGATTCGGTCGTATTCGCCTTTGCGCTCCAGGTCTTGTCGTTCACGGTCAGCGCGAGCTTGTTCCAACTGCTCTACTGACTCGACGCCCAATTCCTTCAGAGTGCTGGACAGGCCAGACTGGAGCGATTCGAGCGTCTTGTTCAATTCAGCCAGTTGGCTGTCGCGAGCTTGCAGATCAGCTTTCAGCTTGGCTTCGGCAGCTTTAGCTTTGTCCGGGTCTGCTGCAGCGGCGGCTTTGGCGGCTGCAGCGTCTGCTGCGACTGCTTTGTCTGCTGCGGCTTTGTCTGCTGCGGCTTTGTCTGCTGCGGCTTTGTCAGCTTCAGAAGGCTCTTCACGAACGAACATCGGCTGAGTTTGTTCAATGCGGTACAAAAAAGGTTCTGCTTTAGACACGTTGGTCACTCCAATCAGTTTTTCTGGTCAGCTTCCCGACCCTTGGTTTTAGACTGCTTATCGCCAGAACTTTCGCGATTGCGCTTGGCCTCTTCGAGAACCCGGGATTTCTGATCCGGGCTGCCTTCCGTCAGAGCTGCGGCCGCCTCTTTGGCTTCTTTCACGGCGGCGGTAATCCCCTTCTCCATTTCACTGCGCAACTTTTTGCCCAGGCTTGGCCAGAGCTTGTCAACGACAGACATGGATTGGCGGGTCATCACCTCTTCAGGCATGGCCATGAGGCTCAGTCGCATCGATACATCGAACTCGTCCCACAGGTCGCGGGTTGAGAACTCATGCGGGTACTTGACAATGTCAGTCCGGGTCGCCCAGTCGGTGTCGCCCGAATACAGGCAGACCACGTTGGCGATTCGGTTTTCCAGGGTTTCCAGGGCATCCGCCCGGCTGCTCAGCAACGCGGTGACGCGCTCAAAGTCTTTGGACTTGGCGGCGCCACTGGAGTTGTCGATACCCTTGGAGTTGTCCTGCTTGGTGCGCTCACCTGCCAGGCCAACGGTGTGATAAATTTCATTGATGATCTTCTCGATCACCGACACGATCAGTGATGCCTGGCGCGGGTCAGGGCTCAGAAACTCAGGCTTGACACCCTTCTCTCCGTCGAACAGGAACAGGCGCTTGGTGCCAGCGTTCAGTAACGCTTCCTCTTCGGTAGAGCCTGGCAGGATGCCCTGAGCGGGCATGGCCAGTTGCGAGAAGGTCTGGTCCTGAATGATCGCGTCCAGGTTGGACAGGTAGTTCGCAACGGCCCGATCAAGGTACGCAATGTCATTGATCAGCGAGGGTACGTTGTGGGGCTCGCGAGACAGGGTGTGATCTGCCCGAATGACCGGCACCACGCCCAGGTCGTGAGCACCCTGCTCTACCAACTCGACCTTGAGCTGACTGCGGGCCCGGGTGTTTATCGAGCTGTGATTGCCTTTTGTCAGCTCGATCAAAAACCACTCTGTGCGCGTCCAAAGCCGGTAGCGGTCCTTGATGACGATCTCGGTCGCAAATGGGTCGGAGTCGTCACGATACTCTTCGTAAATCAGAATCCAGTTCAGATTGCCGTGTTCATCCCAGCTCATGTCCAGAACGCGAGTCGGCGGCACGACGTACATGTAAATACCGCCAGCGGCTTCCTCTTCGTCTTTCACGGACGCGTTCTCGGGCAGCTTTTTACTGTTGTCGATCACAACCCAGGGGCAACCAAACGTGGATGACTTGGTGCTGACGATCCGCATCATTTCAGTCATGTCGATGCCGCGGCTGTCGGTGCTTGACCAGAATTTCTGCAACGCTTGTGGGGCATCGTCAGCGCGAGTTGGGTGCTGAACGAATTGGTATTTGGTCACCAGGTCAACCACTTCACGGGTGTGGTTGAATCGATAAGCTCGATCTTTACGGTCACAAAACTCGCCATCACCCTCTTTGAAATACTTGTGCAAATGACGGTCGAAATAGGCACGACCACCCCGGTAGGAGTCCTCAAGGAACTCCCAGTGGGTTTTCATGGCTTCGTAAAGCGGATGTCTGCGCCGAACAATGGCGCTGAGCTGTTTAATATCCATAACGACCGTCTACTGGCAGATGGGCCGAATATACCACACTTAGTTGTTTGTTTGAAATCATTTTATAAGTTCCTACCCATGATTTTGATTTGCTTGGTCGGGAATCGGTATTGAACCGGGTAACCACACGCATCGGTGATGTGTTCAATGTTCATCTGCTTGTCGATGTCACCACTGCCCTGCTTGTACAGCGTCTGCTCCAGCGAAGCGATGAAATTCTTGCAGCTCGGATCCACAAAGAAACGAACATCACCGGTCGCATCACGGAACATGCGGTTCATCGAGTTCACCCGGTCCTGCACCGGCGGGTGTTGCTTGTGATACAGGATCTTCTTGAACCCCTTGTCCCTGAAAATGTCCAGGGAGCTTTCGCCGCGGGCATGCTGTCGGGCGCCGCCGGCCGGGTCAGGGAAGATGATGATGTTCTGACTCCAGCGCCAGTAGCGCCGCTCCAGCTCTTCGCACAGTTCGACCACGTTGGAGCTGCGCAGAAATATCTCGCTGACCGCGTGAAGCGTCTTGCCGTCGGCGGAGGGCTGCAGAATCACCGCGCTCATCGGATCGATGTTGAAGTCGACACCTACCCAAATCTCTTTGGATGGATCGAAGGCGCACGGCTTGACGTGGATGTTCCGATCGAACTCGTGGTACACCCGTCCGGACATGGTTTCAAACGACGCCTCAAATTCCTGACGGAAAGACTTCAGGTCCATATCCCGTTTGGCCATTTCGATTTCTGACTCGGGAATGAACGGCGAGGTGATGGTTGGGAACTGCCAGCTCTGCCAGACTCGGTTGTTCGGGTCTTGCCCAAGCTTGTGTACATCGTAGAGGTTCGCGTAACCCTTCGGCGTACCGATGATCATGGCGTTGCCGCGGTCTTTGGCCAAGGTTGGGCGCAGTACCTTCGTCCACACGTCGGGCTTCATGTCCTGAAACTCATCGAGCACGACGTAGTACAAGCCCACACCCCGCAAGGAGTCCGGGTCATCAGCGCCCTTCAGCTCGATCTTGGACTTGTTCTTGAGCATCACCCACATTTCGGTGTGGTGAACCTTCTTGATCCACTGACGGGGAATGCTCTCGACCAGTTCGTCCCACATGATCTGCTTGGCCATGCGGTAGGACGGCGCCACATACCAGACCTTGCGCCGCGGGCCCCCGATCGCCTGCTGAATCAGTGTGAATCGAGCCAAAGCTGTCTTACCCCACCGACGACCCGCTGTGACGACCTTGAATCGTGCGGGAAAGGCATGCACTTCAGCCTGTTTGGGGTGCAACAGCATTTCATGCATGGCGTAACTCGCTCGACGCTCTGTAAGCGTCTGTGAGACGTTTTCGGGTCAACCCCTCACACACAGACATGTTTGTGTGTTTTGAAGCGTCAGCGAGCGTACAGATGGGTTCGCGAGCGTGATTCGCATCAGATTTACGACTGCTCAACGTCTGAACCCTCCCCTGTACCCTCGATCAGGGCCAATTCCGCTTCTTGCTGCTTTCGGATTTCCGCCACGTCGTCCTGGTTCATGACGCGCATGAACATTTCCGGCAACACTTCGTTCGGGTCGGTGTCGTCTTTGCCAATACCCAGGATGGCTTCGGCTGTGCCGTAATTGTTCCCAAGCATCTTGCTGGCTTCGTGCAGAGTCTTCACATCATCCTTGATCATGCCGAACGGCTGTTGTTTTTGAGCGCACTGTCCGATCTCGAACATCACCCGCTTGTTCAGCAGCCGGATGGCCTTCAGCGTTTCCTCCTTGATGTCCACCGTCAGCTTGGCCAGCTCGTCCGCTTTCTGAGCTGTGGTGTTTTCAATCGACTGGCGGATCGCTTTCTCGCCTGCCTGAATGTCCTCACCCTTCTCGATCTTCTCTTTGGTGAAACGGCGATGCAGGTTATTCCGGGAGCAGCCGACTTGAGTCGCAATCGCATCCAGGGTGTAACGTCCTGAACGCCACATGGACTTAGCCTTCAACCACTCATCCGGGGTCAGACGTTTTGATGGGGTAGCGTTTTCGGTCATGGTAAAAATTACTCCGGGCTCATCGAGCCTAAATCTGATTTTTGAATCCAATTTCACACCGGGGTTCTGTGCTCCGAATGTGATCAAATTTTATACATCTATGTTACATAGCGGACTCACAAAGTATTGTATTTAATAACTATGTTTTAATGTTTTTGATGTTTATAAATATGTGAGTCGCAGGTAGACCCCTAAAATCGACGTAGTTGTGGATTTGCACCCCGGAAACGCAGTAACGACGCATACACACCTGCTACGCACTATGTCTCATAGAAGGGCATCCAGGCCTACAAATTCCTCCGACGAAAATAGGCTCTCAGGAGACTGACCCGGGACCAGTTCACTGTCTGTTTTTTGATCAGAATCCATCACCGGCCGAAACACCGACAGGCCAAATTTAGTGGGTTCCAACACCCGTCTTCGCTTCGCTCGACGACACTCATAAACGGTCTTGATGAAGCCCCGGGACTCCAGTACGTCGAGCGACACTTGCATTGGTCGCTTGTTCACGGTGTAGGGTACTCGCTCGATCAGTTGGTCAATGTCGAACCACTTCACGCAGCGGGCTTTTTCGTCGTACCAGCCCTGCACCAGCACGCCCATAATCTGGCGCTGCTTTTGGGTCAGTCTCATAGTTCCTCCAGCTTCAACGGTTCAGTGGGCGACTGCAGGTCGAACGCACTGAGTGGCAGACGCACAGGGATGACCTGACCAAGATCGGGGTTTTGCCAGATCCCATAGGCGGGACTGGAGAAGATCAGGGTTTGCAACTCTTTGATGATCCGCTTGTGCTTCCAGGAATTGACTTTGCCGTTACCCCGCCCCAGATTGCTCCCGGTCTTCTCCTTCGGGCTGTTTTTGTAGTAAAACCAGCACATGCGCTCCAGAGTCCGCTTTTGCAGCGCCGCCGGCAGAGCCTCGAACTCTTCGACCAGGGCCATGTAATCGGCTGGGTGGGCCTCGAACAGGCCGCGCATAAAGCGAAAGCCCTTGTCGTAGCTGCTGGCGTGGTTGAGTCGGCCATGGCTGAACCCGGCTTTGATGTCGAACGGGTTGAACTTGGACATCGATGACTGAATCTCGATCCACTTCTTGCCCTGCATCCGCATTGCCAGGTTGACCATGCGATAGGAGACGCCCACGCCTCGATACATCGGGTCGGTCACGATGCGGGCAGCCCGGTTCATGTTGCGATTCAGCCAGCGAGCCCGTTGCACATTGGTGAAGTTGTTTTCGTCACCGCCCGGCTTGAGCTTCGGGAATATCTGATGCCGGGCCGCGAGCAGCAGTGACACTGAGCTGAACACAACAATGCCGATCAAACGCCCCTCCTTGGTCACACAGCGCCAGTAGCGCGGAGCCAGGGGCAAGTTTTCGGCCTTGTAGTGGAACTCATGCAACTGATCCCAGTCTTCTTTGGTCCCAGGCTCGACGATCATGTCGTCAAGCGCTGAGAAACGGGCTCTGGGGCGCTCTGAGTAAACGATCTCGGTTGAGCAAGGGGATTCACTCACTTGAACCCCCGCAAGCGCTCTATGGCGTCTTCAAGCACTTTGATGCTGGCGTCCGTATCCTGATGCCAGTCAAAGTAAGTGGTGTAGACGCCACCAGTCTCGGTCGGGATGACGATGATGGCGTTGCGAATGTCCGCATTGTCTTCCACGTCCATCACCGCCAGGTAATCGGTCAGCGACCGCAGGCTCTCCGGGTGAGACTCGACTTTCGACTGCTCAGGTTCGCCAAGCTGAATCCGCTTGCGTGTGGCAAAATCAATGATGTCAGCCGCCATAGTTCACCTCCACGCGCGACTTGTAGCGCTTGACCACCGTCACATCGGGGGCCAGTTCCTCGATCATGTCGCCGTGAGTGGTCGCCAGAAGCACCGTGACGCCGACCTTGCGCGCCAGCTTCTGCAGGTTGAAACAGAGCACCCGGGCGGTCTCCCGATCCAGGAAGGCGGTGAACTCATCCGCTGTCCAGACTTCGGCATCGCTGTTCATCAGCAGCGCAATCGCAAAGCGGTACCGCTGACCGTCAGACAGTTCGGACGGCTTACGAACAAAGAGGTGGGCATCGTTCAAGCCTGCTGCCGATAGAATCCGAATGGCGTCATCCGTGCTTTTGCCGACTTGCTCAACCAGGGGCTTGTCGCTGTATTCGACCGAATCCAGGTCAGCAACCTTCTTGCCGGCGGCGAGCATCTGAGCGCGCAGGTCTTTGAGCAGCAGAGACTTGCCCGAGCCGGATTCACCGGTGATGAACACAATGGCGCCATCGTCGACGGTCAGTTCCAGGTTGTCGTAGACAACGAACTCTTTCTCGTCGAGACCAATACCGAAGGCTTCAGCGCACTCGATGACCCGGGGTGAGCGTTCTACCCGCGAGTTAAAGCGTTGTGAAACGGTGTATGTAGGCATTCGCGTTGGTCTCCTTGGTCGATTTGGGTTTGGGTTTAGGCTTGCGTTTCGGTTTTGTATCAGAGGCGGGCTCTGGTACGGCAGCAGCTTCTTCAGCGGCGGCCATGTTCTCCAGAAAATGTCCCATCAGATCCGCCTTCAGTGGCTGCGGCTTCATGCCATAGAACTTTTTCTTGATTTCGCTGACCAGGTAGCTCTGGGCGTAGGTCATTGATTCGTGGTTGTCGGCCGTCACTCGCACGCCGACGCTGTCGAGCATGATGAAGGCGGCATGCAGGGCTTCGTGGTAGATCACCTCTTCCTCGTACTCGCCCAGGACCATGACGAATATGGTGCCGCCGCTCACCAGAGGCAGCGCGTAAAAGGAGCCGCCAACGCCAGCCCACTCTTCCAACTCAGCGTTGGGCAGGTTCTTTTTGGGGGCGTTGACCAGCCACCACTCCAGGTCGACAACCTGCAGCGAGGCATTGAACGGTTTGAAGTCGATCCA